ACGCTTGTATCATCTGGTCCCCAATACAAAGAAGATGGAGACGTGCTGACTCTTAGTTCGTAAGAGATGGTCGCCGCCTCTTGTGACAATGAGAAGTCGGCTGTATAACCGCTTCCGTCCTGCGTGAAGCGATCAACCTCAGTACGTGAAGAAGAATTCGTATTTTCTCCGGCACTCACAACGACATAGTTCGGCAGACCGTCCCTATTGACAGACGTAAAGTCATCTCCGCTATGATAATTAATTCTTATTCCTACGGATTCTGTTTGACCTGAGTCTTTTCCATTGATGATTTTCTTCCTGTAAGAAGTGATATTCACTTGAACGCTTCCGCCAGTAGCTCCTACTGAACCCGATGACCTGTCAATTGAGAATACATATTCCCACGTAATCGTTGCTTCCTCTTGTGAGACAGAGACACTCTTATTTACGCCGCTTCCGCCTACATTCAAGGAAGTACTTCGAGAGCCCCCTTGATTTTCAGATGCCGAAACTGATACAGTTTCTCCACCGCTTCCTGAGTCGGGTGTAGCTGTTACGAAATCTTTGTTCATAAATTCAAAATTTAGTTAACTAATAATATTCGAATATTGAAATTAGGAAGAAATCTTGAAAACTCCCTGTTCTAAACATGTTCAGGCAGGGGAGTTAAATCAAGAAATCCATCACCAATTGTCAACGCAAATTTACACCTTTAAATCTCAAAATCAAAACATCGGCTGGATATAAGGCAAAAGTGTCCATCAGGCGCAAGCCCAATGAGCTCAATATAATCGTCTACAAACGAAACCGTCAGTACTGGTAAGGGGTAAACTACGTTTATCACAAAACTTCCCTCTTTGAGGCCGTAACGACCGTCAAACGTCGTGACAGTTACTTTTGTGTTTCCTAACTTTTCACCGTTTACGAAAGCCCCACTGATTTTTGTCTGGCGAGGGTGGACGTCAACTGTTTCAAGTTCGTCAATCAATCTTCTTTTTTCGATTAAATATGTGTAGAGAGTATCCTTTTCAGGGATACGCTCAGTTCCTTCAATACCGTACATTTCACGAGTTCGGTTTCGAAGCACCTGTATTTGCCCCTTAGTAAGCTCTTCGAAATCATATTGTAGGATGTCTTTCAACTGTTTATCTCTTGTTTCCGTATCCATAATTCATTAAATTTTACATATAAAACGCCAATTCTCCACCTAATTACCAAAAGAGACAGAGACACTCTCTTGAAAAGAGGCGGGCTTCCCCGCCTCGATTTAAGCTAAAATTGTCCACGCTTCGCGAACGTAACTGAAATCTTCATAAGGAAGAACGGTGTAACCGCTTCTTCCCCAATTTGTGCCCCAAGAGTTTTTTATTTCAAGTCCTGTGGAGTTAAATCCTGTAACGGCTACTGCATGACCGCCTAATACATCAGTTCCCTTCCAAAAGGTCTCAGAATCGCTTTTAGCGATAAGCCCTATAAGAGCTGCTCCGTTAATGATGATACTCTCTTTAAGAGTCTCAAGATTAGGAATACGGGCGAATACTTGTATAAGTCCCTTCCGGCGAAGTATTTCGTAGGCCTCACGTGGCATCATACCGTCAACAGACTTGTCAGCCCGTTCACGATAGACGAATTCATAGTCAGGCTTCCAATCTTTCATTTGATTTTTCATGAACCAATAATATCCTTCCGCTAAAGAGCATGAAACACAGCTTCCGTGACTTCCTTGGTCATACACAGGGGCTTGGATAGGAAGGGAATAGGAAGCAGGAATATTTACCTTTGCAGGAGAAGAATAAATGAGGTCGTCCTTCTTTAGACCACTCTCTAAAAAACCGAAACTTTTCATTCTTTTCTAAATCTGATTAAGTACGTAGAATCCGAATCGTTTTTCAAAGCAGAATACACATACGTAGTATCTTTCAGGCGGGTGATGTACAGGTAAGAAGTCACCTGAACGGAATCACTACTGAGATACCACTTTCTACTCCAAGAATCTAAATTCAATGGAGCTTGTATCCTGTTGGCTTGATTAAGGCTGTCAATGACAAGTGTCGGATGAACGGTTTGAGTTTGGAAGAAACTGACAGGAAACTTCCGGCTCGAACCACATCCGACACCAACCATTATTAACACCAACAAAAATAATTGCTTCATAGTTGCAGAATGAAGCATAGGCAAATTATCAAACCGCCAATCAAAGCGGGAAGAACACCGTCAACGAGAGATTGAAGTAGGGTTTTACCCTGCTTAGCATTTTCATAGGCAAGAGCACCTATACATACAAAAGAAACGGGAATCATACACTGAGCTCCCATTCCTAAAAGAATTCCGAACACGGCGGCTACAATCAGCGCAACAATTGCCCAGAAATACTGACAAGATTTAATTTTGTCCATAGTTTTGAAATTAAAGTTTATAATCCTTTTCGACTTGTTTCAGCTCATCGTCGGTTAAAGGTCTTATTTTGATTATGTTGAGCCTATCTAAATCTTCCTGTAAAATAGGAAAGGGCAACCGAGTTTTCCCTGTTGGGGTCAAATAACACTTTTCGATGTCGTCGCGAAACAAAAGGGTGTCAGGGGAATCCGCCTGTACAAAGATTTCATCCGTATAAGCGTACATGAAATCTTCCCATTCAGTCTCAAATCCAGAAGTGTCAACACGGTTCAGCCCCGTTCCTGTGCCAACTTTTGGATGTAGAAAATCTTCAACATCCGCAGCGGGTTGGCTGTTAATAAAACGTTTGTCACGTGTATCAGACTCAATGAGAGCCGATAAGCGGTTGATTTCCTCAAGAAGCTGGTTTTCTCTTAGGGCGTAATCATTGAGTTCCCTACTTTGTTCTCTATTTGTGCGCTCGAGGAACAGTATCTTTTTATTCAGGCGGTCTATTTCTGCCTGTAAATTTAAAATTGTGAGGGTGTCTTCTTTTCCCATAAAATTCTGATTTTTAAGTTTTTAAATGGCTCATAGACGCCCCTAAAATAGGGCTATAATTCGGTATTCTGTACAATTTCAAAAGCTATACAATCAATTTTTCGACGTCCACGTCTTGTTGAAGTAAGACTTTCTCGAGAATATTCGGGGGTGTAAGTAAATGTCAACAAAGTATTTTGTTTCTTGTATTCTTTTATAGCTGGTTCAAGAATTTTTGTTTTGATTTTATCAAAATCATAAGTTTCATTACATCCAATTCTTTTTTTGAATTCTTCAATAGTAACTATCCAATTCTTATTATTTCTGTTATAGTTTTCACTTAAATATAGGAATAAATCCATTGAAGATGAGGAAGTTAGTTTCAAGAAACTTGGAATATGAAACGTCGAAAAATACCCTTTTTTCAGGGTAATTAGAAATTCTAATGCCCTTCTATTTAAGTAAACGTAAAATTTTCCATTTGGGGAAACATAATAGTCATTAAATATGACAAATTTTCGAAATCCACCGTCTTCATATTCAATAGGAATCCAAATTTCTGTCATTTTACGTATTGTTTCAAGAACACCTGCATAAGAATGTCCCTTAGAAACTATACAGTGAGGTGGAATTTCTACACAATAATTCCCATCTTGATTTAGGGGGATTACTTTTCTAACTGTGTCAACATCTGTCCAATCAATATCTTTGTCAACGTACTTTTGTAAATCGGCTGACACCAATGCCCAACAGCGTTTTTGTCGAACATTGTAGATAGCAACGCCTTTAGCAACATCACGGCGGACTCTTACCAATTTTGATTCTTTTGATATATTAGTCATATTTACCAATTTTATCGGTTTATAGTGATATAACGTATTTTCGCCTCCTTTAAATTTAATCAGGTGCGAAAATACTCATAGACGGGGCTAAAATAGGGGCTTAAAATTTAATTTGTACCGAAAATAGGAATACCGAAACTCCGAGTAAATCCGTATAGCTCGCACAGGGGGCTAAAATACTCATAGACGGGGCTAAAATACTCATAGACGGGGCTAATTAATTTCGGGAAATAGGAGAAGAATATCCGTTTTCCCGATTTGTATATATATAGTATATTATATAGTAGTTTATAAAGGTCATTTTTATTGATTTATTATTTATTCACTACGTTCATAAATATCAATAAAAATGAATCCCGAACCGACCTTAAATCATCCTCACTACGTTCGGGGGTTAAAGGCTCCGCCATCTGTCGATGGGCTACGCCCTCTGAGAGGAGCTGACGGAGCAGCTCCTAAAGATTATAGGAGATAATGATGATTAGCGTTATATTATTGTCTTGGTGTTGTTTCATCATTTCATTATTATTCTCTATGGGGAGTCAAGCGTGGCTCCCATTAAAATTGGAATTATTGATTTAGCGTTATATAAGTAGATTTAAGATTTCCTATTTTTACATTTTGTTTTATTTTGCGTGTGTTTTGAATGTTATTACGATTTTAGTTATGAAAAGGTTAAACTTGGGGTAGGGAGTTGTGAAACTCCCGTAGCCCGTTTCAATTTCGAATACATAGGCAACTTTTATATATTTCACCTTTTATAGTAAGTTTTGTCATTCGAAACCCTCGTGTGTGAATATAGGGGTTTCATTATTTGAAGACTGTCTATTCCATAGGTTTTAAAATTTGATTTGTAAAGGCTTTCGAGTTTAATTACTTGGGAGCCTTTATTTTGAGTTCTCCCTACCGATTTACTCAAAATTTGAGTATCTTTGTTCACAAAAGAATTTTTAAATTATATGAATTATGGAAAATCAGAAAAAAGTTTCGTTGGAACTGTTTGAGCAAACCGCTCGGGATAATGGGTATGAAGTGTTTACTCCTGAGGATGTAGCTTCCTATTACAAGGATGGACTGATGAAAAGTCAGGCAAACAAATTATCTGAAGAGGCCAAGAACGAGTTCGTTGCTGATATGATGTATCTCCAAAAGGCTGTATGTTCTGATGCTGAAGGAAAGCAAGTTATTCGCTATTTCCGTAAGGAACAGGTTGATTGGGAAAAGACCGAAGACGGCGTAATTCTCAAGGGGATTGAGGGTGTCTACAAGGATACTCCTGAAAATCGTCGCCTGAACCGTGTAGGAAAAGCCTATACTCCGTCTGAGGACTTCATGAAATCCATAACGGACGAAAAAGTCTACGGAGACATCATCAAGTCAATCAATTCTGGTTGCTACGCTGACACTCCCGAAAACAAAGCGCTGGGTAGAGTTGGAAAACCTTATGCTAACAGAATAGCCGAATAATCACTGAAATGAACCTTTCAGAATTTAATATTCTCAAAAGCTGGTCAGAGGACGGGCATTACGCTGATAATCCCCGTAACAGGAAACGTGGGGTGGCTAATCAGCCTTACCCCCATAAGGCCAATGAACCAGCTGACGAGGATGTTAAGAGCTCCTTTAATCAGAAATTCACAGGGGAACTGACTTCTTCCCAGTTTCGTGAAAAATCATTTGACGTGAATAGGGTAAAGATTGTCGACAAGAAGATAATCGATGTTTCTTCTTTTCGTAACGAACTCGATGAAACGTCTTTCAGACAGGCAAGAACGATACAGAAATTCTTTGAAGAGAACTTGAAGAAGGACATGTCCGCTTCCGAAAAGGCGGGTTTCGTTAGAAATATTCTTGATTTTTCTAAGCATCATGGAAATAAGGCGAGAGCCTACCTAAATTCAATGCTCACATTGAACGGCTTTATGAGGATTTCTGACAGTAGCATCGAGCGGAAAACCGCCTCTGGAGCTCCTATTGTGAAGTTTGAGAATGATTCTTCGAAAGGGGAAGAAGCCTTTGAAGCCTTCTTAAAGGCTTCTAATTTTAAAGTGAACGAGTACTCCGAAGCATATATAAGAAAGGTATCCGGAAGTGTTAGAAGAGAGCTTACAGAAGCCAACGGCGATATATCAGGTCTTTCCCCAAAGGTAAAGGAAGTCGTTGAAGCGTTTGACAAGTATTTTGAGACTTCAAAGGGATGTCCTGTGAATCTTGTTCTTTCTCGATACCTTAATTCAAGAAATGGAAGTATAAATAAGTTTGCGAATTTAAATATTGGGGATACATTTACTGACCCGTCTTACTGTTCGTTCACATTATCGTCAAGTTCCGTTGGGGTTGAGCCAGATTTCAAGATTACACTTTACGTTAAGAAAGGCCAAAAGGTTCTTCCTATTTCTGATGGGGTGTATTTGGAGACGGAGTTTATTACGAATAGAATGTCTAAATTTAAGGTATTTGATAAAGGGTTCAGTTCGATTTCAGTGATTATTCCTGAATAATTTTTGGAATTTAAATTAGATGAAGTATATTTGCGCTATAAAAACAAATAAACTATGAAACTATCAGAAATTAGCATAATAAAGTCGCGTTCTGGGGTATATCAGGACAATGCTGAAAACAGGCGTAAACATCGTGTTGGACAACGATACGGAGAGGACAAGAAGGAAGACCCCGAAGAGGGAAAGGAACCCTCAAATGAAGAGTGGGGAAGTATAACTTCTAAAATGTCCGCTGAAGAAATTCAGAATAAGCTGAATAATATGTCCGCTCTTGACGGTAAAGTTTCCGAGGAGCAAAAGGCTTCTTTAAGAAAGTATCTTGAGAAGCAGCTTGAGGAAAAGAAGAAAGAGGAAAAGAAACCAAAGGAAAAATCTGAAGGGAACCAGTATTCATCAATGGATATTAAAGAAGCCAGAAAGGAATTGGTTGGGAAGAAAATAACTATCAAGGAATATTTCTTCGATGGGGTTGACTCCTATAAAGATGCTGAAGGAGAAATCAAGAAAGTTCGTCTTTATGGAAAAGAAAAACAGCCAATTGCAGAAATTGACTTTCCTAATGGTGATGGCATTACTATTTCTCTTGAACAACTTGATAAACGAAAAGCCATGCAGTATGAGATTGAGTTTAACGACTCAAAATCAGAAGAACCTAAACAGGAAGCGCCCAAACAGGCTACCGAAACTGATAAAGAGGAGTCCAAGTCTGAGTCAAAGAAGGAAGAACCCGAAGAGTCGTACACCCGTGTCAAGTTTGATGACGTTCCTAACAGCGGAAAGGTCAATCTGAAGAAATACCTGTCAGGCAAGATGAAGCGTTCAGCCGATGAAGCGTGGGGAGATATTTCTAAGATTGAGACCAAAGATTTACAGAAAATGGAAAGGGGCTTGGTTGAAGACTTTAATCGACAGTTTGACGAACTTCCTAAGTCTCGTAGAGCCGAAAAGCTGTACGCAATAATGAAAGTCAAGGGGGAACTTTCAAAACGTGGTAAAGAAGACCAAAAGAAGACCCCTGAAGTAAAGCAAGAGCCTCTATCCCCTCAAGAGCTAAAGAAGGCAATAAGAACTAAAACCAAGGAACTTTCTAATGATACTCTTCAGAAATTAAAGGGGTTGAAAAAGGGGGACGTAGAAGTAGGTCTCGACGATAGAGGCCGTTTATTCACGAATATAAACGGGTACGATTTTTATTTCGATGAAAGTAATTTTGAAGAAGACAAGAACGGATATGTCAGAATGTTTGAAAACAATCCTCAGGGTGCCTTTTTTAAAAAACAGGCCGAAGCAGCCGTGAAATTGGAAAATTACGACATCGAAAGCTCCAGAAAAGATATGAATTTTACTTCTGATGAAGAGTTGAAAACATTCCAGTCAGCCAATTCCCTGATTAAGAATTCTAATTATTCTGAGGCCGAGGTTTCAGAAATGAAAAATTTCTTTAACAAGGGGGTTAAGGATATGTTGGCTTCTGTTCCGGAACATGACAAAAGGCGTATATTTTCCAAATACAGGTATTTCATGAGTGACTCCTTGGGAATTGATGCTGCTCAGAAGTTGATGAGGGACGACTCAAAAGGGTTCAATGAAATTCAAAATAAAGACATTCTGATTAACTCAGCGCTCATGAATAATGGATATCTTCCTATCATGTCAGGTTCATTGTTTTCAAATTACAAGGGGGAGAAATTCAACGAATACAGGTACGAAGGGAATGATGATTGGTATCAGGAGATGAGTTCCAGAGCTCTTAAAAATGCTGATGACCCTAATATTGAAAAGGCGTTACGTTCATACACTGAGGGAAAGGCGTATGAAAAGATACGTGCGCATTTAAGTGGTGAAGGAGAACTTTCCCCCCAAGCGAAGAAAATGCTTGACAGTATTGAGAATTTCATGAACAAAAGTTCCCTCGAAGAGAATATGATTTTGTATCGCCGATTAAAGGCTAATCCAAAATCAGAGGGTGGTTTGAATAGCTTAAACGATTTCTACAAATTAGATGTTGGGGATGAGTTCGAGGATAAGAGCTTTGGTTCGTATGCACCTCAGCCGAATTCAAATTTCGGTGATGATTTCCAGATTACATTGATGGCGAAGAAAGGTTCAAAGATTTCACCTATTGGGAATGGGCTGATGTTTGAACAGGAGTTTCTTGCCAATAAGGGAATGAAGTTTAGAGTCGTTGCTAAGGGAACGAACTCAATAGCTGTTGAGATTGTAGATTAACCCTAAAATATTGTAGTGTCATGAAAGGAATTGTAATTAAAAAGGCTTCAAAAGAGGAAGCTGAAAAAGGTAAGAAGGAATTAAAAGAACATCTGAAGAAACTGAATAATAGCGGTTCTAAGGAGTGAATGTTTTATTAATCCAGATAGTTTTTATAATTTTGTAACGATTACTTAATGTAGAATTAAAACATAGAAATCATGAAAAAATATGTTTATTCAAGTGCTACGGAAACTGTGACTGTTGAAACTGATGGCTTGGGCGTCATCAATAATTTCATGGTAACAGGTTTGATTGGCGAAAATTACGGTGGCCTTGTTGCTGCGGGTTTGAATTTCAAGATGGGTGACGAAGTTACTATCGTTGAAATGCTGAACGCCGCTAAGACTTGTAAATGTAAGGTTGAATGTTACGAGGGCAACAAACTTATCATTGATGAGTCCGCTGACTTTTCAGAAGAAGTTCCTGAGGTAGGCGTCATCCAAGCCCTGACTCTTGGGGTTGCTTTTGACGAGGCTACCTATAACAGTGTAGTTCCTTCTTCCTATGTAGAAGAGTATTCCTATGAGGAATCAAAAGGCTCATTGCCTTGGTTGGTTTCTCAGTTCCGTAAATCAGGTGAGGATGAGTCCGAAATTGGTGTTCAGGTGTTTGCAAACGAAACTCAGCTTGAATTCCGTGGAAACTCTGCCAGCTTGGGTACGTTGAGTGAGGACAAAAAGACTTTGACGGTTAAGTCAAAGAACTACATCATGTTCGAAATCATTAAGGATTTGGGAATCCTGTACCCTCAAGAAGTTACTTGGTTTAAAATCCGTATGATTTACGGCGGTAAAACGTATGAAGAAAAAGTGTATGTGACACCGGATAATATCTAATTGTCATGAGCAAAAAGAACCGTTCTAAAAATAGAAGTTCATCGGGAGCCTCTTCAGGGGCTCCCATAGATGGATTTAGTGGGATGTCATTTCAGGAACTTCATTGGATGGCACAGGCTGCTCCTTTGGCTTTACAAAATCGTTTAGAAAAGGCTTTGTCATCAGAAGATTTTGAAGAAGTAATAAAAGCCCAAGCATTCCTGAGCGAACAACAAAAGAACGGTCGTAGAGCCATACAGCCCGATATAAAGTCAATTCTTTGGAATCCTTCTGAAATAGGGTTCAATGGAAAGGGATACCGAGACCCGAACAACGGTATGACATTCTCCACGCTTAATCGCATGGGAGAAATATTTATCGTTAAGGCGGTTATTAATACCCGAATTGAACAGGTTCAGAACTTCCTAAAATATAGTGTTGATGACCAGAAGCCTGGATACCAGATACGTCTGAAGCGAAGTCCAAGTGAGAAAATATCCGACGACAAGAAGGAACTGTCTGCCGAGGATAAAAAGAAAGTTGATTACATTGTCAAATTTCTTGAAGAGGGCGGTGAGAATGAGAAGTGGGATTGCGAGGATAACTTTCAAGAGTTTACTCGTAAAGTTCTCAGGGACTCATTGGTTCTCGACCAATTGACTTTTGAGGTTGTTCGTAAACGTAATCTTGACCTTTCAAAGTTCAGAGCCGTTGACGGGGCGCTTATCAGACAGCTTGACACAAACGACCCCCGATATTCGGACATGTTTGAGCAATATCGTTTTCATGGTTATTTGCCTCGGTATGCTATGGTGTGGGACGGTCAGATAATTCGCCACCCCTCTACGAATGAGTACGTTGTGTTTTATCCATGGGAATTGGGGTACGGGATACGTAACAAAACTACGAACGTTCTTAGAAACGGGTACGGTTGTAGTGAACTTGAAACCCTTGTTGAGATTGTAACATGGGTTCTTTGGGGTATGCAATACAATGGAAACTTCTTTAAACAGGGAAGTCAACCAAAGGGCTTTATTAACGTCAAAAACGGAAACATAGACCAAGGAACTTTGAATGAGTTCCGCCAGGATTGGAAGCAGACTATGTCAACCGTGTACAATGCCCACAAAATTCCAGTAGTACAGGGGATAGACCTTGAATGGATTGACCTACAAAAGGGTAATCGTGATATGGAATTCACGGAGTGGATAAAGTTCTTATTTGTGATTGTGTGCGCTGTGTACAGAATGGACCCCTCTGAATTGGGATTTCAATTCCAGGATGCCGCAAGGGTATTTGGCCAAGATGGACAGAAGGAACGCTTAGACCACTCTCGTCAAAAAGGCCTGACGCCTTTGCTTGTGTTCTATCAGAACATTTTGAATAAGTACATCATCAGCGAAATTGATGACCGCTTGGAGCTTGTATTTACAGGAATTGAAATTGAAGACGAAGACGCACAGGTTGAACTCGACAAGAAGAAAACCGAGGCGGGCTTTGTTTCAGTTGAAGATATGTTCCTAAAATACTCTGGCAGGAAACTTGACCCCGAAAAGGATACAATTTTGAATAGTGTCTACCAAACAGCAATGAGCAATAAAATGATGGGTGGGGAAGACATGAATGCTATCGCTGATGAAGAGGGCGGAAATGAGGAAGCCGAAAAACAGGCGATTGATGACTTTTTGATGGCGAAATCAGTTGACAACCCTATTCTTGGAAAGGCTCTTGAGTTTATTGACAACCAATTGAAAGCAAAATGAAAAAAGTGTTTTCACCGTTGATAAAACATCATGTTGACCCTATGAGGTATCCAAAGGTTCAAAAGCGGTACGAGGAAGAGGCTCAAAAGGCGTTCAGCCCCGTACAGTTATTTGGCGATTTGGTTAACACTATGGTTGATATCAGAAAAGAAAAGAAATAATGCTGTTTAACGAAAGTGAAATACAAAAGATATTAGGCAACGTCGACTACATGGTTGCTCGTATGGTTGCTAAGGTTCTTGGGAAGGAGTTCTTAACTAAGGAAGACCTCACAATATTGAAAAAGCGGGGCGTCGACCTTGTTAAGCTCCTTCCTAAATTTCCTTCGCATTATCAGGCTTTTCTTTTTGGCCGTATTTCGGCTGCTGTGGGTCCGAAACTTTCTTCTCAGATGAGTTACTCCGACTTTACAAAGTTTTTGGCTAATATGGGCTTATTTGAGCCTAAAACGTCGGAAATGGAATTCTACAAGGTGGCTGCTCAAAAAACATATACACATATAAAGGGGCTTGGCGACAGAATTAAGAATGACGTCAGAGCCTCTATTTCTGCAGAGGAGCTGAATTATTTGGCGGCTCAAAAGGCTGCTGAAACAGAAGAAATCATTCATAAGGAAATTCTTGACGGAACATTTGAGCGCCGTTCAATTAAGAAGATAACTTCTAATATTGCCGAGCAAGCAAATGATTGGAACCGTGATTGGGGGCGTATTGTAGAAACTGAGAGTCAGGACGTGTTTAATTTAGGACGTGCCCAATTTATGCTTCAAAACGATTCTGACCCCTCAGTTTATTTTGATGTGTATCCCGGAGCTTGTAGACATTGTATAAGGTTGTATCTCACTCATGGAATTGGTAGCCAGCCTCGTGTTTTCAGGCTTCAGGAATTGTTAGCTAATGGGACGAATTATGGGGTTAAATCAAAGGATTGGAAGGCGACTGTTCATCCAGTTCATCCATTTTGTTTTAATTCTCCAGCGACTAAAATATTTACTGTTGAAGGATGGAAAAATATTTCTGACATTAAGTGTGGCGATTTAGTGCTGACCCATAATAATAGATTTAAAAAGGTTTTAAAAACTTATAAGCGGGAAGTTTCTGGAGATGAGGAAATATATAATGTTGAATTTGAGGTTTTAACAAGATACGGGAAACGAACGACAAAAGTTTTAAAGAAAATTACTGGGAATCATCCTGTTTTGTTGAATGGCTCATGGAAAGAGATTTGTTATTCAAAAGTTGGAGATGAGTTAGAAATTAAGGGGGTTGAATGTGAAAGATGCGGGAAATTAATTCAGTTACTTCCTAAAAAGGGAGAAAATCTTGAACTTTGTGGTTTTTGTACAAATAGTTTGTCAGCAGAAGAACAGTTTAGAAAATATCCTTGGATAAAGGAATATAATTCTAAATGTGCTTCTAAGCAAATGCGGGAAAGATATAAATTTATGTCTAAGAAAGATAGACAAAATTTGACTCTTAACGCCAGAAAAAAGGTAAGAGAAAACCATCCAGAGGGGTATCAGTGGTTGCTTGAAAGCAGAAGCAAAGCGAATTCAACAAATGGAAAAGGTCAAACCTTTATAGAAAAGAAGCTTGGCTTCTTTTTAAAGAGGCTTGGCGTTGAATATGAAACTGGGAAATTTATTCCGAATAATGGGAAATTCGAAAATAATGTAAGAGGGTATTTTCCTGATATTTTTATTCCAGAATTTAATATTATTTTAGAAGCCGATGGCGACAAATGGCATAAGAACAAAAAGGAATATGATGCCACAAGAGATTGCGATTTGAAACGTGAATATGGGTATGACACTTTCAGATTTTCTGAGAAGGAAATTCGTGAATGTGGAGAAAAAGTTTATGAAAAACTTAAACTCTTATTTAAGAATCATTCTGGGAATTTTCATGGAATAAAGGCCAAAATTACTAAAATTGAAAAGTGTAAACCATTTTCGAAATATTTGTATAATTTTTCAGTTGAAGAGGATGAGAGTTATATCGCAGATGGAGTGGTTGTTCATAATTGTCGCTGCGACCTTAGGGAACTACCCAGAGGATATGTGTGGAATGATGAAACGCATCAGTTTGAGCCACCAAAGAATTATGAGAGAAAGGTTGAGCGAAAAAGTCGTGCTAAAATTACAATTGGAGACAAAGAATATCAAATATAAAAACTAAAAGATATGAATTTAAAACATTTGTTCAGGCTTAAGACGGCTGATGAAAAGATAGCCGATTATCGGGCTTTAAAGTCTCGGCTTGAAGAGGTTAACCAAATTGGGGCAGAATTGTCTGATAAATTTATGATTCAGAAGTCAATCATTGATTCTTCAGACACATTACCCGAAGAAAAACGCACAGAAGTGTTTTCTAAGTATGAAGACTTCATGAAGACTCACACCCGTGAGGTCTCTTCCCTTGTCAACGAACGCACGGCGATATTGAAATCAATTGAAAAGATGCGTGAGGATGAAGAGTTGGGAGAAACCTTTAAAAACATTGATGCTTTAGACGCCGCTAAAAAAGCGTATTTGTCTGGTAAGATTATGAAGTCAAGATATTTTGACATTGTAAAATCAATTACCGGAGAGCCTGTGAAGTATGCGGATGTTGTTGCGCAGGATAGTATGGGGCGGATACTTATTCTTCACAGAGTTGAAGATTTTTGCCCGACAGGTTTTGTTTGCATTCCTGGGGGTCATGTAGACCCAGGAGAAGATTTTGAGACGGCAGCTCTCAGGGAACTTAAAGAAGAAACTAATCTTGACCCCGTTGAGGATAAAGGAATCAGATATTTAGGGGAGCACAAAACTGAAGATGCTTGGATAAAGTATTACGGGGTAACTGTTGACAGTTCTCAGCCTGTAACAGTTGATGCGACAGAGCATTGCTTCTTTGAATATATTGATGTTGGGGAATTGGCTTTGAAGCCTTTCATCTTTAATCAAGGGGAAATCGTTTTTGAAAAACTTATGACTCCTACTAAGTACGAGTCTTTGAAACCTTTGATTAAAGCCTGTAAGAATAACATCATCACTCCTTCGGTTTTGAACAAGGCCGTCGAGAATGTTTTAAAGGCTATGGATACGGAAGACGCTGCCCCGCTTATGCCTGAGTCAATGGATGGGGATAAGAAGCGTATCGCCGTTTTACCCGTTCGAGACCCGAAGAGGTGTATCTCTCAAATCATGAAAGCCATAAGCGGACAAACGGACGTTACTGTTGGTTCAGATTTAAAATTTACGAAGCCTCTAATTGTTCATGAGACTCGTTATCGTGGGGAGCCAGAAACAAATCGTTTGATGGAAGTTGAGATTGTGTACAGTGGGGAAGACACTGACATGGGTCACTTGTTGAATGAAATGAAGTATGGATTAATGATGGGGTCTTTGAAAGTAAGGACACCTCACGAGGAATTTATGGCAGTGAATGAGAACGGAACCGACTATGTTGGTGACCCAGTATTTGTCGATTTCTAAAATGATTTGTATCTTTGTCACAGAATTTAATAGTATAGAAAATGAATAAGCAAATCCCAAATGATTTTAATTTCTGGCTTCCTCTTGAAGTCGATGAGATTGAAAAGTCTAAAGCTGGAGAATATCCTCGTGGGGATGAACGCCGCTACGAAAATATGGTTTTCGAGGGAATTGCGAGTGACAGAAGTGAAGATTATGAAGGAGAATCTATGGAGCCCAGTGGTTTCCAAATTGATTACTTTCTTCAACACGGGCTTTTCAATCTTGACCACTTAACTGTAAGGGCTAAAGAATTGAAAAGCCGCTTTTGGATAGGGGAACCGATTGATGGTAAAATAGTTGATGATAAATTTTGGGTTAAGGGTCGTTTGTGGAAGAACAGCCCCGAAGCCCGTGCCTTTTGGGACAAATGTATTGAGATGAAGGAAAGCGGCTCTATGAGACGCCCTGGAATGTCTATTGAGGGGCGGGCTTTAGAACGTGACCCCCGAAACAAGAAACATATTACAAAAGCTATCATTAACAATATTGCGTTGACGTTTACCCCTGTGAACTTCAATTCCTATTTAGATTTTGTGAAAGGCATACAGTCTAAAGACTTTATTCCAACTGGCGATATCATTAATAGTAATCTTACTCGAAGAATAATGTTTGAAACGTGTGTCGGCGGCCGTCGCTTGACAATTGACGAAAATTTCAATATTCTTGAAGAAAAGATTTGACGAATGATTTTTGTCAACGAAAAATATTGAATAATTTTAACGAGAAAAATTTATTAATTATGAAGCATTTAACAGAAGAACAGAAGAATGACGAGCTCGTTAAATCACTGATTTCTGACGGTGGTTTTAGCGAAGAAGTTGTTGCCGGATGGATTGAAGACGGTACAATTAAACTCGAAAAGTCAGTTCAAACTGGTCCGGATGACCATGGTGAAGGCGATGGTGACGGTGAACACGAAAAGAAGGAAAAGAAAGACAAAAAGGACGATGAAAAAGACCCCGATGAGGGCGGTGACGCCGACGGCGAGGGGGATAAGAAAGACATCGCTAAGTCTCTTGGGCTTGATGTGTTCATGAAGTCTATGAAAGAGGAAATTCTTTCTGACCTTAACGGCCAAAATGAGGAAATCTTGAAGTCAATCGACAGTAAGATTGAAAAGTCTCTTGGTGAGATTGCCGACAAGTTTGAAAAGTCTCTTGATGCTATGCGCAAAGCAATTGTAGCGTTTGGGGAATCAGCCCCTAATTTCAAGACGGCTGGTTTGTCAAAAGCTATCATCGAAAAGAGTATTGAACACGGCGGTGGTGCTAAGGATGAAGACAACAAAACAGTTCTCAGCGTTTCTCGAGACCGTTCTGTTGTTCGTGAACTGCTGATGAAGTCAATTGATGAGGAGTCTGACCCCGAAATTCAAAAATCTCTCCGCGAAAACTGTAATGCATACGTTCTCGACCCTATTTATGGGGCTGTTGGAGAGTTCGCTGCTAAGTACATGTATGAACACAAGAACGTTCGTCTCGTAAAATAATTTTGTAAAACTTTAATACAAATTTGGATATGGATTTATTTAACTACACAGGAACAGAAGCTACAAATCCGTTGGAGAGCATGACTTCCGATGAGATTTTGAAAGCCATGGAAGCTGGTTTGATGACTGGTATGCAGTACAACGACCAGTTGAATAACGGTGGTGGTTTGAAGCCGGAATCTTTGGATTCTGTGTTGAAGAACCTTGAAAACCGTCTTGACCAATTGGTTTTCTGGAACGAACTGCCTCGTCAGAAAATTGAAAACACTGTACATCAGTACAACCAGCTGGTAAAATACGGTGAAGAAGTAGGTATCTTTAACCGTGAGGGTGAAACCCCAACTGAAACTGACTCTGTTTACCGCCGGAAGTCAATCGTTGTCAAGTTCACAGGCGTGACTGGACAGGTTACCCATCCGGGTATGATTGTCAAGACTGTTGTCGGCTCACTGTACACCAAGGAAGTTGAGAACAAGACTATTTTGCTCCAGACTATTCTTGATAAAAAGGTGATTGACGCTAACTCTCAGAAAATCGAAGAAGAGTTCGACGGTGTATTCGCACAGCACATTGAGGGCGTCAACGATATCACAGGCGGCTTGCTGGGTAAGACTTCTGAACAGGTTTTGGACGCTTACTTTGGTGACGTAGCCGTTATCAATGCAAACGGTTCAGTTCTGAACGATGCCCTGATTGAAGACGCTTCTCAGGCCGTTGTTAACGACCGAAACGGTATCATCGACCGTATCGTGTCTGCTCCTATTGTATTCAACAACTACGTGAAACTTTTCCACGAGTCTAAACGTGTGATTGTTGGTATGGAAGGTGGCGTCGTAGGCGCAACTATGGGTCAGTCAGTTAACAACGTTACGACTCAGTTCGGTAAAGTTGCTATCAAGGCTGACAAGTTCTTCGACTACGCACAGCCGTTGAAACTTGGAAAGGGTAAAACTTCCGCAAAGGCTCCTAATGCTCCTGTTGCAGACGCAACAACTCCGGTTGCTGTTGACGTTGACCCCAAAGGCCAATTTGGAACAACTCACGCCGGAAACTACTTCTACGCTGTTACAGCGAAGAACCGTTACGGTGAGTCTGAGCCTGTATTGTTGAACGCTACTGCACAGGCCGTTGGTGCAATTCAATCTGTTACTCTGAAATTTGCGGGTGCTGGTTCTTCCGCTTATCCGGAATCCTGCTACGTAATTTATCGTACAGAGGTTGACCCTGCGTCAAAGGATACAGCAGCTTTCTATCCTATTTTTGAAGTTAGCAAGACTGAATTGCTGGCTGGCTGGGATGGCGCTGCTGAGGGTTCTGTTCACGACCGTAACCGTTGGATTGCTGGTACGAAGTCTGCTCTCATCTATTTCAACGGAAGTGAAATGATGGAGTACCTTGAACTGGGCGGAACCATGAAATTGGATTACGCTATTGTTGGTCCGAGACGCTCATTCTCTGTATTGAACTACGGAACTCCGGTAGAGTACATGCCTGGAAAGATTGCCCGTATTATCAACATCGGTAAAATCGGTATGCCGACAGTGTAACCGAGGCGAGATAAAACGTTAACAAATGGGGTTGGGATTTACATTCCCCAACCCCATTTTTATTTTCACCAAAACTAAAAGATTATGAAATTATTTTCAAGAAAAGCTGGAAACCAGACCATCAACATCAATGGTCAAAATGTGAAGTTTGTAAACGGTATTGCCGAGGTTGAAGATAGCTTCGGAGAAGAAGCCCTGAAATTAGGGTTGCCCGATTTGTTTGAAAAGGGTAAAGAACCCGCTTATCACACTCCAAGAGAGGTCAAGATGACTTCTGACTTTAAAGTCAAAGAGGAGTTTTACCAAAAGGAAATCGCTCGCTTAAAGAACGCAAACGAAGCCCTGAAGAAAAAGGTAGGAACTTTGGAAGCCGATATTGAAGAGTGGAAGAAGTTGTGCGCTGATTTACAATCAAACGGCGGTCAAGCAGCCAACAAAAATGAGGCTCCTAATATTGCTCAGGATATTACCCCAGAACCGAACCCTGAGAACGCAAACGAAGCCCCTGAAGACGAAGCTGGGGAGCAGGGCGAAGAGCCCTCGGCTACGGAATTCGACGAAGAACAAGTTCGTAAAGAAATGTCTACGTTGAAGAAAGACGAATTGATTGCTTTCGCTGTTGAAAACAGTATTGACATCACTGCTGTTGAAAGTAAGACAAAAGCAGAAATCATTGATTTCCTTATTGAACAAATGAAATAAACGTGAATATGGGACAGTTTACTCTGACAATGAAATATCGCAAAAATACGGGGATGATGTTCAATCCAACTGAAATCTTCTCCTTATATTTGTACGGAATAAAAATTCAAGCTGGGGACGGAACGGCTTTTAGCTCGGAAAGTATGCGATTTTACATACAGGCGGCGCAAAAAGAGGTCGAAAATTATTTTAATCTGAAACTAATGCTTCAATTCATTGGGCAAGAGAAGCTGACATATTACCGAGCCGACTATTGGCAAAGTTTCCCTATTTTGTTCACTAATTATCCCGTCAATAAGCCAATTTCATTGACTGGCCGATATAATAATATAGAACAAATCAGTTACCCGACGCAATGGCTTACAACTCATCAAAACAGTTATGGGATGTATAAGCGTCGGGTTTCAATTGTTCCTACTGGGTCAGCATCAGCAACGGCGAATGCTGAAGTTATTTTGAGCGGTATCACTACTCAATTAGGAAGCCAACATTTCAGGATGATTCCGGATTATTTTGATATCCAATATATTACAGGCTTTGGTATTGAGAATTTCCCTATGGATTTAATTAACTTGGTGGGGATGCTTGCTTGTTTCGGTCCATTGAATATAGCAGGGGATTTAATATTAGGGGCTGGTATTGCAAGCCAATCACTTGGGGTTGATGGATTGAGCCAAAGCATTAGTTCTACAAGTAGTGCAACAAATGCAGGATACGGTGCCAGAATATTACAATATAACAAGCAAATACAGGATACGGCAAAGAAAATTAAATTAGTGTATGATGAGATAAAACTTGCCGTTGTTTAAGTATGATTGGGTATATTTATTGCATAACCTGTCTTGTTAATGATAAATTGTACTTTGGGCAGACACGAAGGAGAACTGTCAAAAGTAGATTTAGAGGGCATTTGGATTCGGTTCAAAAGGGTTCTGATAATAAACTACACAGAGCCATTCGAAAATACGGCGAGGAAAACTTCATCATCGAAGAGGTTGTGACTGTTGAAGCTCCTACGAAGAAAGCCCTGAAAGCCAAACTCGATTTCCTTGAGAAACACTTCATCAAACGTTACGACACCTTTAAGAATGGTTACAATTCTACATTGGGTGGAGAAGGATGTTTGGGGAAAGAAATGTCTGAAGAAACAAAGAAGAGGTTGTCTGAATTAAATCTTGGAGAAAATAATCCAATGTTTGGAAAGAAACAATCATTATCTTCAAGATTAAAACTTTCTAAAGCCTTAAAGGGGCGAATTTCAAGTTTAAGAGGAAGGAATTTATCTGAAGAGCACAAACGTAAAATTGCTATTTCACATATTGGAAAATTTCATTCAGAAGAATCAAGATTGAAAATGTCTTTAACAAAAAGAAGCAAGCATATAAAATTATCTGATGAGGAAAAATTGAGGCGTTCTTTAAAACTTGGTGGAAGACCAATTTTTCAATTTACAGTTGATGGAGAGTTGATAAAGGAATGGGTCAGTTTGCGGTCGATTTACAATGAACTTCCAATTGATAGAAGTCGGCTAAAGAAACATATTTTTAAGGGAACCGTTTATCATGGTTCTATTTGGAAGTATAATGAGAGTGTTTGTAAACAATGAAAACCACTGAAAATTCTTGATATGGCTGGAAGAAAAATTGTAGATGTATCCGCACCGTCCTTATACGGACAACCTTCTGTCAGCTTTAGGCCTGACGATTTTGATGCTGTGATTTGGCAGCATGGGTATGACATTATCTGTGAAAAGGCCGTTCGATGTCCTTGCCAAGGGAATTCTGGAAGCCCTCTCCCGAGTTGTCAGAATTGTCATGGGTTTGGTTACTTTTTCATAAATCCTGAAAGGACGAAAGCTCTTATAACGGCTTTGAACAGAAATACACAGTATGTTCAGTGGGCTCCAGAATTGATGGGAACGGCGGCTATTACTGTAAGGGACAAGGATAGAGAGTTAATTGGTTATTTTGATAGAGTAACCGTTGAGGATGAATACGCTCTCTTTACGGAAATGGTTGTTGTCAGGGAGATGATAGCCGATGTGATGGGAGTCTTTCTTTCCTATGCCCCAATTGAGATAAAATCTGTCTTTAAATATGTAGGGGCGGATTCCCCTCTTGTCAGGCTTTCTGAAGGAGATTATGAAATAACCCCTGAGAACCCCTATTGCCTACGTTTTAGACAGGGTGTTTTTAACCCCGAAGAGGGCGTTTCTGTATTATATAAACATCGTGTTGAATATCACATTATTGATATGCCTCACGAAATCAGGGCTTCTTTAGGAAGGGATAAGTCAAGTGGGCAATTCCAAATCTTAAAAATGCCTGTTCAATCAGTTGGAAGGAGAACTCATTTAATTGACATTCAGCGTCCTAATTATGATGGAAGCGGGATAATATATAACGACGATGATACCCATACATCTTGATTTAAGTGAAATAATCAATGAGTTTGCGCTTACAAGTGACCAAGCCGAACAATTGGGTTCCGAGATAATTAATCGGGTCGTTGAGTCGTATGTGAATAAGTGGGAGAATTTAGTCAACAGGGAACTCTCAAAAACAAGAAGCCTATATAAAAAGGCAATGTATGTTGACAGAGTGAGCGGAACCGAAGTTGTGTTTGGGCTTCAATCTGGAGACAACGGATTAGCTATGGCTCTCGAAGAGGGAAAACCCCCTTTTGATGAGAAGATAGGTTTCAGTCAGTCTCCTAAAAGAAAGACGTCTTTAGGCGGGGGATGGTATTTGACAATTCCCTTTAGGTATGCTTCGCCGCAAGCCGTTGCTGAGTCAACTATATTTCAGGATGCTTTACCAAAGGAGATCTATCAGATTGCTAAAGCCAATGCGGGTTCGCCTGTACGCCGTTCGCAGCTTCCTGGGCAGTACGCTCAAGTTGGTAGTAGAGCTCCTATACAGACAGCCAATGGAGTTATTCCAGAGTACGTACACAAGTCACCTAAATATGAGGGGCTGATAAGACTTGATATATCTTCTACTGATAAGGAGAACCGAGGGGGTTATTTTACGTTCAGGAGAGTGAGCAATAACAGTGACCCCAATAGTTGGATTCATCCAGGATTTGAAGCCAGAAGATTTATGGACAGGGCTTTAGACGAGGCTCAGATATTAACTGTTGCCGATATGGCGATTGATGAATTTTTAAATCAAATATAGCGATGATACTCATAGCAAGAATGAAACAAATTTTGAACGGCCTGTTGGCTTATGTTCAAAATGAATATGATACAATTCCGGAGCAGGAGACTTTGTTGTATCAGATGTTTTATGGGATGAAGGACGGAAGTTTTGACTTTTATAAAGAAGCAAAAGAGATATTCCTTCGCCGGAACACGAACCCTCGGAAATTAAGTGTCGTTATGGAATTCCCTAAAGACAAAAGCCATATGCCATGTATTGTTCTGAGAGAGCCCGCTCGTTCAACGGTACGTCCTGCTCCTTTAGGCGGATTTGGATTAGCTTTAGAAGATGTTACAGGTTCTCCCGAATATGAACGTGAGGGGTTCAGACAACCGACACTGAATAAGTTGAGTCTGATGTGTTTTAGTTCAAACATGCTTGAGTCAATTTTGATTTCTGAAGTCATATATGCTTTATTACAAGGGGCGAGAAATACCTTTGAAGAGGAGTTCGTATCGTTCTCATTTAATACGAACGAACTGTTGGCGGAAAATAACTTGTTCCCTCAGCCAATAATGATAAAAAGCATTGATATTGAAGTTGAGGAAATTGATAAGTATGTTTCAATTATTCGCCCAGAATTGATTAGCAAATTTGTAATTGAAGATGCTATTCCAGTAGGCTCTGACCCTACATGGACACCGCCTGAGGAAACTCAATTTGAATTTGGAAACGCTTATGTTTGGCTTGATGAAATTACTAATACAGGAGAAAATCACATTTATTCAAATAGGGATTGGGAGCTGGTTCTGGAAGAGGATATGTATAAATCAGAACCCGCTTATAAATGGATGAGAAAGATGATTATAGGTAAAGTTTCATAAAAAATATGTAACTTTGCCATGTTTATTAATTAAATATATATATATATATGGCAAAATCCGCTTGGTTGACCGTGGAACCGATGAGTGGTTCGGGCAACGCTACAATTCAAAACACTGGTGCAGTCCATACTGGACGTGTTCAGCGTTCAACAACAGTAACAGGAACCGCAACGGGCGTGTCTCCTGATAAAACTTATCAGGTTATTCAAAAGCCAAAACCGGAATTCGTAAGTTTCGATGGCGGCGCTGAAGTTGCTGTTGCTAAAACGGGTGGAACACTGACTATTGTCGGTAAGTCCAACTCTTCAAAATTGACTTTCGCTCTTCTTGATTTGACTGATGACGATGAAACTGATGGTATCGTTGAGGGCGGCCTGAAGTTGACTCTTCCGGAAAATTATGAAGCTGGTGGAACTCAAACTGTAAATGGTGTTGCGATTGAGGGCGACCCCGGAGCAACTCAGCAATTTGAATTCAATATCCAGTTTACTGGAATTGCTGAAAACACGACGATTGACGAATTGACGGCTGCGCTGAAAGTCACCACCGAGGGTGGCCAATCTGCTCAGATTTCTATCAAGCAATCTGTTGGTGACCCGAGATTCGAATTTGGTCAGCAAACAATCACTCTTGAAGCTGATGGAACGGCTGTTTCTAACACTATCGTTTCTAATACTTCTTGGACATTGTCTTAATGAGTATGGGAAGGCTTTCAAGAACATTGAAGAAAGAAACGCAAGAGCCGGAAACGGCTCTTGCTCTTTCAGTTTCAGTCAACGAAGATTTTGACAGAAGTATGACTGTCACTGGAAAAGTGACAGAGGGAACAATCCCTTTGTCCTCTACTTTTGAAATAGTTCAACTTGGTCTTCGAGAGCCGTTTATTCCAGAAGATAGTGAAGAACCTTTTGAAGATTCAAGCGGAATCGTTTTTGGAGTTCTAAAAACCGAATAAATATATTTAGTTATGGCATATAAATCAAAATTTACAGGGGCAAAGATTGATGAGTTGTTGACAGTTGTTCAGACTCAGCAAGACAACCCTACAAGCATTCTTGAGAAACTTTCAGGGCAAGACATCATTGATAAAATCAATTCTGTCGAAGGAAGTATTATTTTTACAAAATTCGTCGACTGTCAGGGTGGGGCGGGTAAAACTGAATAATTATGAACTACTCTTATGCGACATGTAAAGAGGCGGCCGATACCGTTTCTATAACTCCTGAAGAAATAGGGGTTCCTGAAAATAATTATGTCCGTAAGAAGGAACTGATTGCAACGAATAAATTCGACCCAGAAAAATTGACTTCCTATTCTGATAATGATTTTGTGCTTTTGAAAGATTTAGCCGTTGGTTCATTTACGGTTTCAGTGGCGTTAAATTCAGATATTACAGGGCGTGGAACTGTTCAGATTAATGGCGGTTCAGCTGGGGCAACAGCTTCTACGGAAGTGAATTTAGGTGATAATGTGACAGTTACTTGTAATTTAAGTGATTCGAGTGACGTGTTCGATGGTTGGTACGAGGGCGAAATAAAAGTCAGTGGAAACGCCACTTATGATTTTACGGCCACGAAAGAGGTTTCTCTTGTTGCAAAGGCGTTTTATATTGACGTTGAGCCCACTTCTTTAGATTTCGAAGCAGCAGGCGGAGAAAAGAGTTTTAATATTTCTTCAAATGTTCCTTCATGGACTATTAGCTAATAAAATTTGGAATTATGGCAAAGGAATCTTGGTTAACCGTTGACCCAATGTCGGGTACAGGCAATGCCGAACTGACAAACGTCGGAACTACTCATAAAGGTAGAATCCAACGTGAAACAGTTGTTACGGCGGTTGTACGTGGTATTGAGGCAGCGAAATCGTATTCAGTTGTCCAGAAACCAACTTCGGAATATATAACTTTGGATGATTTAACTTTTGATGTTGGGGAAGAACAGGCAGAAATCAGCGTTTCGGGAAAAAGCAACTCTCCTGTGATTAATATCACCAACTCTCCTACATCAGCGTTTCAGTCAACATTTTCGGGGCTTATTGCCAATGGGCTGGCGACTACAATAGGTCAGCCAATACAGGGTGACCCAGGAGCATCAAACGAGTTTGCTTTTTCTTTCACAATTACCGTTCCTAAAAATACTATTGGAGCTCGTGTTGGAAAGGTCATTGTATCAGGCTCAACTTCGGAAATAAGTCAAGTTATTACATTGAACCAAGCGACATCAACTTATCGGGTATCTTATTCGAAAGGGGATTACGTTCAATCAATTAGCAAGGCTTCTGAAATTGTTAACTATGGTGGAATTGCAACGGCTGTTGCGACTCTTCTTCCTAATGATGTTCAATATACTTATTCTTTCGATGGTTGGTACGAGGGACAACAAAAAGTATCAGGTGATTTATCTTTGAGTGTTGAAAACATTACTTCGTCCAGAACGTTTGTTGCAGTTGGGCAAAGAACTTTGAACCGTTATACCTTAGCATTTACAATAACACCAGAGGGTGGTGGAACTGTACAGGGCGGTGGAACTTATGATTATGGTTCTGAAGTTTCTTCAACGGCCGTTCCATCAGAGGGTTACACCTTTACGAAGTGGGTTGATGAACAAGGCGTCGAAACAACAAATAATCCCGTTCAATGGCTTATTAGCGGAAATAGAGAAATTGAGGCTGTCTTCACTATTAAAAGCTATAATATTAGTACACGTGAACAGTATCGTGTGGCCGAAAGTGGGGAATTCACTTCAGGAACCACAGGTGGTACGGCAACAGGCGGCGGAACGTTTACTCACGGAAGTTCCGTTACTCTTACTGCGGCTCCTTCTCAGGGTTATGGCTTTGATGGTTGGTATGAAGGAACACCTCAAGTTAAGGTATCTTCTGATGAGGCTTATACTTTCAATGCAACTAAGGATAGAATTCTTGTTGCGAAATTCCAGAGAAGCTGGTTTACAATTGCCTATGTCGCTGGAACAGGTGGTTCTGTCAATCCAACGTCAGACAGAGTTGAGTATGGTGGTTCTTCTTCATCCACAGCTACGCCAAATACTGGTTACAGCTTTACGGGGTGGAGTAATGGTGAAGAATCTCCGACGCTTACAGTTTCAAATGTTACCGCTAATGCGACTTATTCGGCTTCGTTCGGCTTGAACAACTACGTTGTTTCCTATTCGGCTGGATTGGGTATAGCTTCTGTTTCCCCAGAGTCTGAAGTTGTAGACCATGGCTCTGACGCTAAGGGTTCAACGGCAACTTTGGAAGTTGGATATAATTTCGATGGATGGTATAATGGCGAAACGAAAGTTTCATCTGAACTCACTTATGGTCCGGCGAACGTCACTTCTAATATGTCGTTTACGGCAAAAGGAATTCTGAAATCGTTTACTATTACAGGAAACCCAATGTATCGCGATACAGACTCAATAGGAGACTTTACGGCTGGGGATAACGGTGGAACCGTTACAGGCTCTGGAGTTTACAATTATGGGGCTAAAGCAACTTTGACAGCCTCTCCAAAAGCAGGCTACACGTTTGCAGGCTGGTATGACAGTGGTGAACAAGTCAGCTCTTCTTTGGAATATGTCATTGAATCCGTTACAGAAAATGTGACATTGGCAGCTCGCTTCCAAAAGAATTGGTTCACTGTTACCTATAATGTAGGCGCAGGAGTATCTTCAGTTCAGAAGACCTCTGAGCGTGTTCCGTACAATGGTTCGGTGACTTCTGATGAGGCTGTGGCTTTGACAGGGTACAATTCACCTACTTGGGAATTGTCTTCTGGAGACGCAACATTGTCAGTTAAGGATGGAATTGCAACTTTGACGGTTATTCATTCTGATTGTGTTTTGTTGGCTTCAGCAGCTATCAATCAGTATCAGATAACTTACAGTAAGAATTCAAACATTGAGTCTATTAATAAGAATGAAGAAACCGTTAACTATGGCGGAACTGCTACGAATGAGGCCGTATTGAAAGAAAATACCGCTCAGTTCACTTATTCATTTGATGGTTGGTACGAGGGTTCTTCAAAGGTTTCAGAAACTCTTGCTTTGAGTATTTCTAACATTACTTCGAATAGAACATTTGAGGCTCGAGGAAATGCTACTGTAAATCAATATACGTTGACAGTAGTCAACGGTACGGGTTCTGGAACTTATGACTATGGAACCTCTGTTACAATTGCTCCCAATGAGATTGAGGGTAAACAGTTCTTAAAGTGGTCTGATGGTTCTACTGAGGCTTCTCGTCAGGTAGTTGTTGTTGCGGATGCTACTTATACAGCGGAATTCGTTGATAAGTATTATACAGTAAGCTATGTTGCTGGAACAGGAGTTTCTTCTGTCGACCCGACTTCTGAAAGTGTTAAACATGGGGATAATGCTGTTGGTTCTACTGCAACAGTATCCACGGGTTATACATTTGACGGCTGGTACAACGGTGATGTCAGAGTATCTACTTCTATAACTTATGCGCCAGCGGATGTCGTATCTGATATTACGTTGACCGCCAAGGCGAATATCAACGTTTACACCGTTACTCCGCAGCCTTATTATCGTGACGCTGATAACTCAGGCGATTTTGCTTCTGGTGAAAGCGGCGGAACGGTATCAGGCGGTGGAAATGTAAATCATGGAAGTTCTATTACTGTAACGGCTTCACCTGCTACGGGGTATGATTTCGTTGGTTGGTTTACAACTGGGGTTTCTGGTGGCGACCAATTAAGCACTGATGCTTCCTATCAGATAGATAACGTTACGGCAAGTAGAAACGTGTACGCTCGCTTCCAAAAGAGATGGTTTACTGTGAACTACGTAGCTGGTGACTATTGTTCTGTAAGTAGTTCAAGTGAAAGAGTTGCGTATGGTGCGTCCGGAAGTGGTTCTACACTTACACCGTTTGAAACGACGGCTGAATACAGTTATGCAGTTGATGGCTGGTATAATGGCGAAACTAAGGTTTCAAGTTCTGCGGACTTTGCTCCTACGAATATAACTTCTGATTTAACTTACACTGCAAAGGCAACAAGAACTCTTCGTTCTTATCTCGTTACTTATGTTGCTGGGGATTATATCAGCGGTGTGAGTCCTGAAAGTGAAACTGTTAATTACGGCTCAAATGCTGGTGGTTCAACGGCGACAGTTCAATCTGATTCTCCAGAATGGTTGTATTCATTCGACGGCTGGTACGATGAGGGTGGAACTAAAGTTTCAAGTTCGTTGACGTATGGTCCTGAAGATGTGACTGGTGATAGACAAATAGAGGCTCGAGGAACCAGAACTGCTAATACGGCTGAGATTTCAGTTTCAATGGATAGCTCAAGTTCAAGCCGTGGCTCTGTATCAGGTGGTGGAACTTATACTATTGGTTCAACTGCGACAGTGACTTGTTCATTCAATTCTGGTGACGTATTCGATGGATGGTATGAGGGTGGAACTCGTGTTTCAACGAATGCCTCTTATTCATTTACGGTAACAGGCGCTCGTTCATTGGTTGCTAAAGTTCTTTACTTAGACGTTTCTCCGTCAAGTTTGAACTTTGGTGCTGGCGGCGGTACTCAATCGTTTACGATTTCAACTAACATTGATGGCTGGTCTATCAGTTAATAAATAGGGGCGGGTTCAGGCTCGCCCCTTTTTAAAGACCTTTGGTTAGTTAGATTAGAATCTTATTATTACTTTTATGCCGAAATTAGTAAACTTTTTAATTCATATATTATGGCAACAAGTATCTATTTCAATGGAAAATTAAGAACTCTTCCTGGGGTGTATTCTACAATCACTTCTGGGGAAAGTGCTGCTACAAGGACTCTTGACTATGGAACCGTTCTTTTAATCGATACAGGCGTTTATGGTGCTGGATTTGGTGGTGGTTCTGGTGTTAATGGGGCTGGAAAGCAAGGAAAGGATGCTGTCTACGAGTTTGAAGATTTGCCGTCGTTCCGTGAATTCGTGAAAGGCGGTATGTTCTGGAAATGCGCAGAGGCTTTATTTACTCCTGACCCGTACAATCCTGATGCAGTAGGAATCAGTAAACTTTTGTTTGTTCGTGCTTGCACGACAACTCCGGCAACGATGACCTTTGCTCCTACGGGCGGGGGTGCTAATGGCGGAAGTATTGTAGTAAAAACAATTGATGAGGGTCTCAACGCAAATGGAGTTGTCAGCGGTGAGTATCTTCAGTCTGGCTATGCCTTTACAGTTGAAGCCGGAACAGAAAACGAAAATGCGTTTGTGATGAAGTTCTGGAGAGGAACTTATACGGGGCTTTACAAAGACCCCCTCACAGGTGTAGAGCTTTCTTACGACGAGTTGACACTTGAACAGTCAGAACCTCAATTGATTTGTCAGTCTCCGGAATGCGCAACCGTTCAAGAATTGATTGATTGGTGCCAAACCGATGAAAACTTTGGAGCTCGTTTCCTACTTGATGAAACCAGTAAATCTACTGGCGACGGAACTGTTGATACTGCGGACATAACTGATAATTCAGGCTGGCAAGTAGCAACGGGGGCAACCGAACAATATAAGCCGACTGATATTGATGCCGTTCTCAATCAAATTGCGGACGTTAACTATAATATCGTGTTCACAGACCAAATTGGTGCTTCCGGAAACGGTGCGATTACTACTAAGGTAATTTCCCACAGAAACAATCAAGCCAAGTTCGACAAATTTGTCTATGTAGGGGCTTACGACAGCAAAGCAAAATTCAATGACTCTTTGGCTATGGCAAGGGGCTTTAATAGCGCTTGGGTAGTTGCTGTCCATGGTGGTATTGGTACTTCAAGCGCTCTCGTAGCGTCAAAAGAACGTTGGTGGGGAGTTTTCTATAACCTGTGCCAAATAATTGGCCGTGTGAGTGGAAAACCACCTTATGTACCCGTTACAAACAAAACTATCGGTGGCGACAAGTTACAGCATATCCCAGATGAAAAGGAAATGGAAAAGGCTGTTAAGGCTGGTTTGGTCATTGTTTATCCGAACCCCTATTTGAGAAGATTTGTCGTTCTTCAGGGTGTAACAACTCTTCAGGACAATAACCTGTTGTTCAATAAGAAAGGGGACTCTTTCAGTATCCAATTTATGCGTATCCTGGCACAACTGAACACGGAGTGCGTAGTGAATGCCGAGATTGATTTGCTGGGGGATGAAAACGGTGTCAGCATCAATACCCTGTCAAAGGGAGCTCTTGAAACTTGGACAATCAATTTCTTGCAACAGCGTGTGGCAACCTACAATCAGGATAATCTGATAACAGCGTTCCAAAATGTAGTTGCAACAAAGGTTGACGACTATTATAAAGTGACTTATGAAGTTGTGGTGAACAACGAAGTCACCAAGATATTCTTCACCGGATTCTTACTGAGAAACTAAAATTTAATTGAATATGGCACGAGGAAAAGTTTTTTCAGCACCGAAAGCATTCATCAAAATAGACAATCAGGTTGCCGGATACGTTCGCAACCTGACGTTCTCTGAGAATGTTCAGCGGGCAAATGTTCAGGGGTTGGGGAGCTTGACTCTTCAAGAGGCTCCCCCTGTTTCCTATCTTTGTCAGTGGAGTGTGTCTCAATATTTTATCTCCTTCAATACGCCTGTAATGAAGAAGTTAATCAACAAGTTGGGAAGTATTGCTCAAATTAAGAACAGTTTGGTTCTTGGAGATATTGCATTTGATATCACAGTCTATGCAAAAACCGTTTCGAGTGAAGACACTCAAACTAAACTTGTCACAGAGGTGGATAACACGGGTGAAACGATAGCACGTTTACAAGGGTGTATGCTTAACACTCAGTCTTTCAATATCCAAGAGGGTGGTATTGCTGGGATTGATGTAAGCGGTATTTATCTTGAACCAATCAGTAGGGCGGGATACCCGCCATACCTAAATAAAGAAGATTATGGTAGAAAAAGAAATCAGTTTTACAGTCCTGGGACATAGCTTCCCTATTAAGTATCCCAGAGTTGGGGAGTTTTATCGCATTGAGGCTCTTAAACAGCGTTTATCTGGGGGGTTCTATAATGTGATGATTGCGAGTTCATCAATTTCAACTCAAGCGGCTTTGGACATGATTGACATCGAGGCGACTCTTGTTGTGTTATGTCCGAAATTTGTTGAGGAACTTAAAGTGAAGAACTTCAGCGAACTTGACATTCGTGATTACAAGGAAATCCGCGATGAATTTTATAAGGTCGTTGCGCCTTTCTTGAAAGAAATCAATGACCTGTTAATTGGGGTGGCTAAAGACGATGTAAATAAGGATTGAAAATGAAACGTTCCGAGTTGACACAGAGTGTTATCTCTTGGAATAATAGATTCCCGTTGGACAGGTGGTGGCGAATTAAGCATAATGTTGCGTTTATGTCCCCTGCTCATCGGGAATCTTCTTTTCTTGAGCAACTGTTTGAGTTCGAAGAAGACAGGCTGTTTATTGAAGGAACCCAAGAGGAAACTGATAAGTATGTTCCTGGAGTAGGCGATTTCTTGAAACATTCACCAACTTTGGAAAAATTCACGGAAGAAGCTGAACAGGAAATTCAAAATTTGCTAAAACAAGAAGAAGATGGCAGAAGACAAGAGGATACGGGTAACGACTGACACTTCCCCTCTACGGGCGTTGCGTCAAGATGCTCAGGAGTTATGGAATGACCTGACGAAAATGGAAGGGAATTTCAAAAATTTTGCAGAAGAAACTTTAAAGGTAATCCAGGAGCAAATTAATCTTCTCAAAAGCCGGAACGAACTGTTTCAGACTTTTGATAGATTAGGGAACCCTCAAACAGGCTCTCAAAGCGGGGGATATGGATTACGTCAGCAACCTAATACACGGTTAAATCAAAACGGTCAAATAGAGCTTGTAGACCCCTATACGGGTCGGACTATAAGTTCTCAACAATCTCCGGGACAGGCTTCTCGTCAAGTTAATGCTGCAGTCGTTGAGAGACAGGCTTCTTCGATGACGAGTATTTTGCAGCAGGTTACTCGAATTGCAGACCTGTTAGAAAAAGAGGGTCGTGATGAGGAGAACGGTGTTATTCCCCCTCAAGGCCAGACGCCTGACCCGTCAAAACCAGACGACCCAAGGAAACCTCTTCCTCCAGAACATAAGCCAAACGAAAATGATGGTTTTGGAATATTTAGCGGAAAAGGTTTTAAGTTTCCTACGAGTGTTCAGGGGTTGATTTCAATGCTTCCTTTCGGTGCGTTAATTGCTGGGATAGGAACTATAATTGGCCAACAAGCCCGCTACAATGCTATGCAAGTTGGAGCGACGAATGCGTTTCAGCGTGAAAATAATGTTGGGCGTCATTGGCTGTTGAATGCGTTGACTTTTGGATACACAGGTGCTCAATCGGATATTGCTGAGACATATCGTATGGCCGCTGCTCAAAACGATAGAGCCTTGGCGGAATACTCTTCTCTTCATAGGGTTTCCTATGGCGATGCAATTCGTTTTCAGTTGAACCCCTATTATGGTGGAAGTATGGTTGCTTATGCACCAGAAGCTGAGGGTGATGTAAATATGAATGACACCGCCCAAAAAGATGCTTGGGTGAAAAAATATGGAAGGCTTCCAGAAGAGGTTCAAGAAAAGGAAGAACGAAAAAGTAGAGCGGCGGAAATGCTTGCTGGGACAAGGGGGCATGAGGCAACGAACGTGTCACAGGCTTCTATCCCCGAAACCCACACTGATGTAAATAATGTTGAAACCCAGCCTTTAGGCGAAAGCCAAGGAAGTAAATATATTCGTGATGTAAATAAATTTGAAAACAGAGGTCATGAACTTAGCCCGACAACTGTGTTGGGGCTAAACATGACGGATTATATCACGAAATTAGTACAGCTTCAGAGGGCGGGTGCTCATTCCTACAATACTCGTGACGCAGATACTTTAATGTATGCCCAAAGAATCAGAGGGCTGTCTGACGAGGATTTAAGCGGCGTATTGAGAACGACACGTTTTGGGAGAGGACGTGCGTCTGCTTCGAATGTTATTTCTGCTTTTGACGATACTCTTTCGGGGATGTATCGTGACGCAAATGGGAATGTTGACCAACAATATGTGGCGTCAGTTCTTCCAGAAGTTCTCCAATCTTACAATAAACTGTCAAGTTCTGTTCTTGAGAGAAATGGATTGACGTTTAAACCTGACCAAATATTAAGGTCGATGACAAGCATAATGCGGGCTACCGGAATGGAAGGCCGTCAATTAGAGCGTGTGACGAACGCTTTGTCCGGAAATGAAGTTAGTCAAGACGATGTTACCCAAGCGTTGCTCTTGAGAACCGCAAGAGATATTAGCGGTGGTAAGGGTAATCTTTCTGACTTGCAGGCCATGATTGACGAGATGCCTCAGAATGTTGATTTGCAAATGAAGTTCTTTGATAGAATCAAGCAAATGACAGGTGGTGGGGAGATGATGAGGCAGGTGATGAAAGCCGTATTCCCTAATCTTACTATGCGTGATATTATTGACCTTGAGGGTAAAACAGGCATGGACGCCCGTAAGATATTTGAAAAGGGAACAACATCAGGAAAGGGGTACAGTGCTGCAGAGGCCAGAACTATGGTTGGAGAAAACGAACGTTCTGAAGCTGGAACAATTAACAAGAAGATAATTGAGGGTATTAACCAAAATTTGGAAGCTATCAATTTCAGCTTGGAACGATTGATGAAAGGTGAAAATCCCCCAATCGTAGTAACGTTTAAAAGATTTGATATGTCAGTAGGATGGGGATTACAATAATAAATAACTATGGCTAATAACGAACAACAACCAAAATTTACGTCAGCTATTTTTGGCGGAATAGGTGACAGTCGTGAACCTGCGCCTCTTTCAGATTTTTTGGATTATCTAAAGGCGAATGGGGATGTTTATGAGATGACTTTGGACGCTTTCTTGAAATTTGAAGGAAGCGGATTTGAATCAAATTTGGATTCAATTGTGTCAGCATACACTCCTAAAGAACAGGAGAAATATAAGAATGAGATACAAAACGGGAACCCGCCTTATATTAAGATTGGAACTTCCTATTCGTTGCCGACAAATGAAATTACGGCGGAATTTCAAAAGATATTAGGCTCGGATTTGTTTTCTAATGAGGCAAAGGATTTTGAAACGTATTGGCAAGAGAAGATTGTTGCCCTCATCAAGGATGAGGAATATGTTCGAGACGGAGAAGTTAGAGAAACGAAAGCAAGAGCCCAGGAAAAACGTGAAAGAACGAATGCCCCTGAGAAAACAAAGGTCGCAGATTTTGAAGAAGAAAAGGATATTGTGTATCAGGCTAAAGCCTTGTCAATTAGGGTTTGGTGGTACTCAAAGATTCACAATAAAATCTATGATATTAGCCCGTGGATTATTTCCTGTTCGACGAGTAAGACGTTTGGGACTGGAAATTTCCAACTGTCGCTGACTCCTACACTGTCGCTGACTGTACCTACTTCAGGGGAAGAGTTTACAACACAGTTTTCCGTTCTTGACAAACGAGGATATCTAAATGAGGACTTCTTCACTAAATCTATGCAAGCGAATGATGTGATTTTTATTCGATTTGAAAAGTTGAAGAAGGAATCTTTTAATAAGAGAGAACGTGTAGGGGCTAATGACCACGTAGTTCCTCAATCCGATTTGTCGAATAAACTTATTTGGGATATGATTGGGCTGGTTGACAACTGTACATTCTCAGTTGATGGGGGTGCGAATTCAGTTGACTATCAAATCAATGTTTCGGGAAGAGATTTTATGAAGTTACTCGTCGAAGACGGTTCCTATTTCATTCCCTTGAAATTTGTAGAAGGAAGTCCCGATAGATGGTTTTACGGCGGTAATCCTGAGTCTTCGTGGTTTAAAAGAAATATGGTTACGGGAGCTTATGACTATTATTTTTCGTATGCCTTTCAAAGAATCGACAATGTTGCTTGGTTCATCATTAATCAGCTTTCAAATATTGGGATTGTTAATGACTCCGTATTTTCGGGATGTGCAAGGCAGAAAGAGAAGCTCCCCATTGAAACAGGGGATTCTTCTTATAATGGGGTTGATAATGCTGTCCATGGAGTTTGGCAAATGATACAAGTGTGGATTGACAAACAGCTTTCTGACAGAAGAATTGTGGATAGGTCTCTTGCTAATCCTGAAGGAACGCTCTTTGACTTGTTTAAAAAGATATGTCAAGAGCCATTCGTTGAGTTTTGGGGGGATACTTGGAATGAGGGGTTTGATATTCTTATTAGAAAGCCGCCGTTTACTCGTTCAGCGATTACAAAAGCTCTTATGGGACAGCAGTATATTACCGTTAAGTCGAAGGATGTGTATTCGCTGTCTTTGACTTATGATGAACGGGCTTATGGTTGGTACAGGCTTATTCCCCAGAATAGTCTTATGGGGAAGGGAAACTTTTCCTCATTGGCCTTGGTTCCTATTATCTTTCTTGATGAATATGTTAAGAGTTTCGGGAATCGTAGATGTATAACGAATGATATGTATTTGTCGGAGAAGAGCCTTTCCGGAAAGGATTTTGAGAAAGGCTTGAATACAATGTCTCAAGCATTATTGAATGATTTACTCTTTGTCGTAGAAACAACGGCGTATTTACCTTTCACGAGAAAAGGAACTATTACAATAAATGGAGACCGAAGAATAAAAGTTGGAACATTCATTTTTCTTGAATTGACTGGCGAATTGTTTTACGTGACGGGGGTTGATAATTCTGTTTCATTTGGAAATGATTTAATAGACAGAGTGACCACATTGACAGTTGAACGGGGTATGATGACGGAGTATATTGTTGGAAAGGCTGTTGGTTCTACGATGTCTTCGAATAGTACGTTGGGTGGAAAGGACGTGACTTATTCATATTTCACCTTGGTGAATTTAGAAGGAATAAGAAAAGAGATTACAAAACGGGAATCTAAAAAGGACATAGATGATGTTCAAGATGTTTCTACGGAGTTTGGAGTGAATAAAGATGTTTTCGACTTTTTTATGAAAAGAAAGATGTATGGATGGGACGATTAATCTTAAACTAATTAAGAGGAATTCCGGAGTAACCCCTTTTAAGAGTGGGCGGGTATCTCAGCAGACTGTTGGGCTGGGATACATTATAATTCCTGAGGATGTTGACAGGGATAATTTCGTGAAGACTTGTTTCAGAACGAATAAAGTCTCAATAATTGATGATGCTGACGGAAATGTTATCCATGGATGTTACATAACGAAAGAAGCTCTTCAAAATGTAACGTTTCCTAAAAATGTAGGCGAAAAAGGAATGGCTGTCGTTTGGGTTTCCCAAATGCTTGAGAACCAACCTATGGTTATTGGAACTTTTTCTTCAACGGAAAAAGTCACGATTAGAGATGATGAAGCTATTCAGATTGAAAAGGTCTGGGACAAAGGGGCTGTAAGCATTACGGGTAACGCAAAGGACGGGGTTCTTTTTGTAAGAGTCAAGGGGCAGCAGTTCGGAACAATGAAAATTGAGGTTCAAGGCGATGAAAATTCGTTGCTTGAGGCTCGCTCTTCGGGGATAATTAAGGTTTCTTCTAATAAAAAAGTAGAGGTTGAGGCTTTTGAAGAATTAACGGCAAAGATGATTGACCCTGTTACCGAAAATGAGTCGGGAATAAGCGTCAATAAAGACACTTTAGTCGTTGAGGCTAACTATGGTGAGGGGGACGACAAAAATTTCTCAAAAACGACCGTAACGACTGAGGGCTTTATTACCGAAACAAAGGTTGGTGAATCTTCCTACAAACATACCGTTAACGAAAGTATGGAAGAAACACTGTTTCAGAATTGTATCGTAAAATTAGAGGAGAATAAGTTGACAATTCAGCAGGGGGAAGCCATGCTTGAAATAAGCAATGGGAAGTGGGCTATTATCAATAATGGAACAGGCTTGAACGAACTGTTGACGAAAATCGTAGATGCGATAGCAACGTTGACAGTTTCAACGGCTGTCGGTCCGAGTGGAACCCCGTTACCGCCTACGATACAGAAAACAACAGAATTGGAAAGTTTATTGAAGAATTTCTTTAACCAATAACGAATATGGCATTACAGAAAGAAATATTGGCTCAATCAATTTTATCATTGATGACTCAAATGAGAAACGAAACCGAAATTGATGACAGCAAATTTGCTAATGGATTGGCAGATGCAATTGATTCATTCGTTAAAACGGGTGAAGTTCAAGCTGGGATACCTGTTTCTACGACTGGTTCTGCTACTGCACAGACAGGAGCAACGACAGCCCCAGGAAAGATAATTTAAAATTATTTGTATATTTGTAGAAAAATTTGAAATATGTCGGCAGTATCTTCATATATAAACAATATGCTAAGCATGGCGAAATCAATCGGCATGGAAGCATTGAGTAACCAATACCCAAATGATTTTGAATGGTATATGGTTGCTTTAGAATTGACGGATAGCGACGACCACACAATAGACTATTTGACATTCCCTATAATGCCAAATTCAATTCAGAAGACAGAGCCAACTCGTACAAATATAAAGAAGTCTTTTTCCGGCGTAACAGTATTGACAAATCAGTCTTTTGCTCCTCAGGAGATTAATATTAAGGGTTCTTTTGGACGCCAGTTTAAGATATTGATAGATAAGACTATTGATTCTTCCGTTAATGGATGTGCGGAATTTAGTACTAAAAACGGAAAGTTTGATTTGTACTCAATCACCAATAGCAAATCAATTAAGTCTTTAGATAAAGCTGGTCTGAGTGGCTCTGTGAAAACTGGCTACGGGGTTTTGAAAATATTGAAAGCTATGGCGAGTAAGAGTGTAGGCTTAGACAAGAAGGGATTACCTTTTAGGCTGTATTTTTACAACATGGCTCTTGGGGAGAGTTTTTTGGTTGTTATTCCGCCAAGTGGAGTTCAATATTCTCAGGACATGTCTCAAAATATGATTTGGAATTATAACCTCACGATGATGGCGGTTGCTCCATTGGAAGCCGTTCAGAACAGGGGGAATTCTTTAGGTCAAAAACTTATAAGGTCAGCAATACAATCAGGTGTTAATTCTTTAGCGTCAGAATTGACTGATGCATTGAGTAGTGCTGATATAACTTTATTGAGGGGGCAGTTATGAAAGACGCATTGAACATATTCAAGCAGGTGACTGGGTACGATATACAGGCGTATTTCGAATCCTTCATTTTATTTTGCAATTCCTATTACCCCTTGATAGTTAGCTATTATTTAGGGGAAGAAACTGAGACGGAAGATGCTTTCGGACGCCTTGACACTCTATTAAGCCAGATAAAAGAGATTGAACCCTTGTTCAACTTAAAGGCTAACAGTTTACAAAGAATTGATTGTTGGGAGCTGTTAGACTATTTTACAGAGTGCCAAACGAAATTGTGGACGATTAATAACTCGTCTCGTTGGATGAGGTCTTCTGTTATTGGTAGATACGGGGCTAATATTTCGGTAGACAGAGTTTTAAAGACTCGTGAAACTTTTGAGGATGTTGCCACAAGTTTAGGCTCATCAACTTCGCAGAATTCTTGGGTTGATATTGCTAAAGACAATTTAGTCGAAGAAGAGAACTATGATGCTAATAATGGTGGGGATTCGATGTTCAAAATTAATCTGAAACAAAGCGGTAATTTTGACATTCAGAATATCGTTGATAATCTTGACACAGAAAAAATTCTTGGAAAGGATATTGACGCTAATTTCAGAATTGAAAACGGAGACATCCCGACTGTAAATTATGATTTAGCAATTCGTCAGTCTTTGAATATAATTCAGCATTCACTAAAGGGGTCAATTCCAGAATTTCCGGAATATGGGCTTCCTAATGACATCGTAGGGTCTTCAGCAAATGCAATACAGTATCCAACGATATTCAAGCATTTGATTAATATGTTTCAGCGGGATGGCCGATGGGAAGCAGTTAACTTGATAGACTTGTATAAGAAAGACGATAACTTGTTTATCAAAATAGAGGCTAAGACGGTAACGAATAATTTCCTTACAACTAATATACAGATATGATAACGAAAGTAAATAATACGATTTCCTTCCTCAAGAATCTTTGGATAGAGACATTCTTGAACAAAACGGATAAGGTATCAGACATTACTGATAATTCCGTTTTGAATGGTGTCGCCTTTGCAACGGCAAAAGTTGCTCAAAAGGCGCTAAAGGACGTTGCGATTGTTGAGGCACAGATATTTCCGGATTCAGCTTCGGGGGATTATCTTGATAGAGCGGCTTCTTTGTTTGGGGTGACGCCCAGAATGGGGGCTTTAGGCTCCTCAACATATATTCGAGTATATGCTGAACCAGGAACTACTTATACGGCGGGGGTTAATACATTCGTCAGCACAAGTGGAGTTCGCTTTCCTATTGAAACTTCGTTGACAGTTGGGGAATCGGGCTATGGCTATGTTAAGGTGAGAAGTGAATCTATCGGAGCCTTTACAAATGTTGACGCAAATAGTATTGTAACCGTTAACCCTATTCCTCAAGGGCATTATGAATGCACGAATGAATATTACGCTATTGGGGGTCGTGATGAGGAAGATGATGAAATGTTTAGGAGAAGAATCCTGAACCATCAAAATGTATATGCGACTGCGACTTTGGAAAAGCTCACTCAAATACTCCAGAATATTGACAATCGGGTTTTAAAGATTATGTTTGTCGGAATTATGGAAGATAGCTTTATCCATATTCAGATAGCGACACAAAACGGTCAGGAGTTTTCCTATTCTGAATTGAAGACTTTACAAGAACAGGCTACTCCATATTTCGGAATAGGCGATATGATTATTTCCGGGAAATTGATGGGGATAAAATTTGAAAACGCCACTTGGTACGAAGTTGGGGGAGAGGACGGTGTTGATTTCCGCTGTGAGATTGAGGCTGATTTTGATGTTGAAACCGTTCGAAAGAACATTCAAGTTGGAATGACGAAATATCTTGATTTTCGTTTTTGGGAAGTTGGTAAGAAAGTTGAGTGGGACGACCTGCTTGATATTGTTAAAAATACGGAAGGAGTTCGTTATGTTGCTTCAGAATGGTTTAAGCCGTCAGTTGACGAGCCCGTATCCGATTTTGCCTTACCTCGGATAAAGAAATTTATCATGAGGGACTTGGAAGGAAATGTTATGTTTGATTCTAATAAAGAATTTTCACCAGTATTTTATCCAGCTAATTAATTAAAATTTACGCATATGGAAAATAAGATTCAACTCCCTACGACTTCCATGAAAATGAAGTCAAATGACGGTGTCAACGATTTGCCTGTACAGGTTGGAACATTGTGGAATATTGAGGACACGTATGTTTCGAGAACTCCGTTTTGTATCAAGAACATTTCGGACGAAAACATTACGTTGAGCGTGAGATTATACGGTATGACTGAGTCAATTGAAACTGTTTTTTATCCTGGGTGGAATATTGAATTGGTTACTGAGGTTAAGGGCGCTCCAAGTGGGGTTATTCAAGGCGGACGGCTATGATAAATTTTCTTGGGAACTTGATAATTCGTCTCCGGAAGAATAAATCTTCGGCTCCTAAGAAAGAATTCTTTTTCTTTAAGAAACGGGTTGTTTATTTAGACGATGAAACCTTACAAGCCGAAGAAGGGATATTATCAAATACGGATTGGAAATTAAGTAAAGAAGAGGAAGATGGAAATAGTACTGAATAGTTTAGAATTTACAAAAACTGCCACTATTGGGGAGCTGTTTGTTGATGGGGTGAAAGTATCTGATACTCTTGAAGATACTTTTAGACAACTTCCGTCAACGTGTCCTAATACTTCTCAAGGAAAGTCTTGCGAATGTCCCGAAAAGGTATATGGGAAAACTTGTATTCCGGCGGGGCGTTATAGAGTTGTGTATCGGTATTCGCCTAAGTTTGGTAATTATTATGCTGTCCTTGAAAATGTTCCTCATTTTTTGGGGATATTAATTCATGCTGGGGCGACTGTTGAACATACAGAAGGATGTATCCTTGTTGGGGACAGAATTCCTGGGAAAGAACAATTAAAGAATCAGTTCACTAAAAACACTCTCGTTAAAAAGTTGGTCAGAGAAGAAATCAACAAAGGGGGTGAGGTTTGGATAACTGTAAATCGAAAATAATTATGGGAACCTTTTTAAAGAATAATTGGAAGCTGGTTGTGATAGCGGTGCTGTCGTTGCTTCTCGTAGGCACGATTAAAGTTGCAAAAGATAACCATGTACGGTATTTGAGGGAAAAGAACAACGTAGAGTCCCTAATGACCGAATTGACTCATGAAAAAACAAAACGTGGGGAAGATGTAACTACTATTAAGGAACTTCAATTTACGGTGAAGGAATTTAAGGAACGTTGCGCCGCTGATGCTGAATTAATTAAGGAACTTAAAATCAAGGCAAGTGAAGTCAAGGAAGTTGTGAAGACAGTCGTTGAAACGAAGATTGAATACCGTGACTCGCTTGTTCAAGTGGCTCCTCAACAGTTTGTTTGGAATAAAGATACGGAGTGGTGGAAAGTTCGTCAGGTAATAGATTTTACTGGACAGCCACCAATGATTGATTTTAATTTAAGTACGAAAGACAGTCTATCCCATGTTCTTTATAAGGTTCCGAAGTTCAAGTTTTTGTGGTGGCATTTTGGAACAAAGGGCTACGAAATAAAAGTTATCAGTCACGCCCCGAATTCAACGGTATTGTATAATCGTTGGATAAATGTAAGTAAGAAAAAAGAAGAACGAAAAAGAGATTGATATGGCTATCCTTAGATATAAAGAATTTCCGCATATAGGAAGCGGGTTTGCTATAAAGACTCAATCAATCCCGCCTGCTGGGTTGATAACAGTTTTGAGAGCCGCACGTCAAGGCTCTTATAACCTGTTCAGATATTCTAAGGACGGGGGTAAGACATTTACGGAGTGGACTACTTTAACGCCTGAAACATTTAGAGAACTTGGGAGCCTGAAAACGACTTTTGATTTCGTTCTTGAATATGCGACAAATGTTGTTTCCAAGCCGAAGAGTCGTTCATTTATTAGCCCGTATGATGAACCCCTCTCGACGATTATTTACGATAAGACGATTTTTAAGACGTTCTTTGACAGCAACGACCCACAGGTTCTTGGGTGGGCGGTTAATGTCTTAGAGAAGCTGTTTGAGCCTGGAGTCGTCCCAATGTATATGAAGCGGGATAATGAGAATGATTACAATTCATTCTTTCTAACGATTACTCATTTCTTTGCTTTTGTTGTAATTTATGCTCGACAATTCCGCCAGCTTGAAAACAGTGACTTGTTGATGAAGGAATTCATTGAGGGTTGGGGGCTTGTGTACGAGAATATTAATACGCTTGAGCAACGGCGGTATTTATTCAATAATTGGATAAATGAATTCTCTAAAAGAGGAACGTTTCAAGTCGTTGAAACAGGCGGTACAATAGAGGGCGAGTTGAGAAGACTTGTTGGTTATACAAAGCCAAATGAATTTATCTTCGCAGTGTTGGCTCCTCAAAATGTTGGATGGTGTTTAGGTTGGAGTTCTCCTACTTGGTATGGGACTGAAACCGTAAACGCTGTTTCAAAGGGTTGGGATTTCGGACCAGATTATACTGGGGACGTATTCAGTGATTTAGTATCGTTTGGAGAAGAGGAAGTTGAAATGTCTGAGAATGGTGGTGAGTTTAAAAATCAACTCATTACTGACGAAAATTATTCTTGGGATATATACACGGATTCTGAAGACGCTCCTTCGAGTTTTTCTTCTTCAGCATCAATTGGGGTCGGACCACTTTCAGACTATCCTATATTAGGAGAAGTCGAAAGAAAGTTCTACGACAATATGTACATATTTAAGCCAGCAGGTTCTGGGCGTTCAGGCGTTTCTTCTGAGGCAGATATGAACAAACTTATGGAAGTTTATCCCGGACTTGACTACGAAGTGACTGTTTGGGTGAAAGCTGTAAGCGAGGGTGCTCAGAATATTGGATTTGGCGTAAACTGTTACAACGGGAATAAAGAATTGATACGCCAAGTTAGAATCACTGACTGGCGTGAAACGAATAGTTTCTTTGACGGAGAGCAATACCAAAGCCCGTGTAAAGTTCCAGGAATTTATTACCGACTGAGAGGAATTATATATAACATTCTTGAAGAAAAGGATGAAGACCTGTATCTTAATTTTGAAAATGGCCGTCCTTTACGATTCATTGGGGATGTTAAATATATGGCTCCCTATATTGTTCAAAATCGAACTGGGGAAGTATCTGACATTTATATTGCCGGAATCACATTGAAGCCGCTTGAACTCCCATTCTCACAGGGTTATTTGGGGCAAAAGAATGTGATAGCAATGTATTCTCAAATCAATTCAGCCCGAACAAAGCAAGACATAGAAGAATTCGTGAGACGTTACTTAGTTTCTTATAAGAATGTTGTGTCTTATACTTGGTTGGATTGGGTAACAAGAACATCTTGGTTCTTAACATTTTATGTCAGAAGAGAGCTTGATAATGCTCCGGTTGAGGGGGCTAAAGTTGAGCTAAATAATGGGTTTGTTTCCTACACGGATGAAACAGGCTATGTTCGTTTTGAGATACCTTTTGATACTGAGATTTCATGGGTTATTGAAGCGAAGGGAATTTCTACGACAGGAAACGTTCTGATGAATAAAGACCAAACTTTAAACATCACGATGAATCTCCCGCTTGATGTAAATGTTGATATTATTCAAGAGGGTTGGGGAACTGTTGAAGTAGAGGGAAGTCGTTTGCCTCGGACGGAAATTACGTTGACAGCAACGCCGACGGCTGGCTATAAGTTTATTAAATGGGTATTTGTTTCGGATGAGGGGGCTGAAGACCCAAGAAACCCGACCCAGTATTGGATAGGAACAAAAGATGTGAATGTACAGGCTATCTTCGAAAGAGATAGTGAGTTGACATTCTCTCCTAATAAAGTTATCATCCCAGCACAGGGTGGAGTTGCTGATTTGATAGTATCTTCTTCTAAGAAGTGGGCTATTGAACCGCTCCCAGATAGTTGGGCAACTGTTACCCCAATGTCGGGTGATGCTGGAGATACACCGTTGAGAGTTGAAATTGACCAAGAAGGACAATAAATTATAAAGCTATGAGTAAAATAAACATTCACAGAGGTACATTCCTCGAAAAGGAAGAACTTACTCGAATGATTGGTTTCCTTGATGAGAAGCCCGAAGTATCTGCGATATTTGCAGCTTCATTGTCATTTGGGTTGGTTTCTCCAAATTCAAAGCCAGGACTCCCATTTAAAGTAACTGCGTCTACTACTTTAGGCTCTTTCAATATGGTTGGGGGCTATGTTATCGGGGGAGATTTAAAGGCGTATAAAGTTGACAACCAAACAGATTTTCCTGTTCCTAACGACAATCAGTATTATTGGCTGAAAGTTGGAAGAACTCAGAGAAATTATGAAAACGGCTATGTTCAAGTAGACGTTTCAGGTAACGTTTCAGGAACTGTTAATTTTGGGGGGGTCGTTCGTGGCCAGAGTTCAGGCGTTCCCACCTGTATCAAATTTGTAAAGGATGATGGCTCGACTCCGTTGAACAATCAGGTTTATCAAATTGTCGATATCATCAACAACAATAATATTGTTCTTTCAAGTGGATATGCTTTTCAAGCGGAATCCCAGCTAAGAGTTGTCGTTTTAGGAAGTATTCCTATGGGCAGACGATTCACTGAAGAGCAATTACAAGGATTGTACACGTTTGACACTTTTAAATTGACTTTAGTAGTCGAACCGTCAGAGGGAACTGAACCTACGAAGAACGCCAATGAATATTGGATTGCTCGTGTTAAAAACAATGGTGGGGTGATAACGGTTTTGGACGAACGGGAAGAGTTTTGGAATTTAGGGGGGAGTTCTCCATCGGGGGAGTTTTATACTTTCGCAATTAACCCTACTCCGTCGGATGCGAAAGTAATTATAGACGGGGTGGTTACAAATAGCGTTGAGTCAATTGATGGAAGAACATTAAGTTGGTCGGTCTCTGCACCTCGGTATTTGACAAAAACGGGTACATATACCGTAAATGGTAAGAGTGAGACGATTGATGTCGTTTTAGAGGAAGACCCGAATCCTTCAGAACAGGTTACAATAATTGTAAAGACTTCAAGCGAGGGTGTATCTCAAGGAACGGTTTCAATAAACAATCCGTCAACGATTGATAAGGCGGAAGATTCAATAACAGTTGATTCCGGAACGACCGTTCAGATTGCTTCTAAGCCAGCTGACGGGTACAGGTTTGTTAACTGGTTAAAGAACGGTGAGGTATATAATAATATTGAGATACAGGATGTAATCGCTGATTTTGATACAACTTATATCGCCGTATTTGAAGAGGATACTCAGGCTGATTATTGGGATTTTGAAACGAAAGTTTCCGATATCGGAGAAGAAACTGAGTTATTTACTGTACCTACTCCGGCTGGAACGGGGGAATTCGAAGGCATGATGGTGAAAGTCAATGAAAGTCAAACAACTCAAAACGAAGAGAAATGAATCTATTTTATACAACGATGACGGGCTACAATGATGAACAGGCAAATCCCGAACGTTCGCTTGGGGGGTTTAAATCATCAACGCCCGTTACAAATGATGATTTCAGTAATCTGTTTGACGAGATTTCCTTAATGACAATTAAAACAAATCGAGATGAATATCGGGCGATTGTTTTAGTTAATCAGTTTTCGGAAACCGTTAAGAATATTGTGATAAAGTTAAGACGCCCAGATGATGCGATTTGTTCCTATAAAATGGCTATTACGCCGTTGAATGGGGTTAACAAGTATAATCAGCATTATATGGAGAATGTGCTGAGCGTGAATTCAAAGCCGTTTCATGCTCAGTTTACGGATATGGTTCCTGGAACGGAACTTGTTATTCCGGAACTTCAACCTCAGGCGGAAATTGGGATTTGGATATGTAGGCATATAGATTACGAAGAAGCCAAGAAGCAATACGAGGACATTTGCAAACCTGACCCCAATGACCCCACTGGAAGACGTTATATAGCCGTTACTCATCCCCAACAGGAGTCAATTGATATTGATTTTTCTTGGGATTAAGGGACTAAAGTAAAGACGATTATGCTGTATGACTATGATAAGACATTGAAAATAACTCTCCGGATATTTGAATATTTTCAAGTAAAGGAAGAGAAGCAACCGCACTCTTTAAAGTTTCACAAGCCACTTCATCGGGCTGCGGTTGTTTCTTTTCTTGAACAGTTACCGCCAACGGCAGGGGCTGATTTTATTTGGAACTTCTTACTTCTTCAATTTTATACATATCATTTTCAAGAGCAGGAACGTCGGCCTACTCCACAGTGGTTTTTAGGAAAAGAGGCTTGGAAGCGGTGGAATGAATACGCCGAGGGCGTATTATTTTATGCTCATGAATGGGCGAGAACTCGTGGATATAAAAATCCGGTTCTTTCAAATTCATTTAAGCCTGTTTCAAAGGATATTTTTGAAAGGGAACGCCTGAAAATGTCAAGAATATCTGGTCCGAATTTCTGTGTCGCAAAATACGGGGACAGCCCCTATGAACCTGATAACGGTATATGTAGAGGGTGTCCTTTTGAAAAGGATTGTATTGCATTGTTCTCTATGTCAGAGGGCAGTTCTTTGTTTCAAAAATTGAAATCTATTGAGGTTTCAAAAGCTGAAGAAAAGCAACTGAGGCCTCAAAAGGTTTCGTTGAGAAATCATATTAAGAAAAGCTATGAAGACTCAGAACAAATATGAAGAGTGTAAGGGGTGTGGCAGGATTACTGTAATAGTAAATCGAACAAAGCAGCTTTGCCCTGATTGTAATTTTAAAAGGCTTCATAATGGGAAAAGCCGCTATGAGATAGCGCTTGAAAGACGCCAGAGAAGAAAGCCTAAGCTCCGGCGAGCAACGGGTGAATTGGCTCTCTTTAAGGAAATTTGGGCGGAGAGGCCTCATATTTGTACGCATTGTGGGAAACTTCTCGTAGAACCGCTTAAACCAATTTATTTTAGCCACATCAAATCTAAAGGGGCTTTTCCTGAGTTAAGGCTTGATAAGAATAACATAGAATTAACATGTCCTGAGTGCCATGCTAAATATGAATTTGGTTCTCGTGGTTAAATTTGTTTAAAATGGAAGAAAGAATAAATGATATGCTCGTTAGGCTGTTCACAGTATTTGGGGCATTAAAAATGATTGATTATTTGCAGAATAAGGATGAAGATGAACAAAAGGCCGTCAAGTTTCTTGAGGCTTTTGAAGATTTTGTCGAAAGACTTGAGGACAAGTTTCGAAATCGAGTGTTCAACTTCAGAGACCGTTGTGGGACTTCCCTATTAAAAATATATGTGCTACAATGGAATAAGGGGGAAACTCTTGACGGAACCCCTACAATCGTTATCAATGATTTTCCTTTGGGGCTAAAGGGTGAGAAGAATCCCGTTATTAACTTAATATTAGAATACGACGAAATTGAAGTCAGAGACGAAGATTTCGAAAAGATAAATTTCATGTTAAAGTAAAGAAGATTATGGCAAAGAGTAATTTGCGTTATATCACGGTGAGTGATACCGAAACTTCGGGGCTTCCGTCGAAAGGCGGAAAGGGAAAAGAGCCTGTATTGGCGTTTCATGACATTTTGTTAGTTGAAGTCGCAGCAGTTGTGATTGACATTTGGGAATTGAAAATTGTTGAAGAGTATGACGCAATTATCAAGCCCTATAAAGATAGATACGTATGGCAACCACAGGCGGAAGCAACACATGGTTTGTCAGAGGCTCATTTGTTTGAGAACGGAGAAGATATCAAAGATGTATATCAAGCATATAAGGGGCTTCTTACGAAGTATAAGAATACAAAAGTTGGGGCAGTTCTTTGTGGCCACAATTTTCAGGGGTTTGATATTCCCTTCATTGAAGCGATGTTTCAATATCATGGTGACGACTTGTATAATTACGTTCGCTGGATAGAGGATACCCAGAAGATTTCGTACTATCGGGCGATAGAACAAGAAAATTTCAAATTGGGGACATGTTGCCGAAAAGAAGGAATTGAACTTGTTGACGCCCATAGGGCATTGACCGATACTCGGGCAAATGCTTATTTGATGTTAAAGTACATTGAGATAATGAGGGGTGGCGGATTAACTCAATCAGAGGCTCCTACTCAAAGAAAAGAATCAAGATTTAGAGAAACGTTTCAACTTGTTTAAGAGATGATACATTTTAATGAGAATTTAAAATTATCGTATAAACAACTCGACACAGTTTTTTCGACTGCCTGTAATATTATTGACTCCCTTCCACCTGTTGCAATAAATCAGCTTGTTGAGGGGTACGGGGGTGATATCACCGCTTTACAGAAAGAAATATTCATTCAGACAAATAATGTTCTTACTTTAGATTCCACACTTAATACCGAAAAACTATCTTATATAGAGCAGTTAGAGGAGTCAATGGATGAAACTCTTAAGATACAGTCTTACAACTATTTTAAGACGACCATGCTCCCTAATTTTAGACAAGGGTGGAGAAATCTTGAGTGGGGAAACATGATACAGCTTTACCCCAGTAGTGCTTATCTTGCGGCTCGTTCTCATGGAAAATGTTTTGCGAGAGGGACACGAATTTTAATGGCGGATTTTTCAGTTAGAAATGTTGAGGATATTTTCCCAGGAATGGAAGTTATGGGGGTTGATTTTACGCCAAGAAAGGTTCTGACCCGACACATGGGGAGAGCTCAGATGTTCCGTGTTGAGCAGGAAAATGGAATGCCATACGCCGTGAACAGGGCGCATATCATGTGTCTTTGGGACACAAAGCATAAGCAGTATGCTGAGATTGAAATGGGGAGATTCTTGAAGTATCCCGTAAAGAAGCAAAAAAGGTTTCAGGGATACAGGGTTTTTTCGTACGATAAGCCTGTTTTTGAAAAAGGAGACATTCTTGTCGAACCCATAGGGGAAGAATCTTATTACGGGTTTATGTGTGATGGTGACCACCTGTTTCAACTTGAGGACGGTACGGTTGTCCACAATTCCTATGAATTTTGTTTTGCGTTTCCTCTGTGGCGGTTATACAGCTACAAACGACCAAACTTTATGAGGCCAAATACCCCTGACAATAAAAATCGTCAGGAGACTTGTATCATTACCAATACGGAAAAGTTAGGTAAGGAACATATAGATAAGGTCGTAGAAGAGATTAAAACGAACGAAGCGTTTGCAGCGGTAATTAACCCGACGGGGAAGGCTTCGTTAGCAGCGACGAGCATAGAGGGCGAAAACGGAACCAAATTACATCTACGTGGAAAGGATGGGTTTATTCGTGGTCTTCACGTAGGGGCAGCAGTCAGCGATGACTTACCAGACGAGAGTAGTATCTATTCGCTTGAACAACGTGAGAAGTTAAGAGACTTGTTTAAAGGTGCTATCACTCCTATCGTTGAACCGTATGGGTATAACATTGTTGATGGAACGCCGTATCAGGCTGATGACCTTTACAACGATTTAAAGAAAGACCCCAAATTTAAGGTTTTTGAATACCCCGCTATATTCCCTGATGGGCGTTTATTAGCACCAGACCGTTTCACTTACAGCAAGTTAATGGAAGAGAAGAACTCATTGGGAACTATGGTGTTTTCTCGTGAGTATTTAGTAGTTCCGATTTCTGATGACAGTACAATTTTCCCATGGGAAATATTGCGCCGGAGTACAGTTGGAATGGAAGGAATTCGCTTGGCTGAGAATATTGAATCTTTTCCTATAAAGCTCCAACGAGTAGTTGCGGGGTGTGACTTTGCAGTCTCAGGAAATGTCGGTGCTGACTACACCTGTTATACAGTTTGGGGACGTGATTTACAAGATAATTATTATTTGCTGTACATTTATCGCGAAAAGGGGTTATCTCATAACGAGCAAATCGCAAAGATATCATGGCTGAATAACGTATTTAAGCCGAATGAAATCGTTGTTGAAAACAACGGCTTCCAAAGTATTCTTGCGGATATGTGTGTTCAACAGGGAATAAAGAATATCACTCCGTTTACTACGACATCTGGAAATAAGAAAGACTTGAGGACGGGATGGGCGTCATTGGCAGCTTTGTTTGAGAGAGGCTCAATTCATTGCCCTTATCATCCGGCCACGGCTTCCAGAGTAGACCAGATGTTTGGGGAGTTTAATAGTATTGCATTTCGTAGCGATAAAGGAACCCTGGAAAGTATTAGTGGCCATGACGATACGGTTTCTTCGTCTTTTATGGCTATAAATAAGTTGAGAGAAAGTACAGTTCAAATAAAGGTAGATGCAGTTTAAGTATGTCTAAAAAAGTTGACGCTATATTAAGTCCCGATTTTGTTGAGGAAATGTTGAAACTATCATTTTCTAATAAGGCCTTTGCGGAGCTTGTTGTTGAAAATGTCGATTTAAGTAATTTCCCTCGAGAGTTGGGCGGCTGTAAAGCAATGTTAAAGGTTCTGTCGGACACAATGAAAAGAACCCAAAATCTTGCGACATTCGGTATGGTTGAAATGGCTTTTCCGAATGATAAATCTGTTCATGAAAAAGTAAAGGAAGTTAAGGCTCTGAAGTGCCCTGAATATGAAGCTATGGTTTCTCAGTTAGAAACTTTCATTCGTCGTCAGACATTTGTCTCAACTCAACGGGAAATTTCAGACATGTATAATTCAGGGGCTCCTGAAGAAGCTATGGTGCTTCTTGAAAAGCGGATGATTGAAATCAACGCCTTTTCCCTAACATCAAGAAAACAAAAGTTCAGTAGAATATATAGGGATTTCCACAGAAATATTGGGCTGGCTCAGATTGAGGCCGAAGACGAAACCCGCCGTCAGAAATTACCTTTTGGGATTTCGACGCTTGACGATTTAACCGATGGTGGATTGCCTCGCCAGGATACGGCCTTAATGATTATGCGTTCTGGTGTTGGTAAATCAACATTCCTAAAGTATGTTTGCTGGTACAATACGGCTATTTCCCATAATCATGTTTTACACATTCAGTTAGAGGGTGGTGAGAAAGAAGCTGTCGTGAAGTTTGACCAAATGTTGGCGAACACGACGTATGCTAAGATAATGCGAGGTGATATTTCAGAGGATACCCAAAAACGGTTGCAGGCTATTATCAATAGAGCAAAAACCGTGAACAGTGATATTGACGTGTATGCTTCTGAAGAAATGCTTGATATGACTATCGGGGGGTTGACAGAAGTGATTGAAGATTATAAAAAGGAATACGGGTATTATCCTGATTTAGTAAGCATAGACTCAATTGACTTGCTATTGACGGGGGAAAACAAGAAGATTGACTTCGACCCGAACTTCATCAAATACAGGTTACAGAAGTGTGCCCAGAGATTAAAAGACATTGCAAAGAAATACGACTGTGCAGTAGTTACTGCGACCCAAACTGGAGATGTTCCTATTGAGGTATGGAATGACCCCTCACGGGTAATTACTCGTCAAAATACAGAAGGAGACCGTACCCTTATCAAGCCGTTTTCATTCGTGTTCACAGGCAACATTACGATTGAAGAGGGAAAGCAGGGTATTGCCCGTATTTTCTGTGATAAATTGCGTAATTATCGTAATAATGGAATTATTATTCGAATTCCTACTAATTACGAGAATGGTTTCTTTTATGACCTTTCACGTTCAGTTACGGAAGAGAAAATTCTTGATATGTCTGCCCTTGAAAAATTAGAGTCTAAAAAGTCAAGAAAGCAAAACGGGGATAAGGCTGTTGGGGATAAAAAAGTTCGTGTAGAGGTTGCTCCTGGAGTATATAGTACAAAGGTTGAGTCGGAAGGGAATATTCCCGTAGAGACTACAAAAGAGGAACTAAACGAACAGGAAATGAAGAATTCGCTTAACGCCTATTTAAAAGGAAAGAGGAAGAACTGATGAGATACGATAAGGAAGCCATAATATCAGAATTTAATCTGACGCCTTTTGGAAGCCAAGGCTGGCTGACAAATAAGGATATGGAATGCCCTTTTTGTGGAAAATCGGGAAAGTGGGGAATTATATTCAATCCTTCTGGAATAGCCACATATCATTGTTGGAAGTGCCCAAGAAAGGTGTCTGTGTATGAGTTTCTCAAGAAACTTAATCGTACAGACCTTGCGAAGATGACATATACGGTTAAACCGTCAGAAATTGATGTGTGTCCTAAAATTGAGGGGGCTTCTTTTGAGGAATCGGCTTGGATGAGGGGTGAGGAACAAATTGAGGAAGAAGAATTGAAGCCTGTGAAAATGCCGTTGAGAGTGAAGCCCCTAATTAATGATGAATATTTGAATAGCCGAGGTTTTACTCCTAAGCACTATGAAGAATTCGAGCCTTGCTTTACAAATAGCCCGCTTGAACCTCGGTTGAATAATTTCATCATTTTTAAAATGAAAGTCAATGGAGTCTGTGTAGCATGGTGGGCAAGAAGCCGTTATTCAAAAGAATGGCACAAGGAAAATCTTGAAGCGTATAAACGTCATGAGGCTGATTTAGTATTACGTTACCGAAATTCTGAAAACAATTTCCAGGACTTGTTAGGGGGTTGTGACGAAATAATTAAAGGGAAGACTGAAACTGTTATCATAGTTGAAGGAATTTTCGACAAAACGAATTTGGATAACCTGTTAGGGCTTCAGGAAATTGATGATATTAAGTGCTGTTTTACATTCGGTAACAATATCGGTCAAGGGCAGCTCAAAGAGCTGAAACGCAGAGAGGTCAAGACTGTCATATTATTGTACGATTATGGGACAATAAACGAAAGCAAAGAGACTTCTATGAGAATGCGTGAAATGTTTGACAGGGTTCTTGTGTGCGCAATCAGAAAAGAGGGGGTTGACCCTGGAAATATAGATATAGATTATTTGGATGAGGTTCTTAGAACAGCCTCTGACCCAGTTAATTTCTTTTTTAACAAAGTTGAAGTAAAGATATAAGGTATGGAAAACGAAAGAAAACAAGAGGAATTTCTTAAGGAACTTCAATTAGAGTATCTGACGAATAAATTGCGTTCGCTGATTTATCAGGAAGAACCCTTTATCAAGGTTGCAAAGGATATTGCCTCTAAAAAACGGAAAAAGATTGAAGCTATTGGAAGGCGTTGTAAGCTGGAAACAATTTTCACGAGTCCTTCTTATTTGCTAAAGTTCATTAAAGAAGAATTTTGGAATAAAAATGGTCTTCCTAATTTCAGTTATCGTGATGAAGAACAACGCCGTGTTCAGGGGAATTATGATAAGTGGTATCTTCTTATTAAGGGAACCCCAGTTATGTATATGGGTAGACTCGCTGAAGTATTAAGGAATAACCCGTCTACGGAAACTGTGAAAATTCGAATTGGAGAGAAAAGATTTGACGTTGACTATATAGACATTTCATTAATTTATCAAAATTATTTATGGATTTAAGAATTGTAAACAAAAGTACTCACCCACTGCCAGAATACAAGACGGCTGGTTCGGCTGGGTTTGATTTAAGAGCGTTTCTTCCGAATGGCTCCGTAGTTTTGAAACCTATGGAAAGAATGATTGTTCCTACTGGTTTGTATATGGAAATCCCTGTTGGTCTTGAGGGTCAGGTAAGACCTCGTAGCGGTTGTGCGGTTAAACAAGGTTTGACGGTAATCAACGCTCCTGGGACAATTGACAGTGATTACAGGGGGGAAGTAGGTGTTCCTATCATCAATTTGTCTACCGAAGACCAAGAAATCAAGGATGGCGAACGTATCGCTCAAATGGTTATTGCGGCTTATTCCTTTATGAATTTTGTAGAGGTTCAATCTGTTGAAGAACTTAGCCAGACAGAAAGAGGCGCTGGTGGTTTTGGACACACTGGAAAATAAGAATTTCGGGGAAAACTCTTTGATAATTCGATTATACGATGTATATTTGTACCAATTTTATTAACCATTAAAGTAAAGACGATTATGGCAACAAATCCTATTCGATTGAAAATGAAGTTGAAACAGATGAAGATGGAAGAAGTCCAGGCGTTCATCGACAATGCTGAAACTGACGAAGCTGACAAGAAAGTCGCTATTGAGTATTACAAAAAGACTTTTGGGGATTCGACTCCGGCTCCAAAAACTTCAAAAAAGGCCGCTCCGAAAAAGGCTAAAGAAGAGGCTCCTCAATCTGAGGGCACTGCGGAAGAAGCCGCAAAAAATCAGGTGACGGAATATGAGTCTGATGAACAGCTTACTCCAGAGGAGAAGAAACGTTTGGCCGAGGCTGAAAAGGAATTCGACGAGCGCCAGAAAAACCGTAAGACTCCTTCTAAGAAGGATGCCGGAATGAAAGTGAACAAGAAAACTGAACGTCTTCCTCGCGAAACAAAACGCCAAAATCTTGAGGAGTCTGAAGAGGTTCCCGGATTGGCACTTCATTCAAAGGTTACCCTCAAGGGTGAAGAGACCGTTGGCGAAGTTGTACGCCTGTACAAATCAAGCGACGGAAAAGAAAAATGCATGGTTAAATTTGGGGATGACAAGCCCGTCAAGAAGCGTGTAACGGCTTTGGAACTTGTTAAGGAAGAAAAGGCCGCCCCGAAGAAGGCATCACCTAAAAAGAAATAAGGTATGGTCCAAGATGGGAATACCATTATTTTAGTTAAAGGAATTTCAGGGAGTGGAAAATCTACAAGGGTTTATCTATTCCTTGAATTTCTTGAGCATATAGGCTGTACCTTTGAACCGTATATGTTCCAAGCGCTTGACGGTAAAGAAAGGCAGGTTGGGGTATATTCTCCAGATTTCAATATGGTTTTCGTTGGGAAGTTCTATGAAAATAACGGCGTTCGGCGCTGGCAGGGCTATGATAGTATGACGACACGGCTTTGCAAGGCTGAGGGGCTGTCTTTCTTTTTGAAAGAAACTTCTAAATTAGGCCATGGAGTGTTGATTGATGGTGCGGGGACAACGGTATCATGGAGATTACGTCCCTTGGATTTATGTGGGGAAAGCGAGTTCACGAATATCCTACATGTTCGGTATGATTACCGTGACGACCAATGGGATGAGTATTGTGCTCGGATAGCGTACAGGTCTGGCGAGCCGCCTAAAGGCGATTGCATGTGGCGAAAGCACAGAACCTTTATGCACGATTTTGAAAAGGCTCAAAGAGAGGGAAAAGAGGTTAATGAGGCAGGCGGTTGCGTTGTGCTTCATGACCAGCCTTATGATGCTCCTGTTTGGGATTTAGGGGTTCACATTCTTGAGTTCTTAGGTTTGTCAGAAATGATAGCCTATTTCAAAGAATACTGTGAAAATTCCGATTATATTCAAAAGAACAGTTTTGAAACCTTTGAAAATGGAAAGAAATAAAGTTTTTGTTCCGAAGCCCAACGATAACTTTTCTTGGTATTTATACTGGATATGTGAGCGAATGGATGTCTTTTGGAAAAAATACAAGGGGCTTCCTCAGCCGTGGACAGATGACGATATTTTAAAGGAGTTTAAATTTACAAATGTTTACAGATGCCTGGATAGAGTAAGTCAATATCTTCTTCGAAAAGTCATTTACAACGGTAAACAGTATGAGCCGGAAGATATGTTTTTTCGTATATTACTTTTTAAGCATTTCAACAAGTGTGAGACTTGGGATTGGCTTGAGAAGGAATTTGGGGATATCACCTACGAAACAGGCCTTGAAAACATTGCTCAGTTCTTGGATAAGGTAATTGACGGCGGAGATACGATTTATGGGAATGCTTATATTATAAATTGCTTCTTCTACCAGTACCCTGAATATAAGCACATAACGGGTATGAGCAAACATCGTGCTCATTTCCGTATCTTTGAGGATGAAATCTTTCAGAACGGACACCTGTATGACTTCTTAGAGGCTAAGAGTTTTGAGGAGTTGTATTGGGTGTTTAGAAACATGAAGATATACGGAGACTTCACGGCTCAGCAATATTGCATTGACCTGAATTATTCACCTTTATTCAACTTTTCGGAAAACGATTTTGTTATCACTGGTCCAGGGTCGTTGAAAGGTATCGGTTGGACATTTGATGGGGCTAATGGGAAGAAGTACGATTATGTGGGAGTTATTAAGTGGGTTCATGAAAATTTCGAAGAACTGATGAGTAATTTCTGTAGAGAGTCGGGAATGGAATGGCACCCTCTCCCTTGGGAGCCTGTCCCTACGCTTACAAATCTTCAGAATTGTTTTTGTGAAACTTCGAAATTTGTGAAGGGATTAGGGGCGACATTCAATAAGGGAAGAAACGAAAGAATTAAACATACTTATGAGCGAAACTCGAAAGCCATAGATTACGTTTTTCCTGTAAAGTGGGGGGTCACGCTTCCTGATCCTAATGAAATAACATTTATTTAAACTAAATCAAGAAATCATGTACATTTGTCAAGAAAACCTGAGTATGGCTTTAGTTAAGGTTTGCCAGGAACTTCAAAGGAATGGGGTCGTTACTACTCGGAGAGGCTTTGTTTGTAAGGAGTTTCCTGGAGCCGTGCTCATTGAAATTACAAACCCAACTGACCGTTATGTTCGTGTCCCGCAGCGTAAATGGAACAAAACATTAGGATGGGTCGAGTCCCTGTGGTTGGCTCGTGGGGACAACAGCCTTGAGATGCCCGCTTCCTATGTGAAAAACCTTGTAAACTTTTCAGATGACGGAAAGTTTATGAGGGCGGGGTATGGACCCAGAATACGTCGCTACGGGGACAATTTTGACTCGATGGTGACATTGTCCGGACAGTTACTTCCGCGACAGTATAAGAACGGTAAAGCAGACGAAAGCGGTCGTTCAAGATTAAAGGCTCCAGGAATGTATCAAAACGTGACCGACCAGTTACGGTTTGTCATAGAAAAGTTCAAGCAGGATATTGATACTCGTGAAGCGGTTATCACAATCCACGACCCTATTTCCGACAACTTTAATCAGAATGAAGAGGACGGAGATAAGTCTCCATTACTCCTTACAAAGGATACACCGTGTACTCGTTCAATTCACTTTATGATTGTTGACGGGAAAATGAACTGTTACGTTGATATGCGTAGCAACGATGTGATTTGGGGATTCAGCGCTGTGAATGTGTTCAATTTTACATTGATGCAGGAGTATGTTGCCGCTATTGTGGGAGTTCCGGTAGGAAAGTATTATCATAAGGCGGACAATCTCCACGTATATGAGCAGTTCTTTTCGCTTGTTGATGAAATTGCCAAGGAAGACCCCTTGAAATATGTTTCTGGGACAAACTTCGCCTATAATAAGACGTTCAAGAGTCTTGAGGAGTTCGATGCGCTTATTGTTCGATTAAGTAAATTCGAAGAATTTTGTCGGAACGATGAAAACCGTACGGAACAAGATTTTGAAATATTGCGGGAAGATATCGCCAAATTTGAAGACGAAATGTTTTCCGATTGGGCAAAGGTTATTTTCCGATATTGGACAAAATGTCCCGTAGAGTTTACCAATCCGTTCTTAAACGAATTGTTTGTTGGCTAAAGATTACTAAATTAAAGAGGATTAAGAATGAATTTTAGAAAAATTGATATCCTTCTTGGGATGAAGGACATCCAAAGATTACCTAATACCCCTCATCATAAGGGGTATAATCTTTTGGAACATGGGCTTGTCGTTGGGATGTTATTTCGTTGGTTTGCTTCAGAAGAGGACGTTGCCTACGATATTAATGTTTGGGATAAGGTTCTTCTTCATGATTATGTTGAAAGCGTAACTGGTGACCTTAATTCTTGCGTAAAGAAATTCAATGAAAACACGGCTGCTGCATGGGATATTATTGAATACGAAATTTGTCATGGTGATGTGAACCTGTTACCGTACTCTGATGAAGAAATCAAAAAGTCTATGACAGATTTACAATATCGTTTGTTTAAGGCTTGCGATTATTTAGACCTGTGGATATTCTGTAAGAATGAACAGGCGCTTGGAAACACTTCTAAGAAACTATTAACTTGCATTGAAAACTGTGAACGGCTGTTGGAGACAATAACTGACAATTGGAAAATCTTCAAAAGTGTTCAAAAATTCATGAATCAATATGAATCATAAAGGAAAGATATATGGCTTGGTAGGGGTCATTGGCTCTGGGAAATCCCACAAAGCGAAATCACTTGAGTTGGATGCTGACTGGAAGAAGCGTCCGGTAATTATGGGGGATTTCAGTGAAGGAATACGCCAGACGTTGATGAATATCTTTACGGGTGAGTCAATAGAAATTGATTGTTCAAGTAAAGAATATTCAAGTTGGAAGCATTTGAAAAGCAATATTTTGTTACCGTTCAAACTTCAGGATGTCCCTATTAAAGCTCTTGACTCGGTATGGGTTGAGGGTCGTGAACTGTTACAGCGCACAGGCGAATATCTCAAGTTGTTGGCTGGGGAAGATGTATGGGCACGCTGGACGGCAAACGCTGTTACAAACAGATGGGCAAAGATGTCTGAAGAAGATGCTGAAATATGTGATATCGTATTCGGTTCATTGCGTTTTGACTGTGAGGCTGAGGCTATTTTTAAGGTTGCTGAGGCGACAGGTAAAGAGGTTCAGATATACTTTTGTAATTATCATTCGGATTCCTACGAATTGAGTGACCATGTTAGTGAAAAGTTCGCTCAATACTTCTTGTCGTTGGGCTGTAAGGATGGCGACGATATAACGGAACTTGTTAAGCAAAAATTAGATGGAAAGGCTTAAAGAATATTTGACGAATAATTTAATCAGCTTCAAACAAATATCTGACTATATAGTTGAGATTGATGGAAAGACATTTGAACTGTATGTTCCAGCATTGGACGGAGCGTTGTTTGATGATGATTTTAATTTTGCCGGAACTCCAAAACAAGCTGCGGACGCCCTTGACGCAGGGCGTCCTCAGGATATCGGTGGCCGAGATGCAATTACTGAATGCGATTATTACGTGTTTTCATTCGGCGGGGTGTATTATATGTTACCCCAAGGGAAGGAGAACGATGTGAAGTTACAGCGGTTAAAATACATTGGAAAGGCTGAATGTGAAATCCCTACGAATGTCTTTTTAGGAGTTCATGGGCAGTATGAAATTTTAAGCGGTTCTGGGACGTATGCTGATTGGTGCGCAAAGGCAAAATTCTTAGGGATTCATACTTTAGGAATATGCGAAAAGAACACATTGGCTGGGGCGCTAAAGTTTCAAACCGAATGTAAGAAGAACGGGTTGAAAAGTGTTATCGGAATGGAATGTTCTGTTTACCACGAGTCGAAGGACTATAAATTCACTGTCAAGGTGTACGCCCGTAATGAAGCTGGCTGGAGAGATTTGTTGACTATAAATAAGTTCATCAACTGCGATAATCCTAAGTATATAGGAGTTCAGGACTTTAACAATATTACTCGGAATAATGACAATATCATAGCGTTTCTTGACCCAAAGACGCTTGACTATGATATGTTGCCGGAGCTTGGGCTTGATGTTGTTGTGTACCAGCTTGACCCTTGTGAATACACGAATAATCAGCGTGATGAGTGGTATTTAAAGAATCTGAAAAAATTCTTCCATGACAAGTCTTTAATACCTGTTGCAGCTTATGATGCTTGGTATCTCGATGAGGAGTATAGCTGTATTCGTCCCCGCCTATTAAGTATTGGCGGCGGAAATGCTTATGATTCCGAAAATCAATTTTTTAAATCAAACGACCAATTGTTCATTGAATTTGCAGCGTTGTTCCCCGATACGGAAGAAGGATTTGAAGATAGTTATAACAGGTTTGAAGAGGCCGTTGGTTTTCTTGAAGAAATTACAGAGGCAATTGATTTTACGATTGACGTAACTAAGCGACATCTTCCCCATTATAAAATGACAAAGGAAGAAGCTGAACAGTTCGAAACGAACGAAGACCTCTTTTGGTCTCTTATAGCCGACGGTCTTGAGCGTCACCCAGACCTCATTCAGACATGGGGCGAAGAGGTCATTATGGAGCGAATAGACCGAGAGGTGGGCGTTATAAAATTAGGTGAGGCAATAGATTACTTCCTAATCACTTGGGACATTATCAATTGGTGTCATCGTAACGGTATAATGACAGGTATCAGCCGTGGCTCGGCTGGTGGTTGTCTTGTGTCTTATCTGCTGGGGATTACGAAACTTGACCCTCTTGAATACAATCTTTTGTTTGAACGTTTCTTGAATGCAGGCCGTGTAAAGGTTTCTCTTCCGGATATTGACTGTGACTATCCAGGGGAAGACCGCCCCCGTGTAAAGAAGTATATGGAAGAGCGCTATGGCTGGAATCAGGTATGTTCCGTGGGAACATATAGTGCATTACAGTTGAGAGCCGCTATTAAGGATATGGCTCGTATTTATGGGCTTGATTTCCAGGAAACAAACGAAATGATGAAATTGTTTGACGTCAAGGATAGAAAGCCTGAAGACCTTTTTAAAATTGCGTGTGCTCGTCAACGAGTGAAGGATTTCGTTATTGACCACTCGGACTTAATCAATGAGGTAATGCTCATTATGCCCGCTCCAAAGGCTCAATCTATACACGCTTGTGCAATGATGGTGTTCCCAGATGAACACGACATGTTTCATTGGGTTCCAATCAGAAAGCAAGGGTCAGAGTACGTGACCGAGTGGGAAGGCGGCGAAATGGATGCTGCGGGCTTCCTAAAAGAGGACGTTTTGGGTGTTAAGCAGTTTGACAAGTTTCAGGATATGGTTAGGCTGATTAAGGAGCATGAAAATGTTGATTTAGACATCTTTAGCGTTCCTCTTGATGACCCCGAAGTGTATAGGTATTTTCAAAACGGCTGGAATGAAGACAATTTCCACTTTGGAAGTAAGGGGTTGACAGGTTACTGTAAACAAATGAAGCCTGAGAATATTGAAGACCTTATTGCTGCTATCTCACTATATCGTCCTGGTGCTATGGAAAATAACTTCCATAATGAGTATGTTCTTCGTAAAGAGGGTCAAAAAGAGGTAGAGTATTTTACCGGAACGGAAAAGATATTGAACAATACATACGGCGTATTTGCATATCAAGAGCAAATCATGCAGCTTTGTAGAGAGTTGGGTGGCTTGTCATTGGTTGAAGCCGATGACGTGCGTAAAGCGATGGTGAAGAAGAAATATGAAGCTCTTCAACAGTACAAAGAACGGTTTATCCCTTACTATCGGGATAACTATAACGTCACCCAGGAATATTCCGAAAAGGTGTGGGACGCTATTGATAAGGCGTCTACGTATCTATTTAATCGGAGCCACGCTGCTGCCTATGCGCTTACAGGCTATATTTCCCAATGGGTTAAAGTACATTTCCCTATTGAATATTGGTCTGTAGCGTTTAAATATGCTCTTGATGAGGATTACCCCCGTTATATTTCTGAAATCAATAAGACTGGTGTGTGTACGGTACGCCCTGTTGACATTAATATTTCAGATGTTGACGTGATTATAAATTTTGAGGAGCGGGCGTTGTATTGGTCAATTACAGGCGTCAAACAAGTTGCAGAAAAGGCCGCAACCCAAATCCTAAAGGAACGGTCAGAGAATGGGCAGTATTGGTCATTAGAGGACTTCGTTACTCGCCATAAATGGAAAGGTTCAGCGGTTAATACACGGGTCATTCGGAACCTTATTTTATCAGGGGCATTTGACAAAATCGAAAATATCAGTTCAATTCCTGAGCGTATTGATTTGTTGATAAATTACCTGTCTCAGATAAATACCGCTATAAAAGAAGATGACGAGGTTTTGAGAGGAGCCGATTTTCATACCTACGACAGTTGGTGGTGGACGTTGCTTCAGAAAAAACTATCTGGATTGGCGTTCTTTGACTATGGGGCGATATACAAGCGTTTCAGCTCCGAGTTTCCTGAACTGTATGAATACTATGATGTAAGTGAGTGTCTGGATGAAAATTCAAGGCCAAACAACGGGTACATCACGGTTAGCGGTTATGTGTCGGAATTCGAACTTAAGAAGACAAGGAAGAATGAGACGATGTGCCGTATCTTATTAGAACAGAACTACGAGTTTATTGAAGTCGTTATTTTCCAGACGGAATACTTACAGTTAGAGGAAATGCTGAAAGGCTGTAAGGGGAATCTGATTATCATCAACGGTAATCTCTCCTATGACAACCGAAAGGAAACAAATGTTCTGAGAGCTTGTTACGAAACGAATTTAGTTGTATTATCTTTATAAGATTATGGAAATAGATGTTCATTTTGGAACGGTTCCTGTGAAGTTAGTAACGAATGGATTTGAGGGTGAAATTAATATTGACGCCCTCACTTCCATTAATTATACAAATTTATTCGGGGAAGCCGTTACGGTGAGTGCCTTGCTTAATAAGGTTGGGTTATTAAGGGCTGAGGCTGAAAGAGACATGTCCGACAAGAAACTTGAAAAAGAAGTTTTTGAGGCAAATCTAAAGCGGGATTGGCGAAGAGAAGCTAACAGAAATCAGGGACGGTTCTATATTGATGGGGAATTCGTTAAGATTTCTGAAAAGGCTTTGGATGAGGCGTTGCTTCTTGATGAAAACTATCAAGACTTGTGCGTTAAATATATTGACGCTCAAAAGAACTTTAATATCCTTGACTCTCTCTTATGGGCGGTACAGGATAAGTCAAGGAAACTGAATAACCTGTTAAAGCCTGTCACTCCTACGGAGTTCTTAAACGAACTTGTAGAGGGGGAAGTCAACAGTTTCCTAATAAAAAAGGCGGGATTCTAAGAATTTCGGTGAAAACTCTTTGATAATTCGAAAGATTAACGTTATATTTGTGTCGTGATTAAAGTTGTACGAATAATAACGATTAAATTTAGGAATTATGGCAAAGGAAAAAACTCAGAAAGTAAAGACGATTGATGGTTATATTTATGTCGCTGATGGATACTATGTGAAGCCGTGTGACGCCCATACTGTAACATACGATTTATATCGTTTGAAGCCGTCGACAAGCCCCCGTCATCCTGAGGGGAAACTTGATGATATGGCCTATGGGATTACCCTTGAAAGAGCGATTGAACATGTTATACATGAAAAGGCTCAAAGTTCAGGCGTATCAACACTTGAAGAACTCATTCAGGAAATGAAGAAATTGAATAAAGAAATTCGTGAAACCTCACAACTATTTAAAAAGTAAATTATTATGGCAAATTTTGACAGAGACAGATTTAGAGCTGCCCCCCTGTCGACAGTGACTTCGACTGTCCAGGAAACAAAGAAATATGATACATATTTCGGCTCAAGTAAGGAATTCGCTTCGTTTTGGAAAAATGTAGACGGGGTGAAAGTGAAACGTGTACTTCCGGCGCATGAGCCAGGAGATAGCCCCTATGTTCCCATGCTGACGACTATGTTGAAATGTGAAGTTGAGGACAAGAACTCTGAAGGACAGGTGATTGGAAAGAAGATTGCGAACAAAAAGATTTTCATTGCAACGCTTCACGGGGGCTTGCCTTTCGACATCACTGAGGAGTATATCAAACGTGTCTACGAACAAGCAGAGCAAATACAGGACAAGAATGACAAGGCTCGTTTCCTGAACCCAATTACAGGTTATCGTATGGGTGGGGCAAACGGAACGTGGGTTCCGGGAATTCGTCCTCAACTTGAGTACGTTTACTATGCCCTTATTGATGGTAAGATTTGGCGAGACAGCCTGAAACCGAAACAAATGGAAGCCTTGAACAAGGAGTCTGCCGACTTGTGTGCCCAGAACGACACCGCCGCCGTTGATATGTTCTCAGACCCGTCAACTGGTCTTCCTATTCAGTGGAGTCAGGGTAAAGACGACAACGGTAAGAAGGATACGACTATTAAGAGTCTTCCTCTCAAGATGGGTCAGTCGTGGGATGACTATTTTGAAAAGAATGCTGTGCCTGACAAGATTCTTGAGGATTTGCTGAAACTTCCGAGTCTTCAAGAATTGTATGTTGACTCCTACAAGAAAAGAGATTTCGACTTAGAACTTGAGGGGCTGAAACGTTTTGACCAAGAGAATGTGTATAATATTTTTGCCCAGGAAGACTTCCTTGACCTTGTTGAACAGATGGCCAATTTAGTTGCTGAACGTTCAGGGGACGAATCTCCAGCTGGTGGGGATGATTTGCCGTGGGATGGCGGCGAAGCGTCTAAGCAACCCGCTCAATCTGTTCCGAAGACAAAACCTGCCGCAGCCCCGAAACCGTCTGCTCGTAAGGCCGCTCCTAAAAAGCCTGCTGGTCCGACTCCTGAGGAAATGTTGGCTGTTGTCAACAAAGAGTTTATCGCTCAATATGGAGACGGGTACGAAGAACTCGAATTGGAAGGCGACGAACTGAAGGAAATGTATGAACTCGCCGTTAAGCATGAAGACCTTGGGTACGATATCCCTCATGTTGATGGTTGGGGTGAACCAAGCGATGAGCAAGAAGCTTCTCAGCCAGAGGAAGAAGCCCCTGAAAAGGCTCCCGCTCCAGAACCTGTTAAGACAGCTCCTAAAGGAACACAACCCCCCGCCGATGCTGGCGCTGGGAAAGCAATGAGCGCTATTGAAAGAATTCGGGCGGCAAGAAATAAAAATAAATAATTTCGTTGGAGCCTGAGAAAATTTCTCAGGCTTCTTTTGTCTTATAGTATGAAAAAACCAATTTCAATATTAAGCACAGATAAACATTTGAAAGAAGAAAATGTTCTTGAATTGTTTGAATTGTGTGAGCAAGAGGTCGCTCTTTGTAAGAAGTATAATGTTAAGTTCGTGATTTGGTTAGGGGACATCTTTGACAGCCGATTAAGCCAACGCCAAGAGTTATTGAATAGCCTGACAGACATGATAGCCCTGTACGCTAACGAAGGAATTTCAATTCATTGTATTCCGGGAAATCATGACAAGACAAATTATGAGTCAGATGAGAGTTTCCTGTCTACATACAGATATCACCCTAATTTCTTTTTGCACGAACTTCCTGAAATGTGTAGTTTTTCTTTCGGGGGGAGTGAGATAGAAATTGGCTTTGTGCCTTTTTATTCTACAGACCTATGGGTTCAGAAGTTCAAAACATTGCCGAAGCCCAGTTCAAAGAAGTCTATCCTTATTAGCCACACCGCCGTTGATGGCTCAATTAACAATGACGGAAAACAGGTTTCAAACAAGATATCTCTGAGCCTTTTTAAAAGTTATGGGAAAGTCTTTTTAGGGCATTACCATAACGCTCAACAGCCTGGAAGTAATGTGTTTCATCTCCCAAGTACTCGACAAAATGATTTCGGTGAGGATGAAGAGAAAGGCTTCACCCTATTGTATGATGATTTGTCCTTTGATTTTATAAAGGGTCAATTTGTTCCGTACAGGGAAATCAAGGTTGACGTGGCTAATATTTCAAAGAAGGAACTATTAGAACTCTCTAAGACGCCCACAGATGGCGTTAATGTTCGGATAACGCTTGTTGGAGACCAGCAAGCTGTTAAGGCTGTCAACAAAAAGATGTTTACGGACAATGGAATTTCCGTGAAAGCTAAATATTCCGAAATTGAAGTAACCGAACAAGAAGAGAAGGAAATTGTTCAGGAATTGTCAGGAACAGATATTTCTGAGAAATTTAAAGCGTTTTGCGAGGAAAAGGGTTATAATTATGAGAAAGGTTCTAAACTATTAAAAGAAGTAATGAAATGGCAGGAGTAGAAGATTTAGTCAGTTCCCTACAAAAGAAGTTTGGGAAAGAAGTTGTTGCTGGGAATAATACACAGGGCGTGGAATTCGTGTCCTCAGGTAGTTTATCGTTAGATTTAGCTCTTGGGGGTGGTTACGCTATGGGGCGTATCATTGAGCTACGTGGGTATGAGTCATCCGGAAAAACCACCTTAGCGCTAACAGCGTGTAGAAATATTCAGGAAAAGACAGGTAAAGCGGTTCTTTATATAGACCGTGAAAACGCGATTGACATGGATTATGTAGAGGCTTTAGGAGTTGACATATCCCCTGATAAGTTTATTCTTTGTCAGCCAGGAGTTGCGGAAGAATGTTTTGAAATCATGAGGGAAGCCGTTAAGTCGAAGTCAATCGGAGCAATCGTTATGGACTCTGTGGCGGCTATGTTCCCCAGATGTTATTTAGACGCTGATGTGGGCGATGCTAAAATGGGTGTATTAGCTCGGCTTATGGCCACGTGGCTTCCGGGATTGATTGGGGATATCAAACTGAACCAGCAGTTGGTAATTTTCATCAACCAATATCGTGATAAGATTGGCGTAGTGTACGGTTCTCCTAAAACAACTCCTGGGGGTAAGGCTCTTGGGTTCTATTCCTCACAGGTTCTTGACATTGCAAAATCAGGTACGGCGGGCGACCGTGGTGAGGAAACCGCTAATCATATTAAAGTAAAAGTTGAAAAGAACAAGGTTGCACCCCCGTTACGTAAAGCCGAGTTCGACATTCGTTTTGGAGAGGGCATAGACAAGCCCTCGGAGCTTATTAAGATGGGCGTTGAATTGGAAATTATTGAGAAAGCAGGTTCATTCTTTAAATATAAGGGAAAATCCTTAGGCCAAGGGGCTGAAAGAGCTCGAGAAGCCCTGTTAGAGAATGAGAAGCTGGCGAAGGAAATAGAAGGAGAAATCATGAAAAATATTTAGTATGGAAATTGTACGTTTGCGACTGAAGAATTTTTTGAGTTTCAAGACTCTTGACCATACATTCCGAAAAGCGCCTGTTCTTGTTCAAGGCAAGAACTTAACGGAGATTGAGTCTAAGGAAACAAACGGCTCAGGGAAAAGTTCAATGCTTTCCGCCATAACTTTCGCTATCATCAATTCTCCTATGCGTAAACAAGTTTTGGATAGGGACTTGATTACGTGGGGAGAAGATGAAGCGGAAATTTGGCTTGACATTTATTGTTCTGTCAGGAAGCAGACATTGAACATTCATAGAACTTTGCGCCAGAAAGGTTCAGCGCTTCTTGAGATTACCCTTGACGAAGTTGAGAATTCCGTACAGTATGCAACCGTTAATGACGGGAATAATTACATACTGAATTGGATAGGGATAACCCCCGAAGACCTCAAGAATTATTACCTGATTAACAAAGAGAATTTCAAATCGTTTGTGAGTTCCTCTAACACGGATAAATTATCTCTTATAAGTCGCTTTATCAAGGCCGACCAATTAGACGAGTGTGATTCCTTGATTAAAGCTAAGAACAAGCCGCTCGAAGAGAGTCTTGTTGAGATAACCGCTAAAATCAATCGTTTTGAGGGGGAATTAAGCGTCTATGAGAGCCAGTTAACTGCCGAAGAGGAGCGTAACCTTGAGGAAGAGAAACGGCTCCGAATAGAAGCCATAAACGAGGAGATAGATTTATTGGTGGGTAGGCATGAGAGTGCTGAAAATAAGATAAAGGAAAAGCGCCTGCTCATAAAGTGTCTAAAGGAAAAGAACGAAAAACTGTTAGCTCGGCTTCCAAAATTTGAGGAAGAACTCGAAAGCCTTGAAAAGACCGATTTCAAATCAATGTATGGTGAGATTGATGAGTTACGAGGCGAGATTGATAAAGACATTAAAAAGAGTCAGTCGGAGAAACGTGAGATAACGACCTTGATTTCAAACTTTAACGGAAGAATAAACTCTCTAAAGGCAATTCTTCAGGGGGTTGTTGAGTGTCCTAACTGCTCAACGAAGTTCATCCCTACCGACCCGAACTTTGATATCAAAACGGCTCGTGAAGAAATTACGTCTATTGAAAAGAAAATTAAGAATGAAAGTTTAAAGTTTGAAAGTCTTGAGGAAAGGTTAGAGGGGTTCTCAAAACAGCTTGAAGAGCTTGCTGAGGCAACGAATGAAATTCGTGGCGAAGAGAAGCTGAATTATAACTGTATTCAGGGAGTTCGTTATGAACTTCAACAAATCAAGAAAGAACTGAATAGCAACAATCTCATGATTGACTCAAATGAACATGAGATTGAAAACCTTGAGGAATCTAAAGCCCGCTATGAAAAGGAAAGCGAGGAAATAGCTAAAAAGATTGAACAGGTAGAAAAAGAGGAACTGACATCGGCGAAAGAGGAAATTGAGGGGTTGATTACAATTTTGAACAAGAAGATTGAAAATGCCCGAAAGGAGAAGGAACAAATTGAGGTCGAAATCTCTGACAATATTCAGTGGGGGTTGAGGTTCAAGGAGTTTAAAATGTCATTAGCGTGTGAGCAGTTACGTTTAATTCAGAACCTCGCTAATACGGCTTTAAAGGAGCAACACTCGGAATTAAGACTGTCAATTGATGGGTTCAAGAGGAACGCTAAAGGGCAGGTAAAGTCTGAAATTACGGTTCTTGTTATTAACGGCGAGGGTGAATATAAATCTTTTTGGTCATATAGCGGGGGTGAAAGAGCCAGAATTGAGGTTGCACTGATACAGGCGTTTCAGGAGATGATAAATGGAACGAACCCTTACAATGGCTTGAACTTCTTGATGATTGATGAAGTGTTAGAAGGGACTGACCCTCTGGGACTTTCCCTACTTCTTGAGTCATTGAATGAAGTCAATTCCCCCGTGTATATTATTAGCCATGTAATGAACATCAGAGCCGGAGTTCAGTCTTTGACCGTTATTAAAGAAAATGGTTTTAGTTATATAGAATGAAGAAAAACGAAGTTGTAATCGGAATTGACCCAGGAAAAGAGGGGTTCATCACTGTCATGAGTAGTGAGAAGATACAGCATTTCTCAATGCCTAAAATTGGGAAGGAAGTTGATTTGAACGCTCTTTCTGAGTTAATCCTTAAAATATCAGAAGATTGTGCAAAGAAACGGGCTATCGTCGTTATTGAGGACGTACATGCTATTCACGGTTCTGCTGCTTCTGCTACCTTTACTTTTGGTGGCATTTGTTGGGCTTTGCGTATGGGGTTTATCATGTGCGGGCTACCTATTATATTGGTCACACCAAAGAAATGGCAGAAGGAGATGTACGAAGGAATTAAGGTTGTCGAGAACAAAAAGGTGATGTCTGTACAGGCGGCGAAACGCCTGTTTCCTAACCAGAGTCTTTTGAGAACTCCTGTTTGCAAAAAGCCTGATGACAATTTGACCGACAGCTTGTTAATCGCAGAATATGGAAGGAGACACTACTTATGAAGTATATTATCGTGTGCCCCAATGGGTGCGAGAACCAGTGTTCTCAAGCTCCGTATCGCATGAAGTATGATAAGTCATTGAAAAGGGTAACCCCTGAATTTATTGGCGAAAAGCCTGTCTGCCCCGTGTGTAAGTCACCGATGGTTTTTAAGGAAGAAGAGGCCTCTATCCCAGAGTTCAGTGTTGGAGTATTTAAAGGCCTACCAGACGACAAAAAGAAGGAAATACTTCGGCAAAGGTTTGATAGGGACATAAAGCGGGGAAGTGGTGATGAAAGAGAACAAAGAAAAAGAGCAGCAATTAAAAAATTCATAGGATATGAAAATTAACGAAGACATCAGAGCATTTATTGAAGCCTGTAAGGGTATAGTGATGAATTGTAACTGTGATATCCTTATCATTGAAATGATGGGAGAATACAAGGCGTATCTGACGAACTCAGTGCGATTAAAGACGAGGGATTGTCTTTATAGTGAGGTTGCGGACGCCCAAGATGTCACGACCATTGTTAACAATGTGCAGTCAAACTTTTTTATGGGGATGACCCCTCAGCGTCTTTCCGAAGTTACTCAGTCTATCCATAAGGAAGATTTCAAGTTCGGAACGGACAATTACTTGTGGATAACAAAAGTTGATTTAAATCGATAGAAATATGAAAGCAATTATAGAAAAGAAAACAGTGAATAAGCCTTATTCATCAATTGAAGATTTAAACGGAAAAATGGTAGAGAAAATCACCACCATTTACTTTTTAGGTCTACCCATATTCAAGAATTCTTCTCTTTTACAAGAGAAATAACTTCGATAGATAGTGTTGGGGAACATTCAATTTGGTACTAATATATATAGATAGGATATGGAAACAACTATTAAAGATACAATCATCAAATTGCATAATATTGCAAATGAGTTAGGAGTTTCGATTGAAGACCCTATTGTAACGTTAACTTTTTGCAAACGTGGTGGCTCTTACAGTAATGAAGTCTTTTATTTCTTGATTTGTCCACTGTATTCTATGACTTCTTGGAGTGATGTCCGATGTGATGAACATGGGAAAATAACGGCGGTTAAATGGAAAGAAGATGGAGATTTTGAAACTTTATAAATGTCACGAATATAGATAGAGATATGAAGAAAATAATAACAGTCGAAATTGAAACTCATACTTCAGATTTCCCTCAAATTGATAGCGGAAAAGTAGTTGTTGGATATTCACGAGTCGTAAAGGTTAATGGAGTTACAGTTTTTGAAAAGCATGAAACTGCCAAGAGCTACACCGAGGAAAAATCAATCTTAAAAGATTTTACCACAGCAGTAACCCCAACAGGTATTATTGGAATGAATCGTTCTTAAATTATAGCTTGATTTGAGTCTATGCAGAGGTTTCTAAAACCGTTATCTTTGTATTATAAATAATGTAACTACTAAAAGATAACAAACGGAAAATTATGGATGCATCAGAGGCGATTAAGGGGGCTCTTGAAGTGAGTAAAGGAATTGGGGATTATGGGATGATGGCTGTTACGGCGGGTTTCTTCCTAATAATAGCAGTGACAGTAATTTGGTTCTTCATAAAGTGGGTTCAAAAGATGATGGACAACCTTATCACTTCGAACAATACAACGATGGCGCAACTTCTTGAAGAAACCCGCAAGCAAAACGAACGTTTGAACGATATATCAGAGGGGCTTCGCCCAGAAACTCAGATGAGAATAAAAACGATTTCAAACATGGCTTTTGACCTTGAGGTTGAGAAAGTTTGTAGGCTTATTAAAAAGGTTCGGGAAGAAAACCATATCTCAGATAGAGAAGCAACAGAGAAGAAAATACGTTTACTTATTAGCAATATTCACAAGGATAGGAATAGTAAATTCGACAATTTCCATTATAGAGGGGTTAAATTGTCGGCGTACACAAATCAAGAGTGGATTGAGCAGGTCTCTAAAGTTGTTGAGAATGAGATTTACAATGAAGAAGGAGAGAACAATAAAAGAGCCTTTACAAATGTTGAGGCGACTTATGCGTCTATTCGTTTAGACCTTTATCAAAATTTGAACAATTAAAAGCTCTTTTTATATTTAATTGAATTAATAATTAAACATGTTTGTGGGGCGGAACTTCACAGTTCCGCCCCATTTTTATGAAATTTCTTGAAAAACTCTTTGGAATCTCATGAATTCCCACTATATTTGTAGTGTCAAATTTAAAACAGTGAAAGTCATGAAAACTTTAGAAGAATTAAGAACAGCGATTTACAACAAAATTGAAGAAATAAATTCAATGGTTATTAGCGATATTGAATTCTTAGATGAAGATGGGGCTTATAACCCTGAAAAGTTGGAAGAATACCTTGAGGCTTCAAAGAAAAAGAATTTTGCTCGGGCAACTTGCATGAGAATGATTTCAAATTTGATGAAAAGAATTTATGGTGAGTGGACTTTCAGAGATAAGAATTATTCTACTTATGTCCATGAGTTTAAAAAATTTGCTTGCTAACATTGTTTTTAATGTTTAACCAACAGGGCGAAAGCCCTGTACAATATAGAAGATTATGTTTTGCCCCATTTTAGAAAATCAAATCCAGAAACACAAGAAAGACATCGAGAGAGCAAGAATACTTGGGCGCAGCGGTTTTTGCTACTTTGAAGTAAAAGATAAATCTGGAAAAGATTTTATAACAAATATATTGGAAATGGACTGTGGTGAGTATCATCGTAAGAAAAGAGCATTAAGTAGCAGCAAAGTATATAAGACTGTTAACGGATATTGGGGTGCATCATACAATGATGTTAAAGAGCAATATGACACAGATGTAGAGTTGGACTGCCCTGTAATAACTAATTTCAAATACTAATTGTCATGAAAAAATTAAGTCAAGAGAAGATTAATAGCCTGAGAACCGAGTTGGTGGCTCTAAATAAGGCTTATCGCGAGGGAACCCCCCAAATATCAGATGTCGATTACGACCACATGGTTGAAACTCTGAGAGAAAACAGCCCTGAGGACGAGTTTTTCAAAAAAGGTATCGCAGAGGAAGCCACAGACCGTATGGAGCCGTTGCCTGTTCCTATGTACAGTCTTGAAAAGATTAAAGAAATTAAGGACTTGAGGAAGTGGCTTGTAAAGATGAAAGCCGCCGGAGCGAATGAAATTACTGCTATGCCAAAGTTTGACGGGATTAGTCTTGTCGTTGATGAAAACCAGCTGTATGCATGGACACGGGGCGATGGTGTTGAAGGACAAAGGAGTGACTCCCACTATGGCCTTATGGCGAATGGCGAAATGAATAACGACCCCGAAGTCAATTATACTTGGGGGGAAGCCATCATTCCTAAGGTTAGATTTGAAGAAATGAAGACTGATGAGGGCTTCGCCTATAAGAACGCTCGTAATATGGTTGCGGGAATATTTAACGCCGAAACAGGTTATGAGAACCCCTATATTCAGGATATCGTGTTCGTTCGCTATGGCTGTGATATGGAGATTGATAAAGGCGACCAAATTGCCTACATGGGCAAACAGTTTAAGAATGTAACGACATGTGTCAGTTTTTATATAGATGAAATTCTCGACTTATCGGATGAAGAGCTTGAAGAACTTGTTGACACTGAACTGTATGACACATTCAAAGACGGGAAGTACAGGATAGACGGTGTGGTTATTGAGGTTGACGAATATGCTGTTCGTAAAAAGTTAGGCAGGCTCCCTAATGGTAATCCGGCGTATGGAATAGCCTTTAAGAAGGATGCTTGGTGTGACCTGTATCAAACAACAGTCACCGGAATTGAGTTTGGAATAGGGAAGACGGGCGTTTTAAATCCAGTTATTCTCATGGAACCTGTTGAGATGAACGGGGCAACCGTTTCAAGAGCAACCGCCTATAATGCAGCTTCCCTAATTGATAATCACATTTGTAAGGGGGCGATAATTGAAGTGACCAGAGGTGGAGAGGTTATTCCTAAGCACGTCAATACAATCAGTTACGATGAAAATGAGTTCACAGCCATGATGGACGATATTATTATTTGCCCCTCATGTGGGGGACCACTGAAGTGGGATGAGACTCATGTGAACCTTGTATGCTCTAACGAGTCGTGCAAGGAACGTGTGATATCGGAGCTTGTGTATTTCTTCCGCACGATGGGTTGCGAACAGTTTGAGGAGCCTACGATACGTCGTTTGTATTCATTCGGGTATAGAACGGTTGACTCAATATTAGAGGCTCATAGGGCAGAGTTCCAGAAGTTGTTAGGGAAGTCAAAGGGTAAGACCGTATCAGAACAAATACAAAAGGTTTTAGCGGGCGTTCCTTTGGCTCGGTATTTAACGGCGTTGAATATATTTGACGGGAAGATTGCCGAAGTTACCTGTCAAAAAATTCTTGACAGCATGACTTCTGAGGGGGCAGAAAGAATTCGTGAAAAGAAGTATTCTATCTCTACAATTCAAGACGCTGTTGATATGTCGAGGGAACTCCAAGGAATTCCCGGAGTTGGGGAAGTGTTGGCGAAAACGTTTGTGAAGGGATTAGTTAAATTTGCCAAGACTCCAAAAGACGTTCGGGTCGTAATAACTTATACTCAGACTCCCGCTATATCCTTAGCAGGAGGAGTTGAAAAGCTATATGTTTGCATGACGGGCTTCCGGGATAAGAATCTTGAAGCCGAAATCAAGGCAAAGGGTCATGAAGTTGTCAACGGAATAACGAGAAATTGCAATGTTTTGATTGCCAAGGACGTTAATAGTAAATCAGGAAAAATCAAAGAAGCCCTTGAAAAGGGCGTTAAAATTGTATCAATTGAGCAGTTCATGAATGAGATATTACTATAAAGATACTAAGTTCTTCTATATAGGGTTTTCTTACGACCCCGCCCTTGTAGCAGCCGTCAAGAAGTTTACAGGGGCGGGGTATAACCCCCAGAACAAAGAGTGGTATGTTCCTTTTTTACTCGTGACATTGAACCCTTTAATGAAGTGGCTCAAGGATAATGGATTTGAAGAAGGAATGCATTACACTCCGTCGAAAAGAGTAGTAAATTTCGTTGAACCCCCTGAAATAATAACCCCCGACACTGTTTTACAAGCGTGTCGGGAATTGAACTTTAAGCGTGTTCCTCGTTCCTATCAGTGTGAGGGGGTTGCGTATATGATTAACCACGGAAACTGCATTAATGGGGATGGATGTGGACTTGGAAAAACCGCTCAGACAATTCTTACGATAGAACTGTTAGGGGCGTTTCCAGCTTTGATTATATCACCAGCGTCCGTAAAGTATAATTGGAAGAAGGAATGGGAAAAGTGGAACCCCGAAAGAAGCGTTGGGGTCGTTGAGAGAAAGAAGAAAAAGCCTGACATCAGTGTTTGGGAATGTGATGTCGTTGTAATTAATTACGATATTCTGGGCGAAAGAAACATGGAAAAACCGACCGCAAAATTCAAGGAACTTTTGAAGAGGCTGTGGGTATCATGTGCAATAGACGAGATACACTTCCTAAAGAATGAAAAGGCTTTACGTACAAAGATGGCTAAGAAGATTACAAAGAGAATACCGAATGTTTGGGGACTTACGGGGACACTCACACAAAAGAAGCCCGCTGACCTTATACAGCCTTTTAAAATCATTCGGCGATTTGATGACATCTTTGGGGATACCCTTGAATTTAAATTCAGGTATTGCAATGCTAAGAACACGATGTTCGGTTTTGATTACAGTGGTTTCAGCAATCTTGAAGAACTTCACGAACTGTTGAGAATGGGGGGTTATATTAGACGAAATAAGCGAGATGTACTCACCGAGCTTCCACCTCTCATTGAGCAAACTATTGAAGTCCCTATAACGAACTTAAAAGAGTACCAGCGAGCCGAAAACGATTTAATCAACTATCTTGAGAAAATAGATATTGAGCGTGCGAACAATGCAGTTAATGCTCCTCACCTTGTTATGGTGAACACTTTAAAGAACCTGAGTATTCAAGGGAAGCTGTCTTTCATTAAGACATACATTAAAGAGTGGCTTGAGGCAAATGAGGATGAACAATTGTTAGTATTCGGTGTTCACAGGGAACCTCTTCAGGCTTTAGCGGAAGACTTTAAAGCCCCTGTAATCCAAGGGGGTGTTTCTTCCGAGCAGAAACAGCGTATTGTCAATGAGTTTTCTCAGAAGAAATGCCGCCTGTTGTTTGCTAATATTAAGTCGGCTGGAACAGGGACTGATGGCCTTCAAGAAAATTGTAGTAATCTTGTCTACATTGAGCTACCAGACAATTCAACCGACTTGGAGCAAACGAACAGTCGTCTTGAGCGAATGGGGCAAAAGAATAGTATAATTATCACCTACCTATTATCTCCCGACACAATAGACGTCGAAATGAGAGAAACCGTAAAGGATAAAAGTCTTATTACTGGGGTCATAAATAGGGGAGAAAGTGAAGAGCAACTTCTTATGAAGAAATTCTTTAAGAAACATGGGAAGAAATAGCGACTGAAACGTTATATGATATATCACCAAAAATCGAAATAATTATGTCTAAATTTCAAGCAAAGTTCTGGGGAAGTAAATTCTCTAAAGGACAGCTTCAGAAGCAATGTATTGAAGTAGAGGCTCCCGATAAGGGAAGCGTCGAAGAAGTCTTGATGCGTCAAGGATGGGTAAAGGTTCATGGCCTAAAAGTAAGAGGAGTAGAATAAATGGATAGAATTCCGATAACAATATTCACTGATGGAAGCTGTAATGTAAAGTCTCCCTATAAATTAGGGGGCTTTGGGGTGTATTTACAAGCGGAAGACGAGGAGATATTTCTTCGCAGAGGCTTCTTTAACACAACGATTTCACGTATGGAAATGAAAGCCTTGTTATCGGCCGTGAAAATGATTGACCCCGATGTATATACGCATGTAACAATCATATCAGATAGCAATTTTGTTGTAGAGTCTTTTCGTCAGGGATACTTAGCCCAGTGGAGAAGGAACGGTTGGGGTGGGGTTAAAAATCAAGAACTTTGGAAGGAAATCCTGTACGAGATAGAAAGAAGACGCAAAATGTTGTTTGGGATTGCTTGGACTCCTGGGCATCAAACGGATATGACCGTTCCCTATAATTATGGAAATGCTATTGCTGACGCTTTAGCGGATTATAAATCTCAGGATAAATATCTTCCAGACGTTACGCCTCTTAAGGATTACGCCTATTATTATCATGAAGGAAGCGACTTTCTTTTCGTAGAAAGGTCTGATGATGAAGGCATAAGAAAATTGGACTCAATAGGAGACGTTATTTGTATAGGGGACTGTAAGGCTGCTACACGTGAAGAACTGAACAAGGTTATCAAGGGAAAGCCTTTTCTTGAGGATATGGTATTGAATGGAAAATGTGAAATTTCTTTAGAGCTATCTAATTATGCCACAACTTGATGAGTATAAGCAAGCTATCGTGAATGAATACACGAGTTCGAGCAAAAATATATTTGTGAATGCGACAGCGGGTTCGGGGAAGACATTTACCTTGTGTGAACTGTCAAGAAGAACTCCCCCTGTAAAGAGTTCAATATTCATGGCGTTCAATAAATCAATTGCCGAAGAACTTCAGAACAGGCTCCCGCCCCAAACGAAAGCATCAACTCTTCACAGTTATGCACTATCTTCTCTGAGAAAAGCATTTAACTTTGATTTTCAACTATCGGACTCAAAGAATTTTAAATTTGTTCTTGAACATATTAAGTTTCCTCATGTTCACGTTAAGAGAATTCCTGGATTAGCGGTACAAATATGCAGGCTCTATGACCTTATGCGGTTTAACCTCGTAGGAGACGATATAGAGGCTTTAATTTCATTGGGTGAGAGGTACGGTGAGGACGTCGATGAACAAATTGCTGAGAAGACAATAGAGCTCCATAGGCTTAACAGAAAGGCGGCGGATAATTACTTTTTAAAAGGATATTCTTCTGGGAAGCTTCCTATTGATTTTACTGATATGCTGTATTATGCGGTAAAATATATTGATGACGCTGACTTCAAGAGGTACAATGTAGTTATGCTTGACGAGTGTCAAGATATTAGCCCTTTGCAATTTGAATTGGTGAAACGTTGTAAGACTCCACGGGGGCGACTTATAGCTGTTGGGGATGAGAAGCAATCAATATATTCTTTTATGGGAAGTAATTTGGACTCTTTACACGCAATTAAGTCGGCTCCTAATACAGTTTCTTTACCACTTTCAATGACATATCGGTGTGCCCATAATATTGTTGATGAAGCCTGTACAGTTTTCCCCAATAGCATAGTGGCCGCCCCAGGAGCTCAAGAGGGGGTTGTAGGCTACAAAAGCTACTTGGAAGCAAATGATGGAGACTTTATTTTATGCCGGAATAATTCCCCGCTCGTAAAGGCCTTTATTGATTTGCTTCGCCAAGGAAAGAAGTGTTCAATTCTTGGAAAGGAATATGGAGAAGACCTCGTTAGGCTTATAGACAGCGTGAACGATATCTTTGGGCTTGAGCAAGTTCTTACTAACTTTCAGGAAAAATTAAAAGCGAAAGGGGTTAAGAACCCTGAAAGGAATGAAAGCTATGGAACCTTAGAAGAAAAAGTTCATGTTCTTTTGGATTTATGGGAGTATTTTGGAAATTTGGAATCAGTTCGTGACCAAATTAAGAATATCTTTGTCGAAAACCAAAACAAAGGTATCCTATTGAGCACCGTCCATAAGTCTAAAGGCCTTGAAGCCGATAGAGTATTCTTTTTAGAGCCAGATTTAATTCCCAGTAAATTCGCCGTAACGGAATTGGCGTTATATGCTGAAAAGTGTCTTAAATTCGTAGCAATAACACGTGCCCGAAGGGAATTGTATTATTGTTATTTAAAATAGTATTTGTATGGAAAAAGTAAAGCAAACACCTGCCGACCTGTTCGTTATGGTTCCAAAGGAAACACGTAGAGGTCGACGTATTACCCTTGTAAAATGTGACAGGGTTGAAAAATTGAGGGGCATCGCCCCCACAAAAGAGATTTTACAGACACATTTTGAAACAGAACGGGTCCGAATGAAAATTCATGAACAAAATGAGGAATCAAAATATGTTCCCCAACCTTTGTTTTTGGAAATAGAACCGGACTTGTTTCAAGAAATTATTGAACAGGCTCAAGCGATTGACAGGGATGTCCCCAGTGATTTCATAGCACTGACATTAGGAAACAAGTTTCCCTGCTGTATTATAAAGCAACAAGAGCCGAATGTTGAATCTCAAAAATCTAATGATAATGATTGAAAAAGACAGCCGCCCCGAAATCGGGGAATATGTGTTTTTAAGCAAGTATTCTCAAAATAAAGACGGAAAGAAGGAGTCGTGGAATGAAGCAGTTGATAGGGTAATGTATATGCACTATCAACGATACGAACAAAGAATTAAAGAAGAAGACCGCTATGAATTCAATCGTATGTTTGACGAAGCGACTTCGTTGTATCGTGCTCAACGAGTTTTAGGTGCGCAAAGAGCGCTTCAATTCGGTGGGGAGCTTATGCTCGAAAAACATGCTCGTTTCTACAACTGTTCTTCTACCTATATTGACCGCATTGAGGTATTTGAGGAAATCATGTATCTGTTACTTTGTGGAGCGGGTACAGGGTATAGCGTTCAGCACGTTCACACGAAGGAACTCCCGATTCCTAAAGGCTTTAACAACCAGAAAGAGCTCGAAAAGTTTATTGTTCCCGATACAATTGAGGGATGGGCACAGGCTGCTGGAAAGTTGATGACAGCCTATTATATGGGTCTTCCAGACATCAATTTTGACTATTCCCAGATACGCCCAAAAGGCGCTCACATTCGTGGGGGGTTTAGAGCTCCTGGTCCGGAACCCTTAAAGAAAGCAATAGAGAAAGTCCATTCCTTTTTGCTGAAAATCAAAGGGCGTAAACTGAGGCCTTTCGAGCTACATTACATTATTTGCATTTTTGCTGATAGTGTTGTTACAGGGGGCGTGCGCCGTTCGGCAATGATTAGCATATTTGACGCTGATGACATTGAGATGGCAAGCTGTAAAACAGGAGATTGGTTCACAACTATGCCAGAGTTATGTCGTTCAAACAATTCTGCTGCTATCCTTCCAAACACTTCGAAGGAAGTGTTCGACAAAATATTTGAGTCAACAAAAGCCTTTGGGGAGCCTGGATTTGTCTTTATAGACAAGACAGATTTCGTTTACAACCCGTGTGGGGAAGTAGGAATGTTTCCTAAAATTCAAGATGAATTTGGTACGTGGCATTCAGGCTGGGGGTTCTGTAATCTTGCTGAAATTAACGGCGGAAAAATTGAAACCTCTGAAGATTTCTATAAGGCGTGTGAAGCGGCTTCGTTTATCTGTACCCTACAAGCTGGGTACACTTCTTTTAAGGTACTCAGGGAGTGGTCTCAAAAGATAGCTGAAAGAGACGCCCTTATTGGTGTTGGTGTCACAGGTCTTTGTGAACAGCCTCAAATATTGTTTGACCCCGAAGTTCAGAGAAAGGGTGCTCAGATTGTTGTTGAAACGAACAAGAAAGTTGCTAAGATGATAGGAATCAGTCCTGCGGCTCGTTGTACGGTTGTCAAGCCGTCTGGAAACAGTTCCCAGCTTCTTGGAACTCTTTCTGGTATTACTCCTGGACACGCCCGTCATTATATTCGCCATATTCAGGCGGCTGATACTGAACAGGCAATTCAACTGTGGGAAAAGGTTAACCCCCAATGTGTTGAGGCAAGTGTCTGGAGCCCTGATAGAGAAAAGGTCATAGCCTTCCCAGTTACTCTTCCTGAGACTTCGTTCTTGAAACAGAACCTTTCCGCAATTGATTTTCTTGAACTTGTTCTTCTGACTAAAAAGAATTGGATTGAATACGGAACAAATTTGCTCCACCCCTCAACAGTTGAGAATCCTTCGTTGAGAATGAACGTGTCAAATACGTGCACTGTTCGCCCCGAAGAATGGGGTGATGTAAGAGAATTTTTGTGGGAGCATCGTAATGAGTTCGGTGGTATCAGTCTTCTCTCCTATTATGGGGATTTAGATTACCCACAGGCTCCATTTACGGAAGTTCTTGACGAAAATGAATTGGCAGCACACTACGGGGCTGGAGCTATTCTTTCGAGTGGGCTGATTGTTGACTCTCACAAGGTGTTCAAGGATGTGTGGGAAGCCTGTAATGCGGCTTTAGGATATGCTCCTAAACTGTTAGAGGTTACTCCAAAGGACATTGGTGATTATGTCGCAAATAATGTAGTTGATGGGAAGTTCCTTGTAGATATTGACGGTATTCAGTTCTCAGATGTGAACTGTGTCATAGACTACTTGAACCGTCGAATTCAGAAACGCCAGGATTGGATACGTAGGTTCAATTCATTTGCGGATAAATACATGGATGGTGACCGCCTCAAGACTTCCTATTGTTTGAAGCATGTGAACGCTTTCCACAAATGGCAGGCCATTTGTCGGGCTGTGTCTGTTGATTATTCAGAGATACAGTGGGAAGAAGTGAAGAAGGAAGCCGGAAGCGAAATAGCTACTGCCTGTGCGGGGGGAGCGTGTTCCATTGAAGAGTATCACGCTTTGAAAAAATAAATGGTTTATATTTGTATCGTTAATTTAAATGGTATGAATATATGAAGGAGAAAATTTTAGGAGAGGTTTATTTAGTAACTTGTTTAGTCACTGGGAAGAAATATGTTGGGATAACTTCAAGAGGTTATTTAAACCGTTGGAAGAAACATGTTGCTTTGTCTAAATCAAAAGGGACTGGATTACATGAAGATATACTTAAATTTGGGAAAAGTTCTTTTCAAATTGAAGTTATTGAAAGTAAATTGTATTCCAATAGAGACAGATTAGCAAAATGGCTTTTTAAAAGAGAAAGGTTTTGGATTTCTTATTACGATACCTATAATAACGGTTATAATTTAACCGAGGGTGGAGACGGGGTTGCTGGTTCATATAAATCAAAAGTCATAAAAAATCTTATGAGTGAAATGATGAAAGATTTATATAAAAGACATCCAGAAGAAAAATTTCTTAGAACACGGCGTGCTCATGAAGAAAATAGAAAGCCCGAAAAGCGTAGAAGAATGTCAGAACTTCAGAAAAAGCGGTTTGAAGAAATGACCGAAGAGGAACGTAAATCCCATAAAGAAAAAACTATTCAGGGGATGAATAAACTCTCTCCTGAAATTAAGGAACGTATTAAAAAGAATCAGTTTAAGAAAGGGCAGAAAGCATGGAACAAAGGATTAGAGACTCCTGAGGACGTTCGACTTAAAATTTCAAACAGCGAAAAGGGTCGAAAGGCTTGGAACAAAGGAGTTCCGATGTCTGAAGAACAAAAGAAGAAAGTTTCTGAAAACCGCAAAGGAATCACTGCTTGGAATAAGGGAAAGAAAGTTGAAAGGAAAGAAGTGTGCCCTGTTTGTGGAAAGTTAATTTGTTGGAATATGATGAATAAACATATAAAAGCGAGGCATACAAAGAAATAAATTAAGAAAAATTGCCCAAGACTTCAGAAAGACTGTTGTCTTGGGCGTTTTATATAAAAATTAAGAAAATCAAGAAATAAATTATGGACGTCAAAATTTTGTTTAAAGAGCATGCTCAAAAGGCTATGTTCGAAGGAATTGAGGAACTCACCGAAGCCGTTGCTTCTACTCTTGGTCCGAAAGGGCATACCGTTATTATTGATAAGGGCTACGGGATTCCTCACATTACTAAAGATGGGGTAACAGTTGCCCGTGCCTATGACACGAATGACCCTATGAAACGAATGGGAGCGGTTCTCGTTAAGACCGTTGCAGCCAAAACCTGTGACGAAGCGGGTGATGGTACGACAACCGCTACAATATTAACGCACGCACTTATAAAAGAGGGAATGAACGCTCGAATAGGTGTTAAGAGCCCCCAGAAGTTTAAACAGGGTATGGAAGCCGCCAGAGATGAAGCCGTTGAAATCATTAAGGCTTTGTCTTCAGAAATTGGCGAAAACGATTTCGACAGAATTCAACAAATAGCTACAATCAGCGCTAACGGAGATGAAGAAGTAGGGGCACTGATTACAGAAGCGATTGGAAAGGTAGGTAATGACGGAGTCATTACCGTTGAAGAATCCGGGAACAAAAGCGAATGTGAGATTGAAGTGACAACGGGCTTCCAATGGAACAAAGGTTTAGTGAACCCCTACTTTGTTACCGATGCTGAAAGAATTGAATGCGTTCTTGACCGACCCTATGTTTTAGTATTTGGCCAGAAAATCAACTATCCCAATGAAATATTAGCTATCGTTCAGGGCGTGTATAATAATCAAAGAAGCGTTTTGATTGTTGCTCCTGATGCTTCTCACGACGTGTTGAAATTCCTCGTTCAAAATGTTAAGCAGCAAAACGGGTTAAAGGCGTGTTTTGTGAAAGCTCCGGGATACGGCCAAATTCAAAAAGATTTGATAGAAGACTTCTCTGTGAAAATGGGCGCTGTAACGGTTGCCGAGGAGTATGGGAACCCCGTTGAAAAATTAGGAGTTGATTGGCTGGGCGAATGCGAACGGGTGATTGTTTCCTCTAATCAGACTGTCGTTATTGGTGGGGCTGGAAAGGAAGAAAGCATCGCTTCAAGAGTAGAGTCGATTAAGAACTGCCTGAAAGAAGAGTCGAACTCCTATGACATTGAAAAATTCCGTGAGCGTATCAGTAAGTTGACAGGTGGCGCAGCCGTTGTTTACGTAGGGGCGGACAGTGAAGTTGAATTGAAAGAGCGTAAGGATAGAGTAGATGACGCTATTGCCGCTACGAGAGCCGCTATTGAAGAGGGCTATGTCACAGGTGGGGGAACAATTCAATTGAGACTTTCCCAGCTTTTGTTCGAAAAGGCAAACAAGGAACTTAAAGAAGAAAACCCTGATTTCATTACAGGCTTTAAAGTTGTTGCGGAAGCCCTGATGTATCCGTTCCGCCGTTTGTGTGAACATGCGGATGTCAGCCCGATTAAGACCGAACTTGAAATCACCGCCGCACAATCTACTTTCAATGAGGGCTTCAACCCTAATACGGGAGAGATTGAGAATATGCTTTCAGCGGGTATTATAGACCCCGCAAAAGTTGCGAGAGTATCCCTTGAAAATTCTGTATCAGTCGCTATTCAGTTCCTGAATACAACTTGCGCAATATCTGCAAATGACGAACCTCAAAATAAATAACCATGAGCCAAAAACAAATCCGAAAGGGAGATATCTGTCGCGTTCGCCATAATAATAGCAATCACGGGTTTAAAGAGAATACCTTGGTTGTTATATTAGAGTGCTTCCCCAAGCGGGTTGAATTCCCTCACTACTTTAAGGCAGCAACCCGCACTGAGTGGTGGTATGTTGATATAAGCGACATTACATTGTTCTCCCGTAACAAAGACGCCGATGAGGATGATTATTAACCTTTAAAGAAAATTATTATGCTATTAGAAGTTAGAACGAAAAGGTTGACCGTAACCGATAACAATACTTATAAGACGGTCAAGGAAGCCTATCTGATAGAGGCCGACAGTTTTACCGAAGCTGAAACTGTCATGTGTAAGTATGCCGAAAAAGAGTATCCGAATCAGGATTTTCAAATCTCAAGAATTTCTCCAACGAAGATAGCCTCTACTTACATCACAAAGGAATCTGAGGGCACAACAGACCCATGGTGGAAATGTAAGATTGAATTGATAGAAATGAGGGATGGCAAGAATGGCGAATTAAAGCCAAAGAAAGTTCCTTTCATTATTCTTATCCAGGCTCAGAGTTCTGATGACGTTCCACCTTTTGCTACTAAGATAGGGAAGAGCAGTGCTTTGACGATTTTGAAGTCGTTCGAGTTGAAAAGACAAAAGTCGTTGACGTTATTCTTCGACCTGTTGAGCAGCCGAAAACTAAATCAAAGAAGAAATAATATACAGGCGGGGAAACCCGCCTTTTGTTTACAACTATGGAGAAGAAACCAATCCCACCAAAAAGAAAGATAACCGATGATGACGTTGCCCGTATAATGAGAAACGCCCCTGATTATATTCTTGATGCTTCGGAAACTATTAAGGACTTATATCTGGCGGCTGAGTGGGCGAAAGAGGAACGTGACCTGTCTCCTAAAAGATATTATGACCTCATCCTAAAGAAGGATACTGAAGAAGAACGGGTTCTGTCTATAGACTTCCAACAGACAGTGAACGTTGGGGCGTTCGTCAAGACAAATGGGGGTGATTTGTCAGAAGTTCGAAGTGCGAATGCTAAGCGATTGCAATATCTTCAGCTTGACAGAGCCTATCAAAGAGCCGTTCTTGAGTTGAACAAAGCTATGGGAATCCGTAGCCGAAAGCCTCGTAATATCGTTGACTATACAGGCACGATAATGGAACTTTTTGGAAAGTTCTACACCGTAACTGACGTCAGCAAAGTCATGGCGAAGGAATACCGAATTAAGATTCCTGAGGATGAACTCAAGAAGTTTTTCGTAGACAATCGGGATTTGATTACCCGCCGCCGTGCGGAATATGTTCTTCAGAACAAGGATTTCCGAATAGCCACTGAAACAGGCCGTCTTGAAGTTCTTAACCAGATGCTGGTAGAGGTTGAAATCAAGAACAGAGCCGCAGGGGGAAGTAATGTTGATTACTGCAACCTTATACTCCGTATCATTGAACAAGCCCGTAAAGAGGTCAAGGGGAATGAAATCAAGATGACCGTTGACGGCCGGATTGACATCAACGCAACACTTCACGCCGAGAACAATGTGATGTCCGTCATGAAGCAGATGTCTATCAATGCTCTTGTCATTGGGCTGACGGCTGCTAAGGCAGGATTGAATCCTTCGGTGTTGATAGCCCAATTAGCTAACAGTTGGTACAGTAAGTTTAATGGATTTAACGGGAACATTATGGACGGAGCAACCGTTCAGCTCCCGTCAGCACTCATCAAACAGTATGACTGGGAGAAGATGGAGAAAGCCTCTAAACAGTTTATTGACGAATTCACTCCGATAGCGGAAGTTATAGACGAGGAAGAGGAAGAACTGAATGAACTCGCTGAGGATAGGAAGAAACGCCTGTTACAGTCCCTTAAATCAATGAAAGCTGCGAAGAATAATGAGGATTCAAAGGCGAATGCCTATATGCCAGATGACAGGCAGGTTGATTCCCTAAAGGGAAACGGGGTTATCCTGACTCCTGAACCTGTTGACGAGGAAGAACCTAAGCATAAGTTCGAAGTTGATTATGCCCTTAACAAACATTACAAGCAAAAGAAGGGAATGCGTATTAAGGGCGCCATAGGAGAATCTATTGCTCGTCACAAGGCAATGAAAGAAGAGGGCGAGGAAAACGTTAATAAGGTAGAAGCTGCTGCCGCAGCGAGACGTGAAAGACGTCGAAAAAGAAGATTAGCTAAGAAAAAAGAAAACAACGATGAAAGTGATATATAATACATGGTTCCCGTTTGGGAATTATTCAACGATAAATCTGTTTGGGATATTGTTTACCAAGCAAAAGGAATTGAGTAGAACAACCCTAAATCATGAGAAGATTCATTTGAAACAGATGCAGGAGATGCTCTGGGTCTTCTATTACTTGTGGTATGGGATTGAGTATGTGATTGTACGACTGTTTCACAGGAAGCAGAACAATGCTTATCACGATATAAGTTTTGAGGAAGAGGCTCACAATAATGATGAGAATGTTGAGTATTTAAAGACTCGAAAACATTATGCGTGGATAAAGTACGTCAAAATAAAGAGTATTGATTGAGAATAAAAGAGGGGGCTTTTGCCCCCTTTGTTGTTACGCCCCTGGAGTAGCATTTCGAGAACGATTGAACCAATCTTCTTTCTCCATGGTTTCAATCATGTCTTCGAGAAAGTTCAGGGTTCCTAAATCGTTTTCGGGAACCGCCTTGTGAATGTCCCGGATACTTTTAATAAGTACGCCCCAATCGTTAGTGATAATTTCCCACATTTTCAGAGCTTCAGGAACAGGCTGCTCTTCACCAAACTCAAGGATATGATTGTGAGACATCATTCCAGACATACTTGTAAGAGTGCGCCCGTTAAGCGCTCTGATACGTTCGGCAGTGTCATCAACCCTTTCTATTTGGGCTTCATAGAGCTCTTGCATGTCCTTGTGATAGGACTCAAATGACGGACCGACTACATTCCAATGAAATGCCCAAACTTTGAGCATAAGCGTGAAGTGGTCGGCTAACAGTCCGTTTAATAAAGAGATACTACGTTTTCTCTCTTCTTCAGTTAATCCGATGTTCATGATTCTTTAATATTAAAGATTAATACTTTGTTATATAACGACTACAAAGGTACAAAGAAAAATTTCTTAAGAAAAGTCTGAGAATATACAGGATAAATCATTGTATATATCAAAAGGATGACTAACTTTGTAGTCGAAATTTATAAACCTATTAAAATAAGAGAAAAGATGAAAGATGAACCAAGAAACAGAAGTGCGTGGGAACGGGTGAAGATGGCGCTCCGTTTATTGTTCAGCGTTAAAGCGTTGGAGCCTGTTTATAAAGAAGGATGGGAAGATGGCCGTAGAGAGCTTTATGACGATTACAAGGCTATGAAGAAAACTATTGAGCCTTTCATGAAAAAGGTACATGATAAGGCTTTTCATGGAGATAGTGCTATCGTTATCCCAGGAATGATTCCAACGGAACTGTATCGGATGCCATTCATTCCTACTGAGGATATGCTTGGAGCGGCCGTAATAGTTGGGGATAGTACGTGTCCGCCTGAAACGATTGAAATGAAAGTCAACACTTTCCGCCAGGAAACAATCCAAAAGACGTATAAAGAAGACAGCCGTTTCGCCTCGGATATCCGTGCGGCGTATAATGAAGCCTCTAAGCATCTTGCGAGGTTTTTGTTGGAGAATGGGTTCGTGAAACATCAGGTTATTGCAGACCCAACATCTCCCTATCCTACATTTGTGTTCTTTACAAACGTGATGAAGAAATTATAACTATACTATGTAATTGATTGTACTATTGAGAATGATTGGGCTGGGCTGTGAAGTTCGGCTCAATTTATTTTGAAGATTTCCCGAGGAAACTCTTTGATAATCCAAATTTAGGCCTTATATTTGTATCGTTAAACTAAAACATAAGTAATATGGAACTGACTAATAAAGTTATCCCCGAAAAAGTAAAGGTAAAAATTTCTAAACTGAAGGAACTCTCAGAAAGAGGAGATGGTGGCGAGGCTTTGAATGCTCAACGAGTGTTAGACGAATTATGTCTAAAGTATGGTATAAGCAAAGAGGAACTGTATGAAGACCCTATGGAAACCTATAAGTTCGAAGTTCGGAAGTCTTCGTTGAAAATATTCCTTCAGGTTTTGGTTTCAAAAATAGGAACGACAAAGCGTTACATAGAAGATTGCCACATTTATGGCTATTCGGGAAAGTCCGCGAGAGTTGTTGAAGTTAAATTAACCATAAGCGAATACATTGAAATCAGCCAGCTTTGGGAATGGCATCGGAAGAACTTTTATGAAGAACGTAGACGGTTTCAAAAATTATTCGGGAGTGCCTACATAGAAAAATTTGGATTGTATCCGTGTGAAACGGATGAAACATTCGAAGAATACATGAAAGACATCCAACCCAAAAAGGAAGAGGACTTCAATGACATGATGGCGATAGCTTCAATGTCAAATGCAATCAAAGACAAACAATTCCATAAACAACTCGAAAAATAATATGTACAAAATGAGAAAGCCTGCTAAAAAGGAAAGAGATTTCTATTTAGTCCAACGAGCCTTATGTGGTGACCAAACCGCCTACACTGAAATATATAACAGGTATCAGCCAGTATTAGCATTTCAACTGAGTAAGATAATCAAGGATGAAGACCTGTTAGCTGATATGATTTTAGAGAGCTTCGAAAAAGCGTTCGAGCGTTTCCAACGTTTTCAACCCGATTACCAGCTTTCAGCATGGCTGGTGAAGATAGGAACGAACTGTGCCCTTGACTATCTCAGAAAGAAAAATCGTGTTGTTATCGTGAGTATAGATGAGTCATTCAATGATACGGATGACGACAGACCTACGTTACAAATAAAGGACGACAGCCGTAATCCAGAAGAGGCGGCGTCGTTTAGACAGCGCTTGAAGTTCTTAGAGGGGTTGATGAAGAAGCTCCCTGAGATGTCTGAACAGGTTATTCGGCTAAGATATCTCGAAGGGTTCTCGTACGAGGAAATAGCTGATGAGATGGGATTACCCGTTACAACGACAAAGGCAGCGTTGCATAGAGCTCGCAAAGACCTGTCAGCGTTGGCGGAACTGTTTGCCAGTAACGAAATGTCAAGAGAATAAACATATTAAAAGAATATATTAATGAACGATTACTTCCCGGAGTGGCTTCCTACCGATGTTACTCCAACTAAATGAAAGAGGATTATGTTGAGAAATTATTATTTTCAGGACGGGCGATTAGAGCCTGACTGTGGTGTGAAACCCTGTAAGATAGGGAGCTCAAAATGTCACAGATGTGAGCATTGTGTCACTATTGACAGTAAACGCCAACAGGTCGTATGTCTACACGGTACACCTGGATATACGAAGATTCCGGTGTCAGAGCTGATAGTTGGTGACAGGTTCAAGACCGTTAAGAACCCCGACGGCACGCTATACGTTGTTCGTAAGATTGAGAACGGTAAAGTATTTGTAGAACCGAACCCCACGGGGGCTATTACGTTGCCTAAGACAGTCAGTGAGGTGTTCTTCGTTCCTAATATGTGGTAATATGAGCGTTCAGGAATTAATCTGTGTCTTCCTTGGGTTGTTGATTTTGTTTATAGGTGTGTCAAATCTTTATTTGTCTCGCTCTCTTAAAGAAATTGAAACTCATATAGTTACAGCCCGAAGAAATCAAGACTTAATCTATATTCACACTTTACAGGTGAGTTGCATCGCCTTGAGAATATACCTTGATGTTCTGAAAGAGGACTACGAAATAGCCATTGAGGAAGAGGAATATGAGTTGGCTCAGAGATTGCATAAGGTTATTGAGAACAATCAAGATTCCCTTTCGGCGCTTAAATCTGAAATAAGCAGAATGACCGAAGATGGAAATTATTCAACATTCAGAAGAAGTTCGGGCGAAGCCCCGAACCAAGCCTAAAGAGAATCTCCGTTTTTTAGAGGAAAGGTTCAAGAACATCATTAAACGTAAACCTATGAAAAAGGAAAAGACTTATTTGGTGGTAGATATTTCGAAAGGCTGTTCGTCTGACGAATATTATCGCTTACAAGGAACGCTCGAGGAATGTCAGGCGTATATCAAGGAACACGAGAATGAACCTAACTTAGTAATAATACCATGATACACTTCGCTCAGAATAATGACATCATCATTGGCGTAGACTTTGGACACGGTAACGATATCGCAGTGAAGACCACGGCAAAGGTTCACGATGATGGTAGGCTTGAAATACTGAAATCAGAACGGTTAGGAAGAACCCGTGATATTACGCAGGAACTCCGAGATAGAATGATTGAGGAATTAAAACAGTTCAGCAATGGCACTTCACAGCAATTGGAACGTCCTGACGCTCCCTATTAAAGCCGACGGAAAGTATAAGATTGGTGATACGTATCACGTGTCAGATAAGGATTACCCTAAATTTTGGAAGTTCGATGGATTGGTGATACAAAATATCGATTATTCGTGGGGTGTTCGTTTACATTTCAGTGTAAAGGATTGGCTGGAAGCCAAGCCAGATATAGAAAGGCTTGAGAGAATAAAGGGGCGAAAATCGCCCTGTCAGTTGAAACATTTTTAGAAATAATTAGCTAAAATTAAGAAGATTATGGAAGCATTTAAAGTAAGACTCATTCAAGAGTAGTAGAACTTGATGAGCGCACAGAAAAGTTAGAGGAGTTCATCCTCAAAAATCCTAAATTCGAAAGCCTCGAAATAGAGATTCAAACATCAATGTTGGCTCAGAGGGAAGCGATGAAGGAGTACCGTCATTCGCTGAAACATCGAATGAAACTGTTAGGGATAACTCATGATGACGTGGTTGCCTATAAGCATCCGTATCAGAATATGTCCTTCGGTGAAGCATTACAGGCTCTTGAGGCTGGTAAGTGTGTTGCTCGTAAGGGGTGGATAACTACCTGTTTCGTGGTAAAGCAAATCGACAGTGACATTCCGGCTGAGGTTGTTCCTAAGATGCAGTCGCTTCCCCAGCATGCAAAGAACTTGTTGGGTGCGTTTGGAGTGGGAAGTATCAGTTACCGTTCACAATGTTTGTTGGTAGAACAGGCTGGGGATGGTAACGGTGCTACGAACTACGTTCCGGACTGGGTTGATATGTTTGCAAAGGATTGGTTCGTATTAGGAGGCGAGTGATGATAGTGTAAGCGTATTTGTAGAGAGCATTCATAGAATTGAATTTCGATAAAATCTTGAGGGAGTCATCTACAGAACCCCGCTGAGGACTCATTAATTGGTTGAGGAGTGTATTGAGAAGAGGGAACTCGGACGGTACACTCCTCAGCACGTCTCGAACAGGGACGTGCACCCATCAAAGATAATATTCTGAGCCCCAATTCATTATCTTCCCTTATGAGAGCTCTATGACATACCTATATCAAGTAATGAGGTGTAAGGTTCGGTTATATGGTGGTGAGATGGGGGTGAGGTAAGGGCTGGGTTATAGGGAATGATATGGTTGGTTAATTGGGGTTGGGGAAGAAAGGCTCGGTTTGGGTGGTTTAAGACTGATTGAGGGCTGGGTTAATTGGGGTTGGGTATGTTTTGAATCCCGACCGCAACACCCTCTCCGGCAAGAAATCCCCGCACGTCAACCCGCCTGTATGCGTCAGACATCCTCTATCTACCGAATTCCACATAGTGAGGCATTATAATCTTCCCAATTACGCCCCGAAGAGTTGTATGGATAGCAGCGTCAGCCTGAGTGCTTCCCGAGTGCAGCACGTCTGGTAAAGAGACATACAGCGAAATGACGCTCCCCTATCAGATTTCTCATTCCGGATAAACTTCGTCGTTCCTGTAAAGCCCGTAAAATGATGAAATAAATATTTACAAAATCGGTGGGTGAGAAACTGGAGCGTTTACTTGCATACACTCCGGGAACTGGGTCGCAGGGGTTGCGAAGCTGACACGCCTCTGATTATCAGCTCCTAACATGGTCACCCCACAGCGAGTTAAGTGTGAAATGACTCCCATGAAACGTTAAATCTTGAAGAAAATCTGAAGAATTCCGTGAAAGTTCCTTGTCAATTCAATTGAAACCACTATATTTGTACTGTCAAAAGTAAACAAAGTGTCAAATTTAAAACATTAAAGGATATGAAAACGTCACAAGATTTTAACAACAACTTCGAACAATACAACGCCTACATCGAAAAAGAGATAGCAAACCTTAATCGTATGCGTGAAGAAATCCAAGCAAATGGCGCTGTTGCCCAACAAATCATTAATGACTTGGAACCTGTATTAGAGAAGTTACACCTGAAAATAGAAGAATTCACTATGAACCAGCCTAACAAAGAGGTCGCTTCTAATAAGGGTGGCATTTGGCTGAGACTCTTGTCTGACGGTAAGTTTAAGTTCATCAAGTTCGCTGGTTATACTTCACGTGGTGCTGGTAAGAATGAAGGACGCCTGGACAGTAAGGCTGAAAAGATGGTTAATACGGTTGGTAATGCCTTAGGACACCGATACAAGAATTTCGATTGCTATGTAAATTCTTACAGCCTTGAAGTAAAGAATGAGTCTGAACAAGGTACAGTCATAATGAACCTTTCTTATACTTTCTAAGAAAATCTTGAGGAATATCCCGGAATTTCTTCCGGGAATTCTTTGTTTATTCAATTGAAAGACGTATGTTTGTATCATCAAATTAAAACTAAGGAATTATGGTAAGTATTACAATTAACAACGAAAACACCGCTAAAGAATTTTCTTATTCACTTGAAAATTTAGAAGTAGATTATGATATGTATATGAATGCTCCGGTGTATTTATTTGAAGTTGAAGCCGATAAATCACTTGTAGAGAACTTGCTGAAATCAGCACCGAAGAATACGTACACAATCGATTAACATAACTCTTTAATTCATCCACCATGGAAAAACTCATTAAACTGTATAACGGCCAGTTCGGCCGTAAACATCTGAAAGAAAAGTACGCTAAGGTGTGGAAAGGCTTTTGGAACGTCATCATCTTCGCTATTTCATTCGCCCTGTTCATGGGTATCATACAGGGGCTGACTAAGCTGTCTAATCTTATTAATTACGTAGTTTGGGGATAATATGAGAACGCTAACGATTAACAACAAGTCAGGAGAGACGGACAAGGCCGTCCAGTACTGTATCAGGTTTTGGATTGTAGAGGCTCCTCATAACCCCGTCTGCTGGAAGGGGAAGGAATGCAGCTTCTACACATGGTTCCCTAAAAAGATAGTACGGGTAATTGATGATACTCACATCGGAGTTCCTAAGCCATTCCTCTTTCAGACTATAAAAGCTATCTCAGAAAGACACCCGTTTCAGAACGTCAGATACATGGCGAGAAATCATCCGGAGACGTTACAGTGGATTGAGCCGACGAAACCAGAAAAATCTTGAAGAATTCCACGAAAAAGTCAGTAAAACTCTTTGGTAATTCAATTGAATCCACTACCTTTGTAACATCAAAAGTAAATCAAACGTCAAACTAAAACTTAATAAGTTATGAAAACAACAGTAAACAACATCGCTTCTGAGAACAGTACATTCGTAGTAAACCAAGACATGCTGAATGAAAAGAAAGCTCTCAAATACATCAGCAAGCCTAACATGCTCGCAGCCATCAAGGAAATCTGTGAGGCTATCAAGTCAATGAACAGTAAGTTCACTCCTAAGGAATACACCGAAGCTGACGGCAAGAAAGAACTGTTCGACGCCTATGGCCGCTTCTACACCGTATATTCTGAACTCAAGAAAGTAGAGGAAGAAGCCCGTCACCGTGCTGAGGAAAAGGCTGAACGTGAAGAAAGAGCTCGCCAGAAGGAAATCGAAAAGAACACTAAGGAACTCATCAAGCCTGCTGAACCTGTAAAGACTGAGGAGCAAATCAAGGCCGAACAGGGAAAGAAAGCCTCTAAGGAGAAGAAGGAAAAGGCCGCTAAAGAGCCCAAAAGAAGCCGTACAGCCGACGCTCAGGAACGTCTTGACAAGTACACCGCCGAACTCAAGGAAAAGGAAGCTATTGAAAACCCGACTCACGAGGTTAAGCACCGTATCGCTTCTCTTAAGCGTAAAATCGAGCGTGCTAACAAGGCTCTGGGAGTAAACTAATACTCCCAACCATGAAAAGCCTGTTGACCTACGTAATGTTCTTGTTATGGCTCAAAGACATTATCAGTAACAAATGAAAACTCTCACAGTAATAGTGCTCCTCATCATTGGAGCGCTTCTATACTACGAACGTAAACATGGGCAATAATGACTCAACCCCTGTAAGGGTTCCTCTATGTAAATCATGCGTTCTGAACAGAGAGTGCCCCCGAATAAAGTACTTAAAATGTAAAGACTATATCAAAAAGAAAAGATGATTATGAAGAAACTGTCAATTTTAGCAATGATAGCTCTGATAGGGGCTTCTTGCACAAAACCAACTCCGAAACCAGTAAATGAAATTGCTGACAACCTGAGTGAAATCGAAAATCAAGCCCGCTATGTTGACGCCGTCGAAGCGGTTCAAGGCGAAATAAACTATCAACTCGCCTATGGATGCTTTCGTAAGTTAGGTTCCCGAAGACTTCAGGCAGCCGTGGACTCCGTCACGAGCTACGTTTACAAGGAACTTTTCAACAACAATAAGAACATCTTGAACGAATTGACTACCAAGGCCGTAACGTACGAAAGCCACAATCAGGACTCCATGGTAATAGGTAGAATTATGGGGTGGTTAGGACAAGACGGAACTTTCGAGCGGAAGGTCTTCGAAAACAAGATAGATACGTTATTATCAGCGGGGCAGAAATTTTACAGGCTGTATGCGACAGACGGTTGCTCCTACATTGTTGAAATTCGTTATAACGGTGACAAGAGTATTGTATCGGTAAACAAGGAATCAAAACGTAAAAAATGAGACTCATGAAAACGAAAAGACAAAGCGGCGAAGGAACCGCTCTTATGGCTACGATGATAGCCTTAATCATTTGTTACGTGTGCTTAATTATTTCAGCATCATAGGTTATGACGGCTTTATTCATCGAGGAACGGTAACAGAATTAAAAGTAGAGGAGAAACAGTAATGAAAAATCAAGTATTAAGTCTGGAACAGATGCTAAAACTTCAAAGATTAGGTATAGATATAAGTAGTGCAGGAATGTGCTGGTGCAGACCCACTGGATGTAAAAATGAAAAATATGAACTTGAAATTCACGAAGATGTAATTAATCAAAAACGAGATTCTGAATTTTGGGAAATCATTCCAACCTTTACCTTGCAGGACATTTTCAAGCTGCTTCCACTTAGCATTAAACCTATTCCGAATGTAGGAACGTTTTATCTCAATCTATATTATTATGACCTGTCGTATGTAGTAGATTATCTGAACAACGAGGGCGACGGAAGTTATGTTGTCAAAACATCAGATGATAGCTTTATCAAGGCCGCCTATCAGATGTTGCTCTGGTGTATTGAAAACGGATATATTGAAAAGAAAAAGGATAGAGTATTCACCAGTAAACCTGTATAGTCATGCATCAATGTGAATTTTGCTGTTGGTATGCTGAGGGTCATGGAACCTGTGAATGTCCTGTCCCTATGAAACGGGCGGCCTGTGAAAAGGCTCGTAAGGAGAAGAAACGAATTGATGAAGAAAAGAAGAAATGGAGAGAACAGTATGAAAGTGAACATGGAAAAGGAGATTAAGAATTTCGAGGAGATACGTGACAGTGTAAATGTCGGGGATACTGTCAAGGTACGCTTCGAAGAGTTCTGTATGCCGGACAAACACGTTGTCGGTCGAATAATACCCCCGAAGAGAGTCTATCGTACAATAAAGATAAATGAAAGACAAGGTCAACATCTATCCGGGAAGGACTTAAAAGAGGGTAAAGACAGAAAGTTTCACATCGAACAAATCGTAGAAGTCTTATGAAAGTGCGTATAAGGAAAAGATTGATAGCCATGATTAACCGTGTCACGGTTGAAAGAAATTATTGGGAAGCCAAAATTGAGGCCGCTCGTGAGGGGAAGATGTTCATCAGGAATGAGCGGTACGAGCGTCGAAAGAATAAATTTACCCATATAAACCGACACCAATAGCCAATCCGGGAAATTTTGACGAAATTATCAGGGGAATTCATTGTTATATCAATAATTCCCCTTATATTTGCCCCTGTCAAACTTAAAAACACTTTATAGTTATGAGCACCAAGAACATCTACGTTATTCAAACGAACCAATCTACGAATGAGTCATGGGGAATAGGCTCCGTTGCCTTTGTAATCTCCTCTAAAAAGAAAGCAAATGAACAGATGGATGTCATCTATCGTATGACAAACAACGGCGAGTGGTTTGTAGGAAGCGACAAGACTTATGAGGTTATTAATGACAGAGTCTATCCTGACGGCGGTCAACTGAACATTCTGAGAGAAATTATTATCAGGTGTAAGGAAACAGGGGAAAGGATAGCGTACAGACTTTCTGAAATGTCGTTGAACTCAACTTATATCCCTCAGTCATGGAACCGCTGAATATCAAGCCTGTCACAGTCACGTTCCCTGACGGAACCGTAAAGAGCGTTCTCTACGAAGATTTAATCATAAAAGACGGCAGCGTAACTATGGTGGGGCGTTTATACGACGCCGAGCCTGTTATTCCCGTAGAGAAGCCAAAAGAGACGTCAAACGATAAACCTTACATTCGTTCCTATAAGACTCGCTCAGCCCTTCTGCGCTTCCTTCACGAGGGACGATTAGCAACGGCGGCTGTCACTCACACTACGGACAAGGCCTGGAGAGTGTTGAATAAGGACTATGGGGTCGCTTGGGTTCCTAAGCACCTAATCCGTTGGAGCGAAATAGCTCAGCAGTTCTGCCTCGTTGCTGAAGGATATGAACTTGACTTCACGAAGGACGTTAAAAGAGGGTGGGATGAGTACCCGCTGTGCTTTGACCCCGATGACTTAATCATTAATGAACTTTACAGAGAACTATGAAGACACTTTCAGTCCTTTTAAGAATTGCCTGCCGTAAATGCGCAGACCGTGAGAACAAACGATATTGTAGTCATTGCCGCTCCTATTACAATAGAGAATTCCTTAGAGTATTCATACAGGCGTTCTTCCTGATATTCGTAGGGATTTTTGTGGGAGTTGTCCTGAGTTGGCTCATCATGTTAGTCATTTTATCACTTAACCCGTAACCAGTATGTACATTATCGTAAATAATCAACCCGTGAACGTCTTTAAGATAGAGAGCGTTTCGCCAATCAAGAAGTGGACTATTGCTGACACGCAAAGACTTTATCAAGCGCCTTTCAGCCCAGACTATTATGAGCCTTGGATTAAGGAAAACCTCAGGGAAGACTGGTATGAAACCGCCGTTGAAGAAGCCAAGAAGAGAAAGACCCTTGAGGAATACCGAACAACCCCTCTCGATTGGTTAATAGCGGAAACCCCTTTAGGGCTTTACTTCACATTCAATACGGAAGGGACGATAAGATACTCTTCCCTATATGTAGAGCAATCACAGGCTCAGAAAGCTCTTGAAGATTTCTTGACAACAATCAATAAAATCACCTACGAACTTCCTCAAATTTCAATTTAATAACCAATTAATAACTGACATTATGAAACCTGAAGAAACAATCATTGACGTTAATCAAATGCAAATCGTGTTGAACAATTTTATAGGGAATATTCTCGCCCCTGAGGGGATTGAGCCGCCGCTTGTCGTAGGAAGTTTGGCTCTAAGAATGCTACTTGGAACCGATACAATCAAGCCCAAGGACATTGACATTGAGGTGAGGTGTCTGCCAGAGCAGGAAAAGGTCTTTAAAATCCTTTCACGGGCTTCTGAGAATGACTTCTACACCCTCAAGAACGCTCTCGAATATGGCTGTGAAACGCCTCGGTGCTCACCAGAGAACCGCATGGGAAAGGTCACGTGGACTCATAAGCCGTACATCTTTACGTACAGGGGCGTCGTATTCAATGTGTGGTGCGTATCCGAGTATAGTCACGAGTATTTAGACCTTGGAGATGCGTCTTTCAAGATTTCGACAGTAATGTCCGTGATGGAGAAGAAAGTCGCTTATAGACGCCTGAAAGACCACACACTCTGTACGGCCTTGTCGGCGAAGTTTATGTGCTTTGCTCAGGAATGTCTCGAGAAAAAATCAGTTCCCTAATAAGTAGGAGAGGCTCATCCGGAAATTCACTATCAGTTCTGCGTCAGATAATGAGAAATCCCGAAAGATTCGAAACCTATCTTCGAATAATGGCGTTAAGTTAACATCAAAATCAAAAATTATCTGAATAAACTAAATTGAATTAAAGATGAGAAAATCAGAATTCGTGGCCAAAGTGGCCGCTGCAGCGGGTGTTACCCAGAGAGAAACCGAGAAAGTGATTGACGCTATGTGTCCTATCATCGTTGAAACCTGTGTAAAGGATGGAGACGAAATCAGCCTGCCGATTGGTAAGTTCAAACAAAAAGTCAATCCGGCTCGTGAGGGCGTGAACCCGCTCACAGGCAAGAAGATGCAGGTGAAGGAATCAAAGAGTCTTGCCTTTAAAGCCTCTAAAACCGTAAAGGAAAAGGAAGAAAAGACAAAGAAATCTTCTAAGAAAAAGTAAGAGAAAACTTGTTTAGTCATGCATGGGTCGCTGCCCAAGCGTGGGTAGTTCTTCAAATCATGTGTATTATTTAGTGTTTGTTTGTCGCGAGGGCGGGGCTGTGAAGTTCCGCCCTTTATTTTTGACTATTTCAAAAGATTTTCGGGGAAAACTCATTGGAATTCCATGAAATCACCTTATATTTGTACCGTCAACTTAAAACAACATCATTATGGTAGGTACAAGATATTATAAGAACTTAGATTTCAGTAAGCCAGTAGCAACTCACCGCTATGTTGACAACATTACATCTCGTAGACAATTGGCAAAAGTTTGTCTCGTAGCTATGGCTCGCATCAATCAGGCTGAACAAGGTACAATTTCTAATCCTGCCGAGTTGGCTTCCTCTACAATGAAAGACGGGCGTACTCTTATACAAACTATCTACGAGGATGGCTATGTAATGTACAATGACGGTTGGTTCATCGTTGAATGTGACGAAGATGGGACCCTCTATGTTGACGTAACGGGCTTGGCAACCAAAGAATGTTCCGACTACGAAAACATGGAATATATCATGGACGCCGCCTGTCGTGAGTCTTGGGAAGAATTTACTAACAATTAATAAATATTACACATGGCACGAAAGAAATTATTGAGGGGGATGACTCTCGTAACAAACCCAGAAGAAAATACTAAGTACGTATTAGTAGGCTCAGCAGGTGAAAACATCATTTGGGGCTTTGACGTAGCTGAAAAGAAAACCGTCGAATTCAACAGAGATGAAATCCTGAAGAAACTTAGAAGAGAAGAATGGTTCATTGAAACTCCTGACGAAATTTAAAAAGATATGATAACAATTTGTAGACCCGCCAAAGGGATAATAAACGTCCGTCTTGATGACGGAAGCGAGCTTCACTTCCAAAGTGAACCTGAGAAGCAGAGTAAAGTCTATCTCCAAAGGACAACGAGTGAATACACCGAAGGAAGAATTCAGGTGTGGTACCAACGCCTCGACTGTAAGAAGTGTCTTGTTGACGCTCCCTATAAAGAAGTAACCCTAATAGATTTAACAGAATGAAGACTCCACCTAAAAAGAAAGTCAAAAACCTGACCGAACAGTCCGTTCAGGCAAAGACACCAATAGAAGCAGGCGTTGCTACGATTGTATATAAGCCTTGGAAATATGACATCTTCATTCATGCTGACTGGTGCCATAGATGGTTTGTTAAGCTGATAGACATGAAGAGAATGAACGCTCACGGAAACTGCCTTGTGGCGTCAGACGGCAAGAAGTACGTGTTCCGGCGGGCGGTGTTCTATAACTTCAGGCAGGTTCTTCCTGACAGAATTCTTGACGTGTGCGAAAACCTCGAAACAGGAACCGTGTGGATATTAAGGCCTGACTGGATGACAAGCCTGACTCCTATGACCCAGCGCCCTGTTCATCACTACGAGGAAATATTGGAATATTCCAAGCTATTTAAAGGGGAAGGAGAAACGATGAGACGTTTGATAAATAACGGAACAATTAAAGAGATATTAAAATGAAGAAAGAAACTATTGAATTATTACGCTCGCTGTCAGAACTGTATGAGAATTCTGCATTTATACCACAAGACCCCGTACAGTTTCCTCGACGGTTTTCAGCTCAGAGAGATATAGAGATTGTAGGGTTCATCGCTTCATGGTTAGCGTATGGAAACCGAAAGGCAATTCTTGACACCTGTCAACGGCTCTTCTTTGAGGAGTTCAAGCAGATGTATCCCTATATGTATATCATCAACGGGGCTTGGAAGCGTTATACGAACGATACGACCCCTCTATACCGCTTCTTTACCTATGGGGACTTCGCTGTACTGTGTGCGGCTTTGAAGAAAATTTATGATGACTACGAAACAATGGAAAAGGCAGTTCTGTCACGCTACGTTAACAAAGGACTGGGCACTGACTACCTTGAAGCGCTCATCAGTCTATTCCCAGGAGTAAAGGGCGTTCCTCAGGATTTAAAATCCGCCTGTAAGCGCCTGAACATGTTCCTCAGATGGATGGGTCGTAGAAATTCCCCTGTTGACATAGGAATATGGAGAAACTTCCATAACCGAGACTTGCTTATTCCAGTAGACACGCACGTAGCCCGTGTAGCTCGTAAATTAGGTCTCATAAAGGCCAAACGTGATAACATGCGGACAGTTCTTGAGCTGACTACACAATGTCGCGAGGTCTTCTTCTATGACCCCTGTAAATGTGATTTTGCCCTGTTCGGATATGGTGTAACCCATAAAAATGACAAAGATGAAGAATGATTGCTCAGAAAAGATGATTCCTTCCTATGAATGTGACCCCGACATTCAAAAGGCGGTTCCCGATTTTGACGGAATTGAAGAGTTTCCCGATTGCTACGAAGCCTGGATACAGGGCGCACAGTGGGAACGAAACAGGGCTAAGAAACTGAATAACGAAGACAATCATGCTGAAAATACATAAATTTCATGTTTCGTTCACTATTCAAGGCGTTCAATTCGATGAGGAATACAGTTTACCGTACCGAACAGAGGAATGGGAACTGTTGACGGAAGAAGAACGCCTCAAGAATAACCTAACCCACATTCAGGCTGCAAAAGGTATAATCGCTAAAGACCTCAATACTTTTCGCAGCCATATTGAGGTTAATCGGATTGTGAAGATACATAACTCTCAGATATTATAGCCGGAGTAACGTATATTACAGACACCATGGTGAATTGCTGATGAGCCTGTACAACTCTCAGCGTATTGTATAACTATAAACATTAAAATCATGAAGAAAGATTTCCTAACAATCTCTCCAGACTCTGGGGGGGGGTACGGCTGAAATAAGCGTTCAAGCCGATGTAAACCCGAAAGCACAATTAAGAGAAACCACCGTCAATATTGACGCTATGGGTAGAACGATGAATTCTATAAAGGCCGTTCAACAGGGGCTTCCGTTCATCGTTAATGTCGGAATGTATTTTGGACTTGAACCTGAAACCCAAAATAGAGTTGAGTCCAAAATAGAATATACCGCTTTTGACCCCACAGGGGGCGTTCAATCTAATCCAAAAGTGTATGGCAAAGTTGAATTCGGTAATCTTATTCCTGCTGATAGTGAATTTACCTTTACGATAGCCGCTTTAGTTCTAAAAGAGTTAATTCCAGAAGGGAAAGAATTATTATTCCATAGAACTTTACATGATGGGGGCGGGACATCAGATTCAATAGATGTTTTTGATTCTGTAAAGGAAATCGGGGAATATATCCAAGGTCTTTATGACGACGGCAGCACCTATACTGATGGGTACACTATGCTGGAACTCAGAGTTGGAATTGGAAGCAATCGAACGATTGATACTTACTTAATTGAGTATGAACTCGAATTTTATGGAAACTCATAAATCTAAGAATTCCCGGAAGAAATTCCGGGATTTTCTTTGATATCTCATTTTCTCGCCGTATATTTGTTGCGTCAAATCAATAAACCAAAAGTCATGAAAGCAATAGTAGAATCAGTATTAGTAAACACAAGTAGTCGTTCAGTTGAAATTTTCGCTGAAATCCTAAACGCTATCACATCTTGCAAAAACGAAAACGAACTTCGTGAAGATATGAAATTCATACAAGAGGAATATGCATCTTTCAATTCCTGTTTTACTTACGGCTTCGGTTCAAACCACATGTGGGTATGCGAAGCAGGTAGGAAGAAAAGACTGATATTTGTGGAGTTCTAAGGAGCTCCACTTCCATTATACGTTTTATTAACTGTTTAAAATTCAAGAAAATGTCACCAAAACTAAAAGAAGCTATTGAAAATCTTTACAGCCTGTTCGAAGAGGGTGAAGTCATGGACATCGTTTTTCTGGCGGTAAATGATGAAAACAACCATGTATGGCAATCCGTACAAACTATTCCTGACAAAGAGGGCTATGCCCAATTAGGAAACTTAGTATCCTTATTGATTACCGCTTTAGAAGAAAGCGACAAAGAAAAACGAGCACATGAGGGCGGTGGTCTGTTCATTGACGCCGTGTTCAATGCCGTGCTGAACTTCTTACGGTATCATCCTCATCTGATTAGGAACTTTGCCAACGCTCTACACAGCGTTGTTGAAGAACTCGCAGAGAAAGAACAGAAAAATCCTACTTCAGAAATTCCTTTTATGATGCCTGTCGACAATTCACAATTAAATTGATATATTTATGGACATTCAAAGTAAGAAAATCGTGTTCATCGACCTCGATGGCACACTTATCCAGACAGCGTCTGGCGCAACATTCCCACAGGGAATACGAGATATGAAATTTCGTGAAAATGTTTTTGAACAGCTTCAAAAACTTACCCCACTGGGAATCTTTATTGCTACAAACCAAGGTGGTATTGAACTCGGCTATATCCGCAAGGAGATGTTCGAGCACAAACTTCTCTACGTTATTGCCTCATTGCAGGAATTCATAGGGAACTACACCCTCGTGGCAGCGCAGTATTGCCCTTTCAACGGTAAAGAAAACCCGAACAGAAAGCCCAATACTGGCATGCTGAGTTCAATGCTCAACCAGTTTGAGGAAACAACAGGTATTCAAATCACCAACGAAGAATGTATCATGATTGGAGACGCTTCCGGTAAGGACGGCCAGTTCAGTAACAGCGACCTCAGAACGGCTCAGAACTTCGGGTGTGATTACCTCGACATTGAGGATTTCCTTAACATGGAGCTCCCTGAGCCTCTCTACAAACTTGTTGAAGCGGCCAGCGGACAAACTATTCAGAAGCTGGGAGAGGATGGCTTCTACGACAAGTTAGACCGTACTGCGGCGGAACAACAGGCTACGGAGCTCAACAAACAACGTGAAGAGCATAAACGGGCTGTCGTTGTTCCTGAAAAGTGGATTGCTCCTAAACCCCAGCCCCAACCCGCTAAAGGGAAGAAAGTCATCAAAATGAAACCTAAAAAGTAAGACTATGGCAGTAATACCTAAAGAAATCAGATTAAAAATTGCCGCTGCCGTTTCTAAATCGGTGCATGACGAAAAATTTGAAGCTCTGAAAGGCCAGCTTGCGGTCTACATCAGAAATTTGGCTTTAGTTAGGGTTCCTCAATCTGTACTTGAGGAATTCAAAAGAAATCCGGAATATTTCACAACGGAAAATTCGTTGTACATAACGACTGAGGGCGTTCCTAATTTCAAGGTGAAAGGCGCAAAAAGAACTCAGAACCTGAGTTTATATTTCACGGATTATGGACTTGAAAAGGTTCTCGTTCCTTCAGGGGGTACATATTTCATTAAGAATATGCTTATAGAACTGTCTAAGAAGAAGGAAGAAGACCTCACGGCCTTAGAAGCCGAAGTATGCCGTTTGATGAAGAAGTTTTTCGAACTTGAAAACAAACGGTATAGTTTCTATAAGAGATTGGAATGCGTATTTTCAGTCACGAAGTTCACTCCTAAAACTCTCCAGAAAGAATTCCCTGAAGCGTATGACATCTATCTAAATATGGATGCTTCAGCGAGGAATGTCGCTGAGAACGGTAACACTTGTGACAACATCGAGGGTCTTCGTGCTGAACTTTTAAGCGTTAAGAGCCATGATAAAAAGAATGAATAAGCTGAATTTCTTCATGAGGTGGTGGTACGGCCACCTCATCTGGCCGAAGAAATACCGTAAACTAAAGAATCATTCGAACGTTCAGATGTTCTGGAACGCCATTACTTGGTATCACTTCTTTTGCTTTAAGCTGGACTATTATACACGGCTATCCTGGTTTGGTAAGAACTTCACAATCCGTCTTGAAATTCTTGCAGAAGACATGTATCCCGTGAAGACAGTTTACTTTATGTATAGCGGTGTTCCCGTTATAGAGGTTGAAGGAAAAGTTTATAAGCAAGAAGATGGAGAAATTTATGAACTCTCCTACGAAACTCCCGTTAAATAAGGGTTAATCAATTGTATCACTAAAATCTTTTGTTATGCTTGTTTTTATTCAATACCCCAGTAAGACGACGCCTGAGAATATTACGGCGGCTTTTAAACTGGAAAACATAAAAGAAGTGACTCCCGTAAAGGCTTCTGAAGAGGGTTTCCAATTTTTCGTCGTAATAGGAAGTGAAGACGGCGGTGTTGACAAGGGTCTCGCCTCTACGGAATACTCAACTCGTGAAGAAGCTGAGATGGCTCAAGTCACAGTCGTGTCTATCATCAATGCATTGAGCCTGTTCTATACTCGCTACGGGCATACGCCCGAACACTATGGAACGACCCCTGTACCCTTTCAAGTCGTTAATCCCGAAACTAAGGAGCTCGAGTGGGGAAAGGTAACGTTTCAAAACGCCGGAACTTTAACCGTAAAAATTTAGAAATCATGACAAATATATATAAACTGATTTATAGAAGTACAGATGGGGAAATTAAAGAATTAATGGTTTACTCAAACCCGCTTCTCTCCCCAGATGAACAATTTCAGTTAGCTTGCAATTGCTTGAAAGAAAGAGAAACTCCTTTGAGACTTGTTTCGAAGAACAGTTGCTTCCCTAATTTCTGCTTTGTAGAGGGTTGTAAGACTGAAGACCCTTTCATGTGTTCTAACTGCCGCTTCACAAAAGAAGTCAAAAAGGCTAATGGCAAGAATTTACCCTTAAAGAGCTATGTGTTCGTAGGGTTGTTTTATGACAGAGACACAAGAAGCGAACGCCGTGAAGTACGAAAAATCATAAAGGCCTACAAACTTCCAGAAATTACGGCCGACCTTGAAAAGGAGCTTGAAGCGAAGTTTCTTGAGGAACTTCGTAAGACTGGAAAGAAGTATTCTAAAAATCATTGGACTCTTGTTTCAGTGTACTTCGAACGTATTCTGAAAGATGAACCACCCGTTGACGTCACTAAGGACAAGTTCGTTTGGGTACGTACGAGTGACACGAACGAAGTACATACCGCCTGGATTCCTGCAATAGTTCGTGGTGGGGAAGTTTTTAGCGCCATAGGGGAATTAACAAGCCCCGATAGTGAAAACGATACACGAGACTTCAAAGACTCTCCCTTTGAGGAGTATGTCATCCTTGACAAAGACAAATACACCCAAATGAAGAACGCCGCTGACAGGTGGCTCGAATTAAAGGGTATCATATCACGGCCATAAGAGAACGAACGTTATTTATAGAGGCTTTCCTGACGGGGAGCCTCTAATTTTATGTATAACTCAAAATTTTCATGTTATGAAGAAAGATTTTATTACAGTTACCCCAGACTCTGGGGGGGGGGTCGACTCAGGTAAATGTCGTTGCCGACCCTAATCCTTTGATGAAAAGCCGTTCAACTGCTCTCAACTTTTCAGCAGCAGGGGGGGCTTTAGAAACCGCCAATGTCGTACAGGCGGGCGTTCCTTGGGTGATGTTAGCTTCAACTTTTAGGGGTTATAAAGAAAAAAGCGGATATCCATACAAAACATTGGTCACTGAAAATGCTATATCTGAAGAAAATGGAATCCTCACATTCAAAGTAAATGATGCTTTTTCTTTAAGTAGTGAGTTTATCCCTTGGTTTGTATTTTACTCGGACAATTCAAATACTTTTGTCATGGAGTTGGGTTATTCAGATAAAACTTATGAGTTTTCTAAAAATGGAAAAATTCACAGTTTTGTTTTTGACACACAAAACGATTATCAAATTTTTTTGTTAGATTTTGGACAAAACATATTGGCTAAAAAAGTTTCTATAAAATTTAACGGTATTGAGATAATACGTATTGAGGCTTTATAATTCTAAGAATTCCCGGAAGAAATTCCGGGATTTTCTTTGATATTCTATGAAGAACCATTAACTTTGTTGCGTCAAATCAATAAAACAAGTAGTTATGAAAACAACAGGTAACAAAATCGTAGCAAATTTATTTGTTGGTGGTAAACTTCAAGAAGTCCCCGTAATGCGTAATGGAAAGCCTACAAAAAGAATGAAGAAAGAATGGGTTTCTGAATATTCTGATGTTGAGCTTACAGGAATTGAGGTTGAAGGTCACGAAGTTTTCATCAACGAAAACGAAAAACATTATAATGATGATACTAAGTTTGCTGCTTATAATAGTTCAGGCGAAAGAATCACAGCTATTTTAAAATTTGGAAGAACAGGTAAAGCCGACCATCAAGAACCCGCCTTTTATGAAAGGAAAACAAATAAAATCGTTTGCCTGTCAAATGGTTTTCAAGGAGCAACTTTTCATGGATATGGCGCTTATATAAAGAAAATTAATTGGTAATATGTTTTATTCAGGGGAATCTTTTAATTAATATAGAAGATTCCCCTGAATATTTTCCGCTTTTTCATTGTTTATTCAAAAAAAAAGATATATCTTTGTATCATCAAATTAAAACAAAAGGAATCATGAAAAAGGTTATTTCAAAATTAGACAAGAAAGAATACTATTTAGCAGTATGTAATGACGAATCAAATGCTATGTTCATTTATGGTAAAAGATGCCAAGTTCGTAAGGCTACCTCTGAGGACTGTGAAAACCCTGAACTTTACTGTATCGTAAACGGAACATTCAACGAGCCTTTAGCTGACCTTGACTTCAAGATTGCGTCTGGTGGATTGCTCCCGTTGAACCCCTACAATGGAACATACTGCTTACATAAGAAAGTTCTCAAATCTGATTGTAAGAAATATTTGACGTACATCGACTAATAAGCAGAGGTATGGATAAGAAGATAAAATTCACATCAAAGAAGTGTTCGAGGCCGTCCGCTATTCAACGAGCGGCTCTAATGAAACCTCTGACGTTGATTTACTTCAGAGGGGAGTCTGTTGGGTCGGTTTCAGGCTGTGACGAGATAATTCTCTATTGTAAATCTAAAAATATCTTGTTGAGGCTTAAAGAACCCTCTACGCACCGAGAAGCCGTTGACTGGGTAAAGGCTCACGCTCAACAACTCTGGGACAAATACGATTTCGCTGTTAAATTTAAAGAAGAATAATACCATGATTTCCCCTGTAACAATCAACAAGACGACAATTAAGAACGGAGCGGGCGAACCGTCTACAAATTACGCTCAAATCATTTACAAGGATATTGAAGTAGGCTTCATCAACGATGAGGGCGTATATCTGAAAATGTACAATCCAGGCTGTAAATTCGGGGTTTTCAAAAAGCTGAATGTCTGGAAAGACAAAACCTTTTCACAAAGATGTACGTTATTCAATCAGAATTGGGAAGCTATCTATGACAGATACGATACCATTGTTCGAGGAAAGTAAACGCTTTGAAATACATTTCAGCGAACTTCTACACTTTTTACTTTCATCATTTACTGAGTTTTAGGTTTGACCATTGAGAGGGGCGTTTCGCCCCTCTTTTTGTCAAAACACAAGAGGCGGCGACCATC